AGATATAAATAATCAAGTGACTTTATCAATTACTTCTAGTAATTTTTTAATTTTGAATTTAATAGAAAACATATCAGAAGTAAATAAACATACTTTTTTACAATTTATATCATATAGTTCATCTAGAGAAACTTCTTCTGTTTATGTAATGGGGTATGTAGAAGCTAGACATATAGTTAAAGGTAAAAGAATACATACTGTTAATTTTGTGTTTGATTCACATACTTCTGAGTTATTACTAAAAAAAGATAAGAGTGGAATTTTATTATGTTAAGATGGTATACTAATGATGTTTCTTTTAATGTAGTATTAACTGGATCTTCATTTGTACATAAATATTTATATAATAATAGTATTAAGTTATTAAAAATACCTAATACTAGTTGTATTGATACTTGGATATATAACAAGACTAAATATGTTATACGTATTAAGTTTAAAAGAGTTTCTTAGTTCTCTTTAAAAACTAAGATATACACAAATAATAACTACTGTACTAAGTAATACTTTTGAGTACTTTACTTCTAATTTTAGTTAAAACATATTGTATTAAGACTAGCTATATAGGAAAAAATAATGGCTAAGAATTTATTAAAAATAGAAAATGTTTATTTTGCTTTTGTTAAAATAGATAAACCACAAAAAAACAAATTTGATGCATCTGGACTTTTAAAAGAGTTTGGTGCAACTGTTGTGTTATCTAAAGAGCAACGTAAACAATTTAAAGAACAAAAATTGAATAAGACAGTTAAAGAAGTTGATACTGCTGATTTTGAATCTAAGTATAAATTTGCTCCTCCTTATCCAGATCAAGATGAACAATATATTCTTCAAATAACTAAAAAAGCTACTTATCAAGATGGTAATTTAAAAGCTGAATGGACTTTCCCTAAAGCTTATTTTGAAAAAGAAGGTTCTATCGTTCTTAGTAATGCTACCCTTATTGGTAATGGTAGTTTTGGTGATGTACGTTTAGAATTAAATTATAATGAAAAACTTGGTCAAACTAATGTTTCTTTAGATTCTGTTTTAATAAAAAGACATATTCCATATGAATCAAAAGGTGATGAATGGGCTAGTGCAGCAGGTGTACCTACTTATGTAGAAGCTCCAGCTCCAACTCCTAGTACTTCTCATGCACCTCCTGCTGATATGGACGATGATCTCCCGTTCTAATTAACAACGAAAAAGTAGAGTGAAATAAGTAGCTCTACTTTTGATTATTTTTTATTGTGAGATAATTATGTCTATGTCTTATGAACAGTTTCTTCTTTTAAAACTTGCAGAAGAAGCTTCAGAAATAGCTCAGATAGCTTTAAAAACAGCTCAATTTGGAATGTTAGAAACTATACCTGGTGGTTCTGAAAATAATGCTGAAAGAATACATAGTGAACTTAATGATTTACATGGAATCGTAAGTTTATTAAACGATCATACCTCTTTTGGTTATGAAATTAATGACTATGCTATAGAAGCAAAAAGATTAAAAATATTCAAATACTTAACATATTCTGTAAATTTAGGTAATGTAGATAAAGATTCTGTACCATTAGTGTAAAGGTAAGTTGTGTTAAAAAGTACGTATAAAATAATAGGAAAACGTAATCCTAAAATTGTAATAACTTCTTCTAGTAATGAAGAATTTGTTATACAAACTATTGGAGATCCTCATCTAGGTCGCCATTGGCGTAACAACCAAAAACATAGACTTGGTGATAGAGAAGAAAATGTTAAAGAAACTTTTGTTAAATTACTAAATGAACCTTCTGATATTACAGTTATAATGGGAGACTTATTAGATAAGGTTGTTATAACTAATGAATGGTTTAGTTTTATATTATCAACTTTAAAAAAATCTTGTAATAAGAATCCTAATAAACAATATGTAATATTGAATGGTAATCATGATGAAGTAAAAGATAAATCTAGAATTTCTAGTTTTTCTTTAATTGAAGATTATTTTAAAAACTTAAATACCATTTTAAATCTTACTTTTGTATCTGCTTGTAATGTTAATTTTTTTATTAACAGTGTAAATACTAGTTTAATTTTTACTAATTATAATCCGTTTAAGTCGTCTAAAAATTCTTTTGATGATATTAAAATGGACTCTAATAATGTTTTAAAAATAGCTTTTGGTCACTATGATATTGACCATTATGATTTTATAGATAATTCTAAATTTATAGATCACTCTATTCCAGACTTTATTAAAAATAATTATGATTTAGTTGTTAATGGACATTTTCATAAACCTACTACTATAATAGACCCTATACCTATAGTTGTTACTGGTAGTATGCAACCATATGCTTTTGGTGAAGAAATACCTGAAGATGATAAGTATTATGTAACTTTAAATATAGATGAAGTAAAGAGTATTTTAGAGAAAGACCCTGAAGCTTTTATTAACAGTAATGTAAGAATTATGTATAATAAAGGTGATGATTTGTTGTCTCCTTTTAATTGTTATTCAATTACTTATAAATTAATTCAACAACTCCCTTCTGAAAAAGAACAAGTTGTAATAACTGAATCTATTTCTTTTTCAGATATGTTTTTAACTTCTTTAAACTCTTATTCTAATAGTGAAAACCAACAATATATAGATAAAATAACTAAAGTATTTTTGGATAAAAATTATGAAGGTAATTAATTATGTACATATTAAAGGTATGTACGCTCATAAAGATACATATCTAGAATTTACTGAAGGTAAAAATTATATTATAGGTCCTATAGGTACTGGTAAAACAGAAGTTTTACAAGCAATAGGTTTTGCTTTTTTTGGTACTTGTGCTTTAAGAGATAAAGCTGCTTCTTATAAAAATATTTATGTAGAACTTAGTTTTAACTATAAAGACGAATCTTTTATTATTAAAAGAAAAATTAACGATGCTACTTTGTTAATGTTAGATAAAGAAACTAATCAATATTTAGAAATTGTTAACTCTACTTCTATTGTAAATCAAAAGATTATTTCTTTATTAGGTTATAATTATGATATTTTCTTATTAAGTAATTTTTGTGAACAAAAGAAATTATCTTATTTTAGTGAACTTAAACCTGCTAAGCGTATTCAATATATAGATAAGATTAGTGGCATAGAGGAAGCTAAAGAACTTACTAAACACTTAATGGTGGAACGTAAGAGATTAAAAGATAGTATAGCTCTACTTAAAGATGTAACTAAAGAACCAAAATTAAATCCTAATATTAAATTAGATTTTGATTATGAAAAAGAAATTGAAGTATTAAATACTAAATTAAATAGTGTTAATTCTTTATATGAAGAATATAATTCTTTACAATCTCTTTTAGTTCCTGTTACAATACCTGAGTTACAACTAAATGAATTTGAAATAGAATTAGTTCAAACTTCTGAAGAAAAGATTTCTTCTTATTTTGAATATCTTGATACAACTATAAATCTAGAAGATTGTATTGATAATACTAAGAAAGAACTTAATAGTATTCCTTTTATAAACTCTAAATTGAAATCTAAATCATTAGAAGAAATTGAAAGTTTAATACAATCTTATAATGTAAATTTAATTAAAGATATTTCTTCTTCTATTAATATTGTATGCCCTTCTTGTTCAATAGAACACAACCTACACCCCCTCTTAAATGACGTTGTAAGCTCTTCTGTTGAATTTAACATTAAAGACCTATACAATGCACAAGAATATTTTAAAAGTGGTTACAACGTAAAAGAACAAGAATTAAAAGATAGTGTAAGAGAGATGACTTCTCAACTAGAAAACACTGTAAAAAATATCCCTCATGTTTCTTTACATAATTATTATTCTAAAGAGTCTTTTACTAGACATCTTGAAAAAATAAATAATACTTACAATGTTTATATAGAAAAGAAAAAAGAAACGGATATTAAATTACTTGTTTATGCTGATGTCTCTAATAAAGTATTAGCATTAAAAGATAAGATAGATTCTATTATTTCTAATCAACAAACAGACATAGAGTTAAAAGACTTATATGTTAAATACAGTACTGAAAAAGATCTTTATTTAAAACAATTAGAATTATATTTAGATGCAAAAAGTAAGTTAGATCAATTTACTATTGAATATGATTTAATTCAAAATGTTATTAAAGATATTGCTTCTATTTCTTTGGAAATAAAGAAACAAACTATTCCTTTAATTAACTATCATGCTTCTTCTTTTTTAAACCTTTTAACTAAAGGTAAAATGAATAGTATTGAAATAACAGATGATTATGATTTAATAGTAGATGGTTATACTATTAATGTAAGAAGTGGAGGAGAAACTGATCTTGCTTCTCTTGCTTATAGACTTTCTTTAAGTCAATCTATAATTACTGGTATGCTTAATCTTTTCATTGCCGATGAAATAGATAGTAGTGGAGGGGAAAGTGATTCAAATGATATCATTGAAGCTTTAGACATCATTTCAGATAAAGGTTTCCAGATAATAATGGTAACGCATAAAGATACAACAAATTTAGAAAATGTAAATATAATACAACTATAAGGATACATATATGTCTTTTTTACGTCGTCGTGGTAACGAACTTAATCGCATGTTTTTTATGAAATTTCAACAACAAGTAAGTAAAGCTTCAGGTTATACACCAGCATTATCTTATGAAGATTTTATAAAAATTATTGCTGAAAATCAAAAAGCTCAAGAAGCTTTAAAAGAGACTACGGAAGTTAATGAATAAGATTATTGATTTTAATATTAATGTAGCTTATGATGAAATTATAAAATATGTTAAAAATGAATCTCAATTTTATAACTTATCTGTTCAAGGTAAGATAAAACTAGAACAAGCTCTTTATAAACTACTTGATGATAGTGTTATAACTCTTGATATAAATGTTGACGAGGAAGATGGTGAAATAACCATTCTTCCTATTCTATTTAATAATAGATCTATCATTGAAGATAAAAATATATTAATAAGTAATAATAAGGTTATTAATGATGAAACAAACACAAACTAAAATGTTTTCTTTTGAAGACGTAGGGTTAGATTTTTCTTCTCGGATCTAAAGCTTTATTTACTGATAGGTTTAAAAAGATACTTTCTCAAGGTTATAATAATCAAACAGTATCTTCTTATTCTTTTGTTGGTAATCAAATAACCTTTACATACTCTGTTAATCATGGATATGTTGCTGATAGAGTTATTACTATTACTGCTAATTCAGTTGTAATAGGTGAAGTAGTTATAGATTCTGTAACAGATACAACTATCACTTTTACTTATGATAATTTTCCTAGTTCTTTAAGTAACCCTATTACTACTAAAGTATCTTCTTTAGGTTGGGAATTAGTATATGAACAAGCACATATTCATATTTATAAGTTTAAGCATATAGATGATACGGATATGTATGCACGATTATGTTTTCAAGATATTATGAATTCATCTGTAAGAGCATGTATTACGGTAGGTATTGGAAGAACTATAGATTTAGTATTAGGTACTATTACTGATCCTAATTGTTATATGAATTTAGGTACTTGTGCGACTGTTGCACAATCTGAAAACTTACGTTGGGAATTTAGCACTAACACTTCTGGTCATAATAATTATACTTATTCTCAAGGATATTCTACTTATGGTAAAGCATCTATAATTGGTAGTAAGTATCATATTGTCTGTTTAGGAAGTACTTCTGTTACTGGGCATTATAAATATATAAATGGGCTTTTACCTTTTTCTTCTACACACTCAGCATTAAATTATCCCTTACTTTTTGCTAATAATTGGGGGACACCAAATACAAGCTTTTCTACATCTGTAATTACAGATGTTAGATTACAAATTGCTAATTACAGAGTAGAAGCATCTCCTACTACTTCTAGTCATTTTAATTTCTCATTTTCAAGTTCTTATTATCCTCCAGAAATAGAAACAGAAAATGTTACTAGTTGTTTCCCAATTGATCTTTATTTATATGATACTCAACAATATGTAGGAGCAGCTAAAGGTCTTTTTAATGTTTCTTTAGTTCCTGGTGCATTACCTATAGTTAATACTAATCTTCCTTCGCTACAAGCAGAAGTTGATTTTAATAATAAACTTTTAGTTCATTATTTAGGGAACAGTGCTACTGTAGGGTTATATTTTGCATTCCCTATAGAGGAAATTAAAAGTGCTATTTAAAATATTTCGAAACACTGATAGGCGAGTAATAAATTTTATTTGTTCTTCTAATGTAAATCAAGGTTTTGGTATAGTTTCTGGTAGTGTAAAAAATAATAAAGATGTAATACTACCTAATATTCCTGTTTGTATTTTTAGAAAAAATAATAGATTACTTTTATGGGAATCTAAAACAAAAGAAGATGGTACTTATTATTTTAGAAATTTAGCTGAAGGAATGGAATGTTTTATTGTAGCATTTGATCCTGAAAAGAAATATAACTTAATAGGTCAAGATAATGTACTACCTGTTAGTGGGTTCTCTAATGAATAAATTACCAAGAAAGAAGATATCTAAAGGTAAAGTTACTGGTAAGATAAAACATAATATAGACTTAAATACAATTACTAATTCTAAAGATTGTATTACAGATTCTTTTATTTATTATCCTACTAAGTTTCAATTTTCAGATTTTTATAATAAAGAAATACAAGGTCATGATTGGATTAATAAACCTCGTTTTTTACTCCATGCTAAAAAAGGTAAATACTACACTACTGATGAAAAGGGTGTAGAATTAGCTTTTAGAGATTTAATTTCTTATTATTATAATTTGGATGATCCTTTACAAAGATTATATGATGGTTTTCATGATTCAATGTTTGTAAGATTTTCTTTAAAAATTGGTATGTTTACTACATTACATCATTGGAATATGGTATTAAGATCTTGGGAAGAAGCTTTATTAAAAGCTATTAGAGTATACTATTTATATATTCATCCTAAGTATGATCCAACTTCTAACATGCCTTATACTGTTTATTTTGATACGCATTTCTCAAATAGATTATATTTTGAAATGTTAGATGTTGAATATCGTAATAAAGAAATACTAGAACAAAATATAGAGTTTGTTCGTTTATCTCAATATTACGATTCTTTAGACATAAAAAAAGCAGAGAATTTTTTATAATTCTCTGCTTGGTTGTTATTCGTCTTTATATAATTCTTTTGAAATAAAATTCATATTACCTTCAATTAATTTTATCCCCATTTTCTTTTCTACTAATTTAATCCAAGCTCTAAATGCTGTAATATTTAATCTATTATCAATTGCCATTTTTTGAGCTTTAATTATTTCGTACATATCCTCCATCCCTTGTTCAAGACGTACTATACGTTCTTTTAAATCGTATTCGTCTTTACTCTCTGAAGGCAATGTCCCTGCTATATTATATTCAACTACTATTGTATAACCATTAGGTAATACTGGTATTTCAATATAAGATTCTCCTAATTCTATAATAGTAATATTTTCTACTACATTTGTTTCTGAAACACTTTTAGCAGACACTGTTGTTGGTGAATATTTGTTACTTAATTTTAATATGACATTTCCGTCACTTAAAAAACTTTCTTTAGCTATAGTCATTATATACCTCTTATTAAACATCGACTAATAAATGGAACTGTTTTTTTATCTATACTTGTTAATTCAGCTTTTAATTTAATTGTACTTACAAATACTTGTTTTTTTAAATTCTTAATATAAATGTTATTTATATCTGTACTATTAAAAGCATTAAGAAGTTCTATATTATTTAATGAAACATACTTATAATCATTTTTCTTTAATATTGGTTTTAACAACTTATCTGAAAAAATATTATCATCCCCTATTGTTTGTCTTAAATAATCATAATTAAAAAGATAAGAAGAAAAAACTATTTTTCTTAATCCTTTAGGTATAATAAACTCTTCTGTTACTACTTCATTATTATCTAGTAATAATGTATCTACATTAAAGTAAGATTTAAACATAGTTATATCTTCTTTAACTAGTATCCAATAAGTGCTTTGTTTTTTATTACTAATGTTCTTTAAGTATACTTCTAATTCATAGTTTAAATGGTTTTGAGTATCTTCTGGTAATATATATTGTATATCTCCTTCTGATCTTTTTACTCCTGAAAGAGATAATAAATTCAATTCTGAATCTTTAGATAATCCTATAACAGATTGTACAATATTATTCTTATCTTTATAAGAATGTATTGTATTTATTCTCTCATATTCTCCCCCATTCAATGCAATTGAATAATCAATCTCTACATCTGATGTAAGAGTATTGTCACAAGTGTCTAGTACTAAATAAGATAATGATTCTCCTATAGAAATATCCTTTGATTCGTATATAGTTGAATCTTGATATATTAAATCAGTTATACCTAAAATATTAATATGTAAATCAGTAGATTTGTGCATAGTAGGGTATGATCTTATTGTTACTGTATCATTTTCTTTATCTACTGGTATACTAAAATAGTTAGATAATTCTTTTTCTCTATACAACGTATTATCTTTGTATATCTCTATTATTGCATAATTAGCTAAGTCTAAAATAATTTCAGAACTACTATTAACTAAATTGTTTAAATTTATTGTAAATTCAAAAGGTAACGTATTGTGTGTAAGATTAGATATTGTTAAATTCTCTAATACTGATCCACTTAATTTCTTAATGTTTAAATTCTTAAATATAATATTACTAATATTTAATATATTTATATCTTCATAATCTATCTTTGTATTCGAAAGACCAAATATCACATTTTCTTTTACTGTTGCTGTCGTTGTTTCCGTGTTTGTGTATTGTGTTGTTATTGGTATTATAGTTGAATATATTGTTGATGTTGTCTTTCTTTCTACAAGAATAGCGCCTTTTATCTTTTCTACTAATTTATTAATTTTAAATTCTAATTTAGGTATATCTTGAGCTAATAGTTCAGTTACTGTTGTATTGTTTTTTACAATAGCTTTATTATCTTCATTAATATTATCTAACTTCTTAGACAAATATCTCTCTATTTTTTTCCTATCTTGTTCTTTATTTAAATCACCAGATAACGGATCTATATCATTTCCATATGCTACAGTATTATATATATCTAATACTTTATTAGTCATCTTTATCTCCTAGTGTAACTAAGGAAACTTTAGGGCTAATTATCATTTCCTTAGTACGTGTTTCTAATTGTTCTTTTTTAGTTTGATATATATAAGTTAATCTTGTATTAGAATCTACTGGTATATTATATAAAGACTCTTTTGAGTATTGACGACTATCTACTTGTGCCATCTCTTGCCCTTCGAGATATTGTATAGCTCGTTTAAATGATATTTTAACATTCTTTAATCCAGTTGAAGAATATAAAATACCATTATCATAGTCTACTGAAAATAAACCTTCTCGTTTATTTTTAGCTTTAGAAATATAAGTAATGTATGTATAAGTAAATTCACTAGTTAATGAATTATTATTTATTTTTATAATAGCTACATCATTTTCTACTGCAAGTAACCATGAACTAGGTATTGTTAAGTCTTTTTCAGAATATACTTGTTTCTTAAATAATGAAACATCTCCTGAAAACTTTATACTATCTATAGATGGGTTTCCTCTTAATACAAATCTATTACTTCCTTTTTCAAGTAACTCTGTAATATATTCTGATTCTATAAACTCTTGTACACCATCTATATAATCTACTTCTTCATACATACTTATTCTCACAATTCTACTGTTGTTATCTTTAAATTCGCAGACCATTTTGTAGTAACGTTTTCACTATTACTTACATTAATTAAAAGAATACCATCTTCCATTACTAAAGTAGCTACGTAATTATTTTTACTGTTTAGATTCTCTTTGTTTTCTCTAATTACTTTAAATTCACTAGATATTACTTTAGGTAACTCTACAGGTTTATTAGTTTCATCAACAGAAGGAACTAACAATAGTTCTGTAGTATATGTGACTGCATCTTTAGTTACAACTACATTTAAAGCTTCTATATCTAATTCTACACTAATATCTCCATTAAATACACCACTACCATTTACTACAAGAGTTCCTAGTTCTGTAATATTATCTAATATTTTAACTGTTGAATTTGGTTCTGCTTTACCTTGTATTCTAGTTCTTGCATTGTTTAATTTAACTTCTGAAGGTGGAACAATAGTAGCAAGTTTACAAGCATACTCTACAGTAGCGGTAATAGCATACGCATTAGTTACTTTAACTTCTACATCTTGTTCTTCTATTACAGCTTCACTTAATGTTACAGTGAAAAAACCATCGTTATTACTAGTTGCTGTTCCTATTTCTATAGCACCAGTTTTTAAAATGCTAATAGTAGAATTTCTTTCTGCAACACCTGTTAAAGATAATCCAGTAGAATTTACAGCTAATAATGTCGGTTGTCTTACAGTAACTTTATTAGGAGTATAAAGTATAACACCTTCACTTCTTGCAAGACCATCTACAGTATAAACATATAAAGGAGAGCCATCTGTAATTGGTGTAGTTAAGTTAGCTGTAAAGTTTGTATCTGCTAATACGTTAGCAGTACTCACTTCTGCAAATAAGCTATTATAAATTTTAACTTGTTTATTAGCCAATGCTTTACCAGTTATTACACTACCTGCACTATTAATAGCAAGATCAGTTGGTATTGCTATTTCTTCTAGTACGCCAAAAAGACCTACAGAAGCATCTATAGATATTCTTTCGTTATTTGTTACATACTTAGTTTCACCAGAAGTATTAAAAGAAATACAATCAATATTACCTTTTATATTATATACATTTGTATCTTCTAATAAAGAAAGTATATCAGGTTTTGAGCCATTCTTACTTTCTAAATTTACAACTGTATCATCTAAACTAGTAACTTCATAAGTATAAACATTATCTGTAATAATAATATTATCTTCATTATCTATTAAACTTAAAGAAGATTCAGTTACAATGTTTTTAAGACTAACTACTCTATCTACTGATGTTTCTTTTATTAAACTGTTTTTAGTTTCTAAATCTACAGAATTAATTATTTCACCAATTTTATTATCGTACTCAGTTTTTAATGCTTGAGTTAAATACTTTCTATCTACATTTACCCCTTGTGTAACATTATCAGTAGTTAAATTTAAATTAGCTACATCTACTTCAGGTGTTAAATTAATATAAGTAGTACCATTCCATCTGTAAATATCATTGTTTGTAGTATCAGTATACAATAAAGATGCTGAACCTGTAGTTGGGAAACTTACTCTAGGATTAAAAACAACAACCTCTGGTACATATTGAGTAGGTATTTTACCATCAACTAAAGGAGCAAGTGTAACACCTTTTTGTGTGGTTACTTTAAGATTTATTTCTGAATCTGTATAAGCTTTAGAAGCTGTTAAATTATCTATTACCTTACCATCTGTATATGCCCTATCACCATGAGGATCTATTGCAGAACTATGAGCCTGTATAGAAGTAGTAGTAAAAGCTCTATCACCATGAGGATCATTAGCTGATGTGTGTTCTTGTAGAGTTGTAGTTAATTTATTATCACTATAAGCTCTATCACCGTGAGGGTCATTACCTGTTACGTGATTTTGTAATAAGGTATTAGCAAATGCTCTGTCTCCGTGAGGATCAGAAGCATTTGTATGTTGTGCTACCTTTGAAGAGACACTAGTATCAATAAAAGTAGAAAATAAAGTAGAATTAACTAAATAACTACTTAAATTTTGTAGACTAACTTTCTCAGCCTTATCTATCCCAGTTCTTTGAACTGGGAAGTAAGTATTATCTGCTAATGAAGGTGCTGGAGTTAATCCTAGTATTTGAATTCCAATTAAATCTGCCATTATTATTCCTGTAAATAAGTATCTATATCCACTTCTAAGTAAGCTGGATCTTCTGTTGTATTGACATTAATATATCTTAATTTGCTTGTAGGTGTAGAAGTATAATCTTCGCCATTTTCATAATGTTCTTCAATTATTAAACTACCTTTTTCTATAGATGTATTAGTTAATTTAACTATGTTTTTTAAATCTTCATCACCTATAATTTGTTCAGAATAATAAGTAAAATTCTCATCAGTTCTTTTTAAGTAGTTTCCATTTGTATAGTTTACTACCTTAACAACATCTATCTCTGTTTTAATTAATTCTATTCCTTTTATTTTAACTAAAACATCCTTTCCAGTTATTATCTTTCCTCTTTCTAGTCCAAACTCATTTTCTTCTAATTCTTTTAATGGGTAAAGTTTATTATATACATATCCTTCTACTTCTATAGGGTCAAATAATATATCAACTAAGCTTAAAAAATAATACGTTATATCTTGTCCTATACCATCTAACTCTTTAATAGATAGTAAAGTTTCTTTTTTAACTTCCTCTATTACTTCTCCTATACTATTTTTTATTAGTATATCTTCGAATGGTACATTAATAAGAGTAGAAGAACTATTAAGTACAAAAGGAGTAGTTAAATCTATTTGTACAGATTTCTTACTCTCTTTACTTATTATTGTATAAACATCTTCTGCTATATTTGTCATTTATTTTATCCTGTATATGTACTTAATAATTTTACTTTATACCCTATCCCTTTTCCAGTGAAATAAGTAAGATAATCATTAAAGTAAACATCTGCTACATATATATTATCAATGTTTACTCCACCTAAAGCTGAATTAGAAATTGTTGGTAATGGTCCAGTAAAGATTAAAGTTTTTAAATTGGAACTTCCACTAAAAACGTATGAACTTAAATTTGTTAAACCAGTACCAAAGGTTACTTTAGTTAAACTCGTATTTATAGAAAAAGCTTGCTCCCCTATTGTAGTTACACTATTAGGTATAGTTATTTCTGGTATTTTAAAACACTCACCAAAAGCATAGCTTTCAATTGTTAGTAACCCTTCATTTAATGTTACACTAGTTAATTGATCCCAAAACCTAAAACTCTGATAACCTATATTTTGTATAGGTCTTGCTCCTTCTGAATTAATAAATAATTCTGTAGCAGTTGATCTATAAACTTCATCTCTAAAACTGTCTTTAGTTACTGTATTACTTTGAATATCTTCTGAATATAATGTTCCATTAGATATATATCTAATATTCCAATAAGGCTCTGCTATAATTCGTTCATATTTACAAAGATTCCAATCATAATCAAAAATAATCATAGAATTAGATACTAATTTAAACTTAAATTTTAAATCTTGAATTGTATCATTTTCAAAAGTTAACTCTAACTCTGTTTCATCTCCGCTTATTCTAGAGTCCATGTAAATATAATCACCTATATCTGTATCTTGATATAACCTCTCAATTCCTATCTCAAGAGCACCATCTGCACCTGCATTAACTGAATCTGAAGATAATACTATTCCATTTTTATCTTCTATTATATATGACATTATTGCTGATGTACTTGGTGTATATTGTCGTACTATAGATACATCAACATAATAAGATGTACATGAATATTCCTCCCCTTCTTCTTCAATAATAACTTCTAATAATTCACTTATTTTTCTTTCATTCCCTTTTACAGATTCTATTCTGTAATAATATTTTGAATCTAAATCCAATGGTAATGTATCTGTATAAGATTTAGTTGTTACTCCTTCCGCTACTGGAAATGGTAGCGGAAATGTTGGGAAAGGTTGGTTAACTCTATATATAGTATAACTATCTATATTACCGTCAGCTTTCCAAGTTATATTTACTTGTTTCATTTTTTCCTCTTATGTTGCAATTATATCTACTATTACACTCGGACTACCTATATTAGGAACAACCAATACTTTTAATACTGTACCTAAACCTACACTTTGTAGTTCTTCATTTGTAAATAAAATATTTTTATCACTTGTCATTTTAGATAATAAGGAATAAAGACCTGTTTCGTTTAATAACTGAACTTCGTATGTAGTTCCAATTACTTCATTTTCTACATCATAATGTACAGTAATGTCAAAATTAGAATCAATAGTTGCTGAGATATTAATAGGTATTGTTATAGGTTCTGGTTCATAAGGAGATGCATTTTCATTAAAAATATCATCTGAATAAGGTGTATTATCTTGTATTTGTTCTACATAATTTAATCCCATAAAGAAGCCCTTATACCTATCATCAAAAGTAATTGAATCTTTCATTACTTGAGGATAAGCCCATGCTAGTTGTTTCTTAATTCCTATATTTTCATTATTTCTAATATCCCCCACTATTCGTTTCCAAATAGGTTCTCTATAATTTGACGTATGTTCAAATTTATAAATATAAGCAATAGCAGAATCAGGAACAAAACCTGATAAATAAGCAACTTTATTAACTGGATATCCAAGTTCTCCTACTGGTATTTCATTTACAGCTTGATGACTTAAATCCAATCTAGGTGTTTTTTCTATAATCCAATCATAAGCTTCTGTCATAACATAATCAAAATTAGGATAAGCATAATGTTCAGAAGGGTAGTTAATATATGTAGCTAAACTTTCTTGATGTGTTCTAATACTAGGGAAGAAAAGTAAAGGACATACTTCTACACTTTGACCTTCATAATAATTTTTTAACATAGTTCTGATGTTTTGACATGTCTCTCCTAATTTATTTCTTAACCATAATTTAAAGGCTACAGACACTTCATCTACTTTATTAACAGCTTCATAAATAGTACCTAAATCTGGAGCATAATACCCTGTATCCGCATTAAAAGCTAATCTTGTCTGATAATCATAAACACAAGGATTAAGAGAATCCGTATTAAACCACCACCAAGGTTCTCCTATTTGCATATTTATATTACATCCACCCGTAACTAAAGTATCTGCAAACTCTTTGTAAACTTTATGTATATAATCTAAACCATTAGTATTAAAAGACTTAAGAAGTAAGAAGGAGGTTCATAACCAGTTTTACCTAATCTGTCATTAAATTCTCTTTGACACCATTCTTCTCTTGCTCCTAATGAGTACAACTCCCAACTTACTGAGAACACTGGTTCAAAATTATTTTGATTTAATATTCTAGAATAAGCTTCATGCCATTTTATTGTTGGAGTATTTACAACTTTTTCATCAGTAACTAAAGTATCAGGTATATAGAATCTATTTAATTCTGTATTCCAATTAATAACAGGATAATGTGACATACCACAATAGTGATTAATAAATCCACTATAACCTAGTGCTTTAAAGTTATTAACTAATCTTTGTGGGTTTAAATCATAATGATCATCATAACTTGTACACATACCTATACTATTTTCACTAACTTCTACTCTATTTAAATCTAACTGAGAATTTGTGCCAGTTACAATAGAATTTAAAACTCTTAAATATCCGCTTTTTGTCTGCGCTAAAGGGGTATTATTTTTACTATAGTCTGTGGTATACGCTCCTAAATACATTTTAGTAATATGATTAACATTTAAAATCACATCTGCATTAAATCCAGCTTTTATAGTATTAAAATCTAAAGTTATACTATATGTTCTTCCTACTGTATTAGTTACATAATTAAATAAAGCAACATATCCTATACCTTTACGACCTAAATTATCTAAGTATTCTATAGTTAATGTCGGAGCTAACTGCTCATTTGTAATTAGTGGCATTGTATCTGATAATTCTAAATCAAAACTCCAAACTACATTACTATAATCATAATTAGTATTATATTTTATTAGGCTATGATCTTTATCGTCAACTGTATCCCAAACTATACCTACAAAATCGTTTTCTAATCTACTTTCAAAATTAACTTCAAAACCATTATCTATTGATACTATAGAAAAAGAAGCAGAAGAAGGTCCATCTACTCTCCAATAAGTAGGATCAAATCTATTTATTTTTTCGACAAAAGTTCTTAAGGTAGGGATAGACTCTACAACAGTACCTTGTAAATCATAAGGTGCAGAGAAATCTTCTTCAATTGGTGGTATAACCTCAGTCTCTTCTTTTACTTTTTCTCGTTTTAAATAAAAACAAAGATTATCTTTTTGCCTAGTATTAATTGTTTCTTCAATATCTCTAGGATAGATATCATATACTTTAGCATTAGCTAAATCATAATTTACACAACTACTTACAGTATTCGCATTTAGTCTTTTTAATTTTAATTCTGCCCCTATACCACCATTATTAATAGTTGTTGTGCTAGACACAGAATAAGGTGTTTCAACTAATCCTATAACTTTAGATACGCCATTTACTTCAATATACTCTAAACACTTTACATTAAAATCTTTAATATTTAAGTTGTCTATAAATTGATAATCACCATGTATAAAATCAGAGTTTTTAACTTTATAAACAGAAAACAAATTGTCTTCTATTGTCTCTAATACATCATTATTTAATGAGTTATCTTCTCTAACAGTGTTGTATATATCTACAGTACTATCTTCATTTGTTAATATACTAGACGTTAAATTTATTTTAATATAAAAAGTATAAATATCTTCATTTGTTTTAATACTCTTAGCATTTACAGTATTAAAAGATAATATTTTAGTATTCGTATCACTAGTTATAATAGAGCTACTATCTAATTTTAACCAATATTCTAGATCAGTACTAAATTCAAAAGAAGCTCCAGTTGAAATATCTTCTGTATCTAATGCTACTTTTAATAAAGGAGTATTCGTATGTATAGGTCCTAGTATTATTTCTCCAGTTTCTACTTCTCTTTTAAAATATGTTTTTATATCTTTTAACGTTATAGAAGAACTTGTTTTTGATGTGAACTCTATTATAATTTGATCAGTTAATATAGAAGATATATCTATTACATACTTATTATCTACTTCTCTATAATAATCTAAATCGTAGTTTGTAGAAGTATTATTAAGTATAATTGCAGTCTGTTCTATATTATCTTTATCTATATATTTGATACTATTAATTAAAGGATAAGATTCTGTTAACAATCCTAATTGAATTTCTATACTATTTATTTGTTCTAATGATGTATATCGTAAGTTTAAGTTAAATGTATATCTAGTAGTAGGAAATGTAATAGTAGTATCAATAGCTGTTTTTAAGAAAGAATCTATATCTGTTTTTTTATTATCAGAGGTAGTTAATGTGTACTTTTCTAAAGAAGATATACTGGAATCTTTTACAGATATTTCTTTTCTGTTTTTAATAGAAGTGTCTAATTCAAATTTATCATTAGATATCCTAATGCCATTATTTTCAATTACAGGTACTGTAGAAAGATTTATAACATTTTTTGCTGTACCATTTAATACTCTAAGATCAGTAAACATATCACTTAAAACACCAATCTTATTTTTAATAGTTGTTACTTCTTGAGTAACATTAGAAATAGTATTGTATGTTTTTGTAGCATTATTGTTTGTATCGGAAGTTGTAGAAGTATACTCGTCATTTAACTTATATTTTAATTCTTCTATCTTACTTAATATTAATCTATTCATACTTAGTTATACCTACGAGTAGTTTCAATGTTGGACTTAAATTATTATTGAAAGAAAAAAATTCTAATTTAGGGTACACCTTAATATTCTTTATATTTCTATTTTTAAACACTATTCCTTGATTATTTAGAATAGTATAATAATTATTTAATTTGTCTTTTTCTTCTATCTTAGATTTATATATAACATAAATCTCATTTTTATTTACTAAAGATTCTAAATATTCTTTAGTTATTTTATCTTTCTTATTTTCTTTGTAATGGTTATTAACATAAATACCTAATATATTCTCTACAGTATTAAAATTTATATTGCTTAAACTTTTACATACTGTTTGAGAACCTAAAGAAAGTAATGGTGAAATAGTGTTAATTCTATTTTCATTTACATCTAATAGATCAATATCTAAACTTAAGTTTAGAAAAGTATTAGCAGGTAAGCTAGTATTATTAATAAAATTAAAAATTCTATCTGCACTATATGTTAAGGGTTGTAGATTTAAAATACCTTCAGAAAGATATTCATAATCCATTAAAGACAATTTTAAACTTTTATAATATTCTTGTTCTTCTGGAGGTAATGCTAATATATTCACATTAAATTCTACAGAGATTTGAGTTGATGTTAAATAATCATGCTTAATATATAAAGAGTTTTTAGAGAAATTTGTAAAAGGAAGTCTAAGAGTAGTACCATCTCCTTTAATTAGTAAGATATTTTTAATAGATAATATATCTAAATATTCTGAATGAAGAATAATGCCACTATGATAACTTAAGTTAGTATTGTAGTACACAAATATTTGTCCATCCACTATTTCTTTTGGGCAACTAAAATTATTTGATACACTTCTTAATGTTAACCCTTTTTGTTCTTCATCAAAAATTATATTAGTATTTCCTACACTTTCTCTTAAATTATATGTCTGTATATCTAATACATTATTCATATCATAAAAAGAATTTATATATAGTAACATATCAGATAGATCTTCAATATACTCTAATTTGGTATTTAAAACATCTATTATTTGTTTATATTCTTTTAAGTTTTCTTCAGAACCTAATCTAGTTAAAGTAGATAACTCTTGGAGTTTAGAGCTAATATCTTCTAATTGCTGATTTATTAAATTTAACTCCAAATTAGATAAGTTATTAGGGAAACTAGTTAAAGTATTAACTTTAATTATAAACATATCTTGGAAATTTTGTACGAAGTTATAAACGTTTTGTCCCATATTTTACTCTTTAGTGTATATTTTATTATCTGAACTTGTTGGTTGTACTTCTAATATATTACCTATCCTATTTTTTAACTCATTTAAATTGTTTAAAAAATTAGGAGGAAGATCTTCTACAGTTTTATTGTTATATTCATTTTGAAAATTTAATTTATTATATTGATATATAGTATCACCATTATCTACTAAATAGATTGATCTATCTCTGTACACACTATCAAAATCTAAATTTAATTTCTCTGTTCCAAATTTTATATCATTATAGCTATTATACTTATCATAAACACTATCTTCATATACTAAACTAAAATTCTCACCTAACGGTTTCTTTATCTCTATCTCTGTAAAAGGATTAATGGTTACTTCATTTTCTATTATTGAGTAATCACTAGAAAACATAAATAATAAATTAGAATTGTCTTCTTTATATAGAGACTGTAATACTAAATCTGTAGCGTTAGGGCTGTTTAGTTTTAAGTAGTAATAATACTTTGTTTTTAACTTTTCATCAAATAATAAATTAGATCTCCAACTATCATAAAAAAACCAATTACTTTCAAATCCAGAGAAAGCAATAACAGGGTCTTTAACTTCATAACTGTTTTCATTGTATTCTGTTTTATTAAGTACGTTGAAACTACTATTATATAAATAATATTGGTTATTATTTATAGTAACAATTGCTTCAGGTATCTCTTTAAAATTCTTATATACAACAGGTTCAAATACATATTTTGAACCTAAATCTACTCTCGCTAGTAAGCCTTTAATATTTTTAATTGTTATCTTAAATCTATCTTTTAATTTTCTTACTTTTACATTTGGAGTCCTAGTTACTGGATTACCTATATTATACAAGTATTCACTTCTTAATTTTAATAAATCTTCTTCTTTATTAAAGTATAAAACGAATCCATCAGTTTTATCTATCTTATACTCAGCTATACCTTCAATATACTCTGAGATCATGTCATCAATAATAGCTTCTTGATTTTCTATGTCATCTTCATTATTTATATAAAATTCTCTATAGTGATATAAAGGTATTCCTGAATCTGTAAAGACATCAGTTACTTTTATATTTAATGTGTTACTATAAATAATTAATTGATTTTCTTTTCTTTCAATATTATATATTTTAGTTTCAAAACTTTCATTTACTGTTATCTTTTCTTCTTTCTTTATTTCTAAATTAAAGAAAGAGTTTTGTGGAGCGTCTTTAACTACTTCTGCTGTAGCTAATTCTCTATAAATAGGTATGTTATATTTTTTTATTATCATTAAAACCTCTATATTGATTTAACATGAGCAAAACCATGCAACCCTTTAAATCCTCTTTTTCCTTCAGTCATGTCAAAGTTTATTCCTTGTGACCCAACAAATAATTTCATAGTTAAAGGCATAGAAGTATTATTTAATACAACTCCTTTAACTAACGCTCCAGAACCACCGCCACCGCCAGGTCCATATTCTTGAGGATTATATCCACTCGCAGCTTTACCTCCAGAACCGTCATAACCCTCTGGGGTTAAATTTGGTGCAACTGTTACTCCACCTAATGCTGGGGAAGTCATAGAATACTGACCAGCATTACCTTTAATGCTTTCTGTAACTGTTATTAAATTTTCTATATTAGAAATTACAACATCTCCACCATAACCTGCAGCTCCTGGTATAAAAGTTGAACTACCTATAGTTTTACCCATACCTCCACCTCCTCCACCATTAGCCGAAATACGATGATCTCTTATAATGATATAAGTATCACCTCCAGGTTCTCCTTTACCATCTACTGGGAAGTTATCACTACTCTGAGGTCTAGCCGTAGCTCCTCCTGCTCCTCCTCCTCCAACAAGTAAGAAAGAATAAGAGTTATAAGGTTGTAATGCAACAGTATAAGAACCAGGAAAGAAAACACCTTCGTATTCATCGCTTGGAAAATCTGCAAATGTATTAACGTATACAACAGCCGATATTTTTGGATAGTCTTTTATCCAAAGTCTTACATATCTAGTACTTGAAAAATTTTCTACCAAAGAAGTAGGTATATTAATAATAACACTTCCTGTTTCATCTGTTGTAAGAAAGTCACTATATACAAAACCAGTAGAAGTATCTACCCATTCATAATATATTTGATAGTTTTTTCTAATGTGTTGATATGAAATTCTAAAGCTTGCTTCTTCTCCCTCATATATATTTGAGAAAACAGATTCAACTTGTATTTTAGGTTTTGTAGGAGGTGTATAAGGAGGATATGGAGTTGGAGGGGTATAATTATTAGTAAATAAAGCACTTACAGAATGTTGTGGCATATAGTATAAACTTAAATTAAACACTCTATCTATTTCTGATAATTTACTAATTTTATTTTTAAACGTTTTAGTTGAACTTAAATTAGAATCTAATTCAAAAAAACCATACTCATTGCTATAGATAAAATCAAAAGCTCTTACACCTTTCATCATATCATCTTCATTTTGTATTGTTTTTAAAGTAGCTCTAAATGTTCTACTTATTTCATCTTTATCTAATGGGTTTTTATATTTATATAATATATCACTTACTTTTTCTAATTCAACTAAGTCCCCCGAAAGTTGTTCTACTGTTAATAGATTAACACCTAAAGGTTCAGAAAGAATAACATGAAGATAATAATAATCGGTATCTGTATCATATGTAAAATCTATTAATGCAACATCACTTCCAAAAGGAGATTGTCCACTAAGAATTCTATAAGGGATTTGTAGCCCTTCTTTAGCTTCTTCGCCATTTGCCACTAATGTTACAGTAAATTCCTCATTATATGCAACTAATTGTTTACTTATTTGTAAATTTATATTTGTATTTTTAAGTACTTTATTCATAATAATCTCTAAAATAAGGGAGCTATCTCTAACTCCCTTAGTAGCCTTATTTAACCAATCCTTTCCCAAATATGTGTTATGATAATAGGGTGTGTATTGTTATGTGATTTCCCACCCCCAACTTCTCTTGTACTTGCTACAATACCTCTATCATAACCTGCTGCTACACCACCACCACCAGATGTACCACCATAACCACCATAAGGGTGTGAGTGAGCTGGTGTTTCATCTAATGTTAATTCATGAGTATAGTCACCATATTTAAGACCAGCATTGTTTAGTGTTAAACCTGGAGGTACATCTAAGTAATCATCTACTTGTTCTCCTATACCAGTTCCCGCTGCACCTAATATAGAACGACCTACAGCATATCTTCTCCATACACTGTTCTCCCAATTTAAAATTATTTTAGGATTACGTCCATCAGTAGAGTTCTCATACACAGTACCTATTGGATAAACTTGTTCTAATGTAGCTCTAGTTATATTATTTATTTGATCGAGTAACATATCTAAAGTAACAATAGCTTTTTCTTTACCACTTAGATCCATAGCTGAAAGATCAATTGTTTCTTTTAAAAATCTACCCTTTTCAACGCCATCTACTCTAAAGACTAAATCACTATTATTTTGTTCTTCAATATTTTCTTCACAAAATAATCCAGTATCTCCATCAGGTGTACCATTAGTTGAAGCAAATGAATAACCACCAGTAGTATCACCATTACCTGAAGGTGTACCTTTACCAGCAAAATACTTACCACCTGATACTACACCATTTGTACCTAATCTTACTTCATTACTAGCTAAATAAAGACCAGTAACTTTTCTGTTATCTTCTATTTCCTTATTACCTAAGACTATAAAATTATTACTATCAGGCATAGTTACATTATTATTAAATTGTACAGTACCTTCAAATTCAGAATTAGCTACTCTATTAGTTTGTAATAAAGTATTAAATCTTAATTCTTCTAATACTTCTACATTATTATATGTAGCCTTATCGGAAACATTTAATTGATTAGTATTTACAACTTGAGCATCAACTGTATTAGCTGTTAACTTATCAGTAAAGGTTACTGGTTTATTAAATAAGATATCACTATTAAACTCAGTTGTACCATTAATAGTTAATCGATGATTAAGTGGAACAATAATATTGCCATAAAAACCTGCATCAGTATCTTTATTACCTACGGCTGTAAAAGTTTTAGCAGTAATCTTACCATAATTAATAACAGGACCTACAGGGTTGTAAGATGAAGTTATAAGAACTCCAGTATTACTTTGGATAATAGTAGATATATTTTCAGTCAAATCTCTTTGAGCAAATACTTTATTATTATTATTTAATATAACACCGTTAGTTAAAGATTCATCATATTCAATACTAATATTGCTTACATAGTTTGTATCACTGTATATATTAGATCTTGGAACAGTATGTAAACTAGTTACACCTGGATTATAAGTATAATCTGAAGATATAAAATAAGTATCACGTTTAGTTTCAATAAATAAATCTGTATATTCAATACTATCTAAAATAGGGAAACCTTGAGAAGTAGCAGTATAAATATATTGTCTACCATCTAAAGTTAACCCAGTTCTTCTACCATTATTAGAGAAGTTTACAGCATTAGTAGTCTTAACATTTAACTTTTCATCTTTATAATTAATGAATTGTGTTTTCTCACTTGTATGAGAAACATCTCCAAAAGTTATCTTTTGTTCTTCAGTTAAATGAAGTTCTTTAGCGTCTAAATGATCTACAGTAATAGTGTCAGCCACAACAGGTATATCAAAATTAACTTTAGTAGTATCTGTTAATTGCCCTTCTGATTCTGTTTTAAAATGTAATCCATCTTCTTCTAAAACTAATTCAATAACTCCAGGATCACCAAAAGTTATTTTAGCTCCATTATCTATTACTAAATCTTCTTTAATTAAAGAGATAGAAAATTCAGAAGCATAACTTAAAAATTTAGCTTGATCATCATCTGTAGTTATTCCATCATTTACTACTTTACGTGTTAACTTAAATACTCCTAATTCCTCATTAGTAGTTGTCTTAAGAGATAATTTTAATGCCTTATCAGTATTACTAGATATATGCTGAGTATCCACAAAAGAGTGGTCATTAATACTTAATGCTCTTTTTTCTCTAGGTGTTACTAATTTAATACCATCTCTACTTATACTGTCTAACCATAAGCAATCATCACCATAGTTATAATAGAAGCGTGGTCCACTACTATATTCTCCAAATACTAACTTAACGCTATTAGCTTCCAAGTTATTCTTTCTATTACTATTTGAAGTAGATGCTAAAAATAAGTCACCTAAAATTCCATTATTATATACAGAACTATCTTGAATATAACCTTCTCTATTTAAGTATTGAGGATGATCATAATTAGACTTATTTGTTGATTGATACGTAATAGCATCAGTGTTTTCATAGAGTCCTAATATACTATTATGGTTAACTCCATTACCACCATTACTTCCATGATCATGAGCATAGAATAATCTGTAAAGACACTCTATAAGTTTTCCTAATGAAGCATTAGCTACATATATTTGTATAGGAGTATTTATAATACCATCGTAAGCAAATCTTACATAAGTATTAGTAATCTCATAATTAAAGACTTCTAATCTTTCTCCTTCACTATAAATAGCAACGTACTTATCTAAATCTTGAGGATTATTATTTATTACGTTTTGAATAAATACAGAACATAAAGATTTAAAATCAAAACCACTAGTAGTAAAAACACCATCATTTTCTACAACATTAAACTCTTTAATAATTGTATTATCATACTGTTTTACTTGGAGTACATTATACTTTAATTCAAAAGGCCAATCTGAATTGTCATCAGGAGTTGTAGTATTAAATCCTTTATATGTTATTTTTAAAGTAGATGTATCAGACGGGGATTTACCTAATATAATTTTTCTTTCTACGAAGGTAAAATCAGTTGGATTTTCTAGTATTCCACTATGCTTGTATTCATAAGTTACTGATGGATTAGTAACGTCATGAATAGATACAGTATTTAAATCTTCTACTAATAAAGAAGGATATAAATCTAACGATGCTGATTGAGAATTGATTGGGAAGTAAAGAGTTTGAACGTAGTTATTAATCCACCCTTTTTCAGGTACATATTCTCTAATGTACTTATTATCTAAATCCCCTATACTACTATTTATAGATGCATTTTTTTGATCATCTTGAAATAGCACTTCTTCTACTTTATTAAAAGCATCATTAACTTCTGTAGCTAAATTTTCTACTTGATTAACAACAGTAGTTGATTGAGGTGTATGTTCAAAAAATTGAGTCATAATAATTCCTAATTAAACCCTTGTAGTTTAAATTTTAATCTTAATTTATCTGTCATACCTACTCTCAAAAGCTTAGTATGTTTTGATACTTCTTGTAGTTCATACTCTATTGTATACCTATCTCTAAGTAATCTACAACAGAGTTTATTAGTTAAACTATTAACATAAAATAATACTATATCTGAACTATTAGTTTGTGTTGTTCTTAAATCATCATATATTAATTTTGGCGTACTCATGTTGTCGAAAGTTATTTCTTTGTACTGTTGTAAAACAGTATCATAATAGTTTAAATAACATTTATCAAGTTTTTTATAAATATAAGTTAATAACATATTTAATGTAAATGCAAAAGACAATTCAGAAACTTCTGTAACTGTCTTTACATCTATCCTTCTATTATTAGTTAACGATCTTAATTTTATTATGTTAGCTTCATAAGTCATTTCCCACATTTGATATGTTAAAGCTTCAGAAACATCTTGTATATCTTTACCACCAATATGTTGATATACAAGATCTTCTTCTACATTATCATATAACCAATCACTTTCAACAAATTCTTCAGTAATTTGATTATTCGGGATCATATCTTCCCCAAGATAAAGTATAATTCATAGTTAATGTTTTAAAACTATCTTTAGGAATAGCAGGAGAATAACCAACTTGCCATCTACATTTATCAGTATTAATTATTGTTGATTGAATACCACCTGCGAGATTAGCATCATTTAATCCTACACCATATATTACACTCCTTTGTAAGGAATTTTGAGAATATGCTCCATAAGATGTACCTCCTGCACTTGAACCTGTTCCTGAAGGTGAACCTGTAATTGTACCTATTGCACCATTATAATGACTACATTGTGAACTACTAAACCAACTAACAAAATGATCAAAGAAATATGAATTACTAGAAGGGCTATTTGTTACATTAGCAGGTCTAACTGTTACTACATGATCAACACCAAGTAAAGTAATATTAAATGTTTTATCTGCTAAATCTTGATAAATTCTTAATTCATAAGTTACGTCTAACCATTCATCAGATAATATAGTTAATGTTGTAGGATTACCCTCAGAATCAACTATTAAAGCTCTAGAGAATAAACTAGAGCCACCACCATAAGTAACACCAACTTCCGTTAAGTTACCAGCAGCAACTCCTTGATTGAATCTAAAGGTTCTTCTACCCCATGTATAATAAGGAGGAGAAGTATTTCTACCAGTAGAGCTAGTTTGTTGTGTAGAAGTAGTTGCTAAAGGCGTTGCTAAATCTGTTTGAGAAGCAACAACAGGAGTAACACCAGTACCTACTTTACAAGCAGAGACTACGCTAGTAGTCCCTAATGCATTTAACCCAACATCTAAGATTAAGTTCTTGTGATCTTCTGCTATAATACCTGAAAGATCTCTAGATTCTCCTTTGCTATTACTAACTTTAAAAGAATAAAAACCTTCCATTCTTATTTTTTCATTTATACTTATCATGTTAATATATCACCTTCTATTACTGGATAAGCATGAACATCAGTAGCTATCCCATTTAGTATTCTTATTTGTTTTATTTTACCATTAAAACCTTTGTTAAAATCTTTATTGTTCCCTATACATACCGTCTTACTTGTTTCAAAACTATTTGTATATACAGCAGTTCTGTTTTTTCTAACACCGTTAAAAAATATAGCAATATAACCTAAAGATCTAACAACTTTTAGACGAAATTCTGTATTAGCTACTAAACTATTTACACCAGTATTTATATTATAAGTGTAACTAGTCGTTGCAGTAGAAATACCTAAAGATATTGTTAAACTAGTAGGATCTGATGGGCTTTGTCTTATCAATATTCCATTAAAAGAAGAGCCTGAAAGTCTATTATCAAACAACACAGCTTCTGTTATTATCTGAGAAGGAGTGGCTATAATATCAATCGTCCAGTTTTGAGTAGTAAAATTAAATAAGTCATTTTCAGTACTTAATAACCTATTACTTACAGAACTTAATACTAATTGATTATTAGATACAGTACAACCCGAATTATTCCAAGTAATATTTGGATTAAAACTATCTACCTTTGTAGTAAATCCTACATCATCATTAGTAAAAGTTAATAAAGATTTAGTTGTAATATTTTTATCTAATACTGTTGGAGTATAATCTCCAGTATATAAACATTCACCTTTATTGAAATAAAAGTTCTTCATATACCCTTTAAAGTGCTTTTCAGCAATATTGTCATTATACAGTGTACCAACTTTACCTAAAAACACATTATGGTTTAAATCAGAACTATCTTCATCAAATGTATAATTAGAATTATCTACAGCTTCAGCTACTTTTACTCCATTTAAGAATATACGTAAATTATAATTACTATCTCTAGTAATTGCTAATCTATATTTTGTATCTAAGCTTATTGCATTTGTTGTAGTACTTACTTTAACAGTACCTCTATTTAAGAATCTGATTTCTCTATTTGATGTTATCTCTATAGCATACCAAGATTCAGTTTTACCACAAGATAAAATATGGTAGTTATTAGTTGAAGGAGATTTTGTTATAACAAAATCTAATTCAATTGTAAACTTATCTAGACCAAATTTCCATGAATATCCATTAGCAGTCAAAGAAGAAAGACCATTGAAATACATCAGTTGTTCGTCTTGATAGTTTCTCACAGTTACTTTATTAGTACTAGACAATTGATACCAACTAGTATTAAACGTATCTGCTCTATTCATAGTTAAAGGATAATCTCTAACAACTGTTAAGTTAGTACTATTTTCAGCAACATCAAAAGTATCATCTACAGTTACTGTAATAGGGTAAGTACCATCTAAACCATCATTTAATACTTTTATTTGTAAATCATAATCTTGTTCTATTCCATTACTACTACCACGAGAAGTTAGTGTTATATTAGATTGGTCTACTTCACTACCATTAAACATTACTGTTACAGTAGGTAATAAATCTGCATATCTTATAACGCCATACACATTTGTATAAGAACCTTCAACAGGATTTTCTACAGTACTTGGTGTATTTAAAGCTAAAGTAATAGGAGTATAGTCATCTTCTCCCCCTCCACTCTCTTCTTCAGATTCTAATAATGTTAAATCAGTTGTATTTCTTAGAACTTTTAATGCATAAACTTGACCTTTGAAAAATGAAGAATTAAATAATCTATAGCCAATAAATGTATTATCACCTATATTACCATTAAGAGTGTAGTTGAAATCTTTTGATATAATAGTACCATTTAAATTCAAATATAAAATACCATTAGTTCTATAAATAATTAAATTATTAATTTGATTTAGTGGGACTTCATCACCAAATAATGATTGTGTAACATTATTATATGTTGTTATAAAATGTATTCTCTTTGATTCAGTACCAGCTTGTGTACCTGCCACCGCTATTAATAATCTTCCATTTGTTGCTGTTGTACCACCTGAATGTAATAAAAAATAACTATTATTACCATTGAAGTAATCTTGTATTTTAAAACTCATACTAATTATAAAATCATCTAAACCAAAATTAAATAGATCATTTTTACCAAATTCAAGATATTGATTAGTACCATTAAAAGTACAGCAATATTGACTATCTTGATAATCACGCTGAGTTATATTAACTGGATGTATAATACACTTATTATTTTTATCTTTGAATAAATATGATTTTCTAGTTGGTTCAAAAGTTAAATCAAGAACTTTTTTATCATTATAAGTTTCAGGTATTTCACTTGTACCGACAAACATTTTAAAGTTAGACATGTATCCAAAAAAAGGTTGTGTACCTTCTGTTCTACCTATATTAGTGTTATTTACTGTAAAATTAACTCCGTTTGAAAATGTTGTATTTGAAACTTCGCTATTCAAACTAATATAGACATTATTATTGATTCGCCACAACTTAAGATTATTCCACGTGTTAAGAATAGCCTGATTTGGTGGTGATATTGTATTTTCAACTCCACTAACCCTAACACGAAACCCAACTAACATATTCCATATGTAAATTTGACATAAATTATTTCCCCAAGCCTGTGTATCTGAAACAAGACCCTGTGTATATATTGATGAAACAGTTGGATAAAAATCGAATTCAATATAGAAATCAGAATTTGTACCTAAATTAAAAATATTATTACTAGTAATAGATAAATATTTTCCACTTTCAAACTTAATACATTTTTTACCATCAATTATAGCATAAGTAGGAGAACCATTTTCAGTTATAGTTAAATTAGTAAATCCGATATTAGTGCTATTAGTTTCTAGTGGTAAATGTACTGCTGCTTTATCAATAATAATATCTTCATTATATCCTTTAATAGATTCAAAATTATCAATATAACCTTGAATTCCAACAGCTGTATTATGAAACGATGTTGTACACTTACCTATTCGTAAAGAACCACCATTAACCATATTAAAAATCTGAGTATTGGAGATATTTTGAACGCCAACTAGAACTCCATTACTTTTTGCTAAAAGAGTTCCTTGTTTTCGGCTAACACTATAATTATAATAGTTGTTAATATAATTTCTTGTTTGTAAATTATTTAAAGACCCATCTTCAAAGTAATCAAAACCAATACCCGATGCAGAAGATGCTACCCAAACAGAGCCAGCTGAACTAGCTGAAATGCTATTTGAGATTATTTCTCTACCACTACTTTTATTTGTTTCTTTTATATCAAAAGAAAATGTAAAATCATTAGTGCCATAATTTAAACTAGGGCTACTTGTTTCTAGATAGTCTTGTGTATTGTCAAAATAAGCACTATACCCTTTAACAGAATTAACTTGATCAAAAGTAACTCCATTATTAGTCCAAGTTGAATTATTATAATTATCTAATAGATTATTATCAAAATCTAATTGAATCTTTCCTACTGGAGATTCAGGAATAACTGCAACACCTTTATAGATTTTAAAATTTTTGATGTATCCATTATAATCCCTTGTAGTAAGCATCGCGCTCCTACCAATTACTAGCTTAGACATCAAGTAAGATGTGTTGTCTACAAAATCATTGCCAACTTTAATTCTATCAACATATAGTGAAGTAATTCCGTTTTTTCTAACTACAGCAATATGCTGTTGTGTTCCTATTTTTAATGTATTTACAGGAGCACTGATAACATCCTGCCCACCAACATACAATACTAAGGTAGTATATGGTGAACTATTTAGATTATATAACATCAGATCATTTGATGTTGCTACACCAGTAGGTCTACAATCAAAGTGACTAATAGGTTTTGTTGCGGACTGATAACATAAAAATTCTATTGTGAAATCATCCAATCCTATAGGTTCTATTGATGTAGTTGTTAAATAATCCCCACTACCATCTAAAGATAGACTACTAAATCCATCAAACTTTTGAGTAGTACTTAGTTTAGCCGTTCCGTTAACTACCCAATTAGATTTTAACGTACCATTATCAACAATTTTTGTACTATTATTTTCACCATCAAATGAAAGATCAACAACTAATTTATCAGCATGTTCATCATAATCACGAACAATCCTAGCTTCACCGTCAAATATATTAACATTATCAATTAGACCAAATGAATTTCTTGTGTAACCACTTAATTCTTTTAAGAAATAATATGGATTAGTTCCTTTTGTAAAATAACCAGTTAAAGTACCTTTTATTATTTCAAGAATATCATTAATAAATAATCTAAATGCAGATCCATCATAACTCATTGTTATTTTGTTTATTTCGTTAAGATTAAATTTGGACTTTGACCTAATAGTGTCATCTGATACGTTCAAAGTATTACCACTAGTAAACACTTGCCCTGTTGTAATACTTCTTGATATGGCTTTATAATTCTCATTATCAATTGTTGAACAAAATATTGGAATATTGTATAAGACATTTATATTCTCAGATGTTAGTAACAAATAAAATTCAATAGTAAACGGAGTACTACCTCCAGTAATAATATTACTATTAGTATATAAACTATCACCTAAAGCTTTAGTTTCAAAACTATTAGATCCAAATATTTTATTAACGCTATTAATACTAGCTGTACCTTCTGTATTCCATATTGTAGTAGCTATCTTATCTACAATACCATTTTCAAAATCTAATGCAGAAGTAGTGTATTCATCAACAATTACTTCAGGGTCTTTAGGTAAATTAGATTGTTTTCTACCAAATATTAAAACTACATTTTTAGCATCTACCTCTCCTAATGGTTCTCTAAATATTAAAGTATATCCACTTGTATCTGTTGTAGTAGATGTAGGAGAAGCACTAAAAGACATAGTTTGTACAGTTGAGGTAAACATAACATTATTCATTACAACAGGGTAACTATAAACATTTGATGTGCCTTTAACATAAGATTCAAAAGAAAGTTGAACATTATTATAAATAGCATCTAATGCACTCATTAATGTTACAGTGTTTTCTTGTTTATAGAAGCTATATACAATTAAAGCGGAACGCAATACGCCTGATATACCAGTAAAAGATGTTAAAGTATTTTCTACCTTCATTGTATTAGAAAGTAATAATAAACGAAGGATACCAGTAACACTTGACATGCTACTTTGTACTTTATCTATCTCTTCTTCAGTTCTTGAATATTGATAAACTTTAAGAGCTACTTTAAGAGTTCCAGAAATATTAGTAAAACTAGTTGACGTAGTATCTTGATTAAATCTTTGTACTCCTAAATCATCTTTATGACTAGATCTACCATCCACATTTAAAACAGAAGTAGATAAATCATCTAAGAATTCTAAAGGATATATAGTAGAAGTTAAATAATAATAACTTGGTTTTGTAACTATGGTTAAATCTTTTATTTGAGTATTATATCCAAATGATTTTCCAACTTCTGTTTTATATTGCATAAATTACCTACTAGAATAATTTTAATGTTATTGGATTTTGTTTCATAAAAGTATTGTGATTTTCTTTATTTATTATTTTTAATAAATAATTACCATAATCAGTACTGTTACTTTCTAAATGTACTTTATCTAATTTATCAGAATAAGTATCTAATTGATTTTTTATAGAGGTATTTAAATTCAGATATTCTATATTTACTATATCTGCTTCTCCAACTTTTTTTATAACTATTGTTTCATTTTTATCTATAAAAAAGGTTTGATCTTTTTCTATTATAACACCATCTACAGTGTATAAGTTACTTTCTAATGGAATAGATACAACAATGTTTTTTAAGGAAGTTAATAATAAAGTATCAGTGTCTATTTGATTTATCTTTATAAAATTATTGTTAGGTAGGTTTTTAATAGTATAAAAACCTGAAAAATATTCTTCTATTTTTAAAAAACCTCTTGGTATTATCTTTAAAGGAACTACATTAAATATACCAAACACTAATAATATATTATTAGCTTCGTATACTTCTATAGTCCCTGCTATATAGTCAACATCTTCATCTAATATTTGAACTTCACCTTGCATATTCACACTAAAGAAATAACTATCATATTTATCTATACCGCAATAAGGTAAATTAAATACAGTATATCCATTTTCTTTCGTATAAAACTCTTGAGCAATTACTCCCATTTCATTTTTAAACTGTTGTCCAACTAATAATTCAGTATCTTCTTTTGTTAAAGTATGTATTTTTTTAGGGTTCTGTTCTATAAATTTATAAGCCCCATTTTCTTTTACTACATATTTAAATTGATCACTGTTTGGAACTCTTACAGAAGGTTCAGATATATTATCAACATATTCTACACAAATATCTTTACTCAAATAAATAGTATTTGTTATGTCTTCTCTCTTATTTTGAGATAAGAAGTTTTTATTAATTATTACATTATTAAAATTATCATAAACTTTCTCTACCATTATATCTTCTAAGTTAATTAAACTATCAACATTATTTAAACCTATTGGTATATTTACTTCTATCATAAATGTCCACCTAAATTAGCTATACTAGTTCCATTGTATATAGTCTTATTATTATAATCTCCGAATATATAAAACTGAGAAGAAATTGTTGTATGGTATATTTTAACTGTTTCTCCTACTGAATAAAATATTGAATTATCTTTTAAAGAATATGGTAAAACTTTATTAGAACTTAAATCAATTATCTTAATATCAGGATTTAAGTTCTGTATGCTATATATAGTTTTATTTTTTGGGATATGCTTTAGAAGGAATGGAGAAATTTCTCCATTAAAAACATTAATATATGTATTATCAAAATCAGAGAGGAAGTGAGTAGGAAGAAGTAAACAATCAGTGAAATGATCTACTATTTGAATATTTATACCATTAGACAACAATAGATCATAAAACTCTTGTAGCTTATAAGTACCAACATCATATTTTATATTATCTATACTTAAAATACCATGTTGGTATTTTATTTTTTTATTTGTTTCAATAAAAAGTAAAGGTATCTTAGATTCATAAGTTGTATCTATTTTATTTTTTTCAGTATATTCATAACTCTTATACTTAGGTACAGGGATATCTTCATTGATAGTAAGCCTTTCATATAATCCTTCTTTATATATTACTTTACTCATCTCTATCCTCCCTTAAATCTATGATGTCGGTTAATTTATATTTATCATAAAATAATTCATATTTATATTTATCTAAAAGAACAATAGATGAACTGTTTGAATCATATTCATAACTCAAAGGTTCATCTATGTATAAAATGTTTGTTGTGTTAGTTGTATGTTTAATAATCATTTACTACCTCTCCTACTAAGGTAGATATATTAACCTTATATTCAAATTTGTCAACTATATCTTCTATTTGTTTCGGATGTAATATAAATTCTGATTTAAGGTTTCCCTTCATTACTATAAGTTTGCAAGAAGTATCTGTACCTATAATACCATTATTTATATTGAATGCCACGCCTACTTTAAATTCTTCTACATCTAACTTAGAAACATCTATCTTTAAATATATAGGTAATTCATAGTTAGTATCTCTAGTTATATACTTAAATATTTCTGAATTTAAATTTGTTTCATTATCTGATATAAAATATTCATTGAAATCTATTTTATAACTTAATGACGAATAACCTTTCCAATCAAATATTAAAGATAAATATTCATCTTCTTCTACTATTATTTCTTTTGTAGTTGTTAAGTCTTTTGTGTACAAGTAATTATCGAATAATATTACATCACATTTTCCTTGAACTGTTTCTACTTTATATGGCACAACCGTATGATCTGTACTACTACAAGATACTTTGTGTTTTAAATTACTTGATAATAAAGTAATTAAATAAGGAGAATCATTTTCTATATTAATTTCTAAATTAATATTCTCTATATTTAATGTTTGATTATAGTTTATAACTTTGTTAGTTGTTATGCTTTTATTCTCAACATCATAATAAAACAAGTTATTATTGTTTCTTATTTGAATTAAAAATGCTTCATCTTTTACTTTAGATACCCAATCAGTTATTTTTACATTAACTTCAACCCAATCTCCAGTACTTGTATTTTGATCAGATACTGAAATGAATTCATTATTATTGTTTGTAATACTGTTGTATATGTTTTTACTAAAATCTATTCCTAGTTTTCCATAATTAATAACTGTTGTATTATCTTTAAAGTAAGTATAAATAATATCCATATCTTCTGTTAAGTATATAGATCTTATCTCTACGTTTTCATCACCTATTGTAAACTTTAATTCTTCAATAACTCTTTCGTTAGTTGGGTTATATATATTTATTGTATTGTAAGTTTTTTCTTTATTTGTTTGTTTTCTTAATAAAGGTTTAAATGTTCTGAAATCAGAATCAACTATAGGAGGAATAATATAGTTATTATTAATTACAAAATGATTAGTGTTTAGATCTACATAATTACTAATTTCAATATTTGAATTAGAGTGTTTTATATCTTCTATTACATAAAAAATATTTTGAGTTTTTGTATATAAGTCTTTTCTTAATAAGATACTTTCTACTACTCTTTCATCATATTGATTGTAACCAGTTATGATACAAGTTTCATATTTATTTTCATTAGAAGAATTATTTTTAAGATATAGTGGTAAAGGTAAGCTAGAATTTATTAAATCTAGTTCATCTTTATTTTCTTTATACCCTTCAAGGATGACAGTATATAATGATAAATCATTTTCATCTACCATAGTACTAAAGTTCTTTATTGACGAAAATATATCATTTGTTTCAATAAGCTCTATAGTATCACTTCCATAGTATCTTACTACAGCAGATGGTCTTTCATTCAAAGTTATTCTACTATAGGTTAATGGCACATAATTTGAATCATAAGATTGTCTTAAATATTCATTAACCTTAAAGTAAGAACTACTAAAATGAGAATGAAATTTATCTAACATCTTAATACCATTAGATAATGTATTTTTTCTAATAGTACCCCAGCTAGGAGACATCATTCTAGTTCTTAATGTTAGTAAATTAGATTCTACAATAGCTTTGACACCACTTATATAATTAAAAGATTTAGAAGTATTTTTTAATCCAACTAGTTTTATTTCTTTTTTTAATGTAACAGAAGGTAATCCAAATATAGTTAATTCGATAAAATCTATATTAGCTTTTTCAGAGGATTGGTGATCAACTATAAAATTAAAAAAATAGTCCACTTCACCTTGAAGACCCGAATTAGCAGAGATCAATTTATATTTAAATCCTGATTTAGAATCTAAAAAAGAAACTTTAAAAAAATCTACTACAAGAGAAGACTGAGACTCTACATGTATAGTATAAACTAATTCTCTTTTATCATATGGTGTATAGATATAGCCTTCTTTAAGATCATAATCACTACAAGTTATATTTACTATTTTCATATTTTATTCCGTTCTAGTTATAGAAGATAAATGTATAAATCTACCTTTAGGTAATATTATATCTGAAGATTCTGCTGTTAATGTAAACGTCTCTTCTGATACATATGGTGATGTAAATATAAAATCAATACTCAACAAATCAGTAGAACTTACTCCTAATTCGCTCTTAATGAAATCTTCTAACACTTCTCTATTGATTTGTTTATATGAAACAAAGAAATTATTAAATGCTGTTTTTACATTCTCTAAGAGTACATTACTAGTTCTATTATTAGTATTAAAAGTTAAATTAACATTTAAGATTAAAGCTTCTGGTTTTAGTACTTCAACAAATTGACCATTCAATACTTTACCTCTTAAATTAGATTCTATTAATGGTAATATTAAAATATCTAAATAAGAGTCCATACCATTATCTACAAGTTCTTGTGTGTAAGGGTATATTGTTTTAATAGCTCTGCCATTAGTATAGTCATCTACTTCTAAGAACGTAATAAAAGGAACTTCTTTAGCTACACTAGATATTAAAGAGTTTGCGCCATTGTTTGCAATGTAAGTTGATTCATATATTCTTAATTTATAATCTTCTTCAATTTCTTGTAAAACTGCAAGACCTACTGGTCTGTTAAATTTTAATGTAAAAGTAGGTAATAAATTAGTTAGTGTTTGATTAGTACTTGTTACTGAATATTCACTGTTTTCAGGTATAGTGTAATTATTGAGAGAACTAGATAAAGATATCGTTACAGAAGCATACTTTACGTCATTAATACCACTGATACTAATTGGAGAGATACACTCTATAATTATATTATCATCAGCATATATTAAATCACCTTTTTTATAAACAATATAAGGTGAATCTATTTCTGTAACCATAGCATCTATTTTATTAACACTTATACTAACAGCTTCTTGATAATTATATATAGCTATGTTGTTATAGTTTTTTCTATATACACCGTTCTGATTTCCGAACAATTCAAGAAATTCTGATGACATTGTTGTTAAAAAACCATTAGCTACAGCGTCATCTACGTTGGTTGCATAATTAACATTTTCAGCAGAATAAGTATCTGCCATCTTTTTTAGATTAGAACCATCAAGTTTATACCCTCTCTATCGTATGTTACTATTATTTGTATTTCTTCAGCTAATGTACTTATATATGTATATATTTTTATAGTGTTGCCCATAACTACAGAGAGTATCTCTAATTCATTGTTATTTAAAAAGTTATCGTAAGTTAATGAGTATCTAAATCGAGTTACCATATCTTCTGCTAATCTTTCATCAATCCCTCTCCCTATGAAGTCTTCTAAACTTGCTCCATAGTTAGGATTAAGATTAAAATCATTTAAATTTGTTTTAAATCTTTCTATTACTGTATGTTTTAATATTTCTTTACTAGATCTAGTCATATAAATATCATTACCTACAATTTCAAAATCACCATAGTTAGAATCTATTTTTAAATCTGTTTTTACGTTATTCCAATAACTCATAATTTCCTCATAAAATAGATAAAGCAACAGTTGCTATTTTACTCATAGTGCTTATATTACCTATAGGTAAATCTATCATTAAAACTGGCATAGGTGTTACCATACTAGAAGGTATACCTGTTGATAACATAGGATTAAATCTAAATATACCACCAACCTTAATATTTTCTATTGAACTACTAAAAGAAGTAGGACCATGTATAAAATTACCTGCATCATTAGTAGTTGTTATTGAATTAGGTCCAGATGCTATTTGACTATACCAACTAGTATATCGTTTGTAGGTATTATATTTTCATCTTTAGAAAGCCCTGCTGTATCTTTAAACCATAAAGCTTCACCTTCAAAAGTATTTATTTTACTAGTCATAGCTTCTACATATTTAAAGTCACTTAGAGCTTGTATATCTTCATCAGTATACCCTTCATCTTTAAAATACTTCTTACCTATATCTGAAAATAAATCTGTAGTTTGACCAGCTATAGCCGTCCTAACTTTTCTAATAAGATTAGCTGGTATAATTGAAATAGTAGGTAATCCTAAATTTACTTCGGCAAATACAGCAACATTGTTTTTAACAACAACCTTAGCAGTTTTACCTATATACCTTGATAATTTATTATTAGAAGCATCTATGTTAGTAAGAACAGCTACTTCAGGGACTGTCATATCTTCATTTGGAATACCATCAGAGCCATTAAATAAACTGTCTCCATGATCTACTAAATCCCCTGATGGGGAAAAAGTAGATCCTTCATTTTTTCTAATAACTGCAAATACAGAATCATTAAGAATATATAAACTTTCTATTGTACCTTCTAATATCAGTAAACTAGAATCATTAGCTCTAGTAACAAAATCTGTAGCATCAATACTAGGAGTATTTATTGCTTTAGTAATTCCATTTAATACGTTATTAATTTTATATGTCATTAGTATAACTTCCAACTGAACTTGTATTTATCTTTTGAATTAATTGTTGTTTCATAACTTCTTCGTCAGATAAATATGAAGCCATTTTTTTCTTATTATCAGCAGCTAATTGTTTATTGTTTGTTACTTTATTATCCGCAACTACAATTTTATTACCATCTGAATCTGTTTGATATAATGGCGCACTTGTTCTTTGTTTGGAATTAGATGCAATACCACTAATAAGTGAGATATAAAACGGTCTATCTCCTGATAAATTAGTTACATCACTATTACCTACTAAGATACTTGCAGCCTTTTGTACTTCTTTAATTGTTTTACCAGCTTCTAATTTCTGAGAATCCAACCAAGAATTTCTTGTAACACCAGCCATACCACCTACATAAGGTTTTCCATGTCTTACTATAGGGAAGTAAAGTAATGGTTGTCTCATTAATTGATTCTCTTCTACTTTAGCCATACCGTATTGAATAGCAGCAAATAAAATAATATCTAATGCAATTGTTAACGGATTTGATAATGTAACTGCTAACATAGAACTATAAAGAACACGACCTGTAACTTTAGCTGCTTCTATAGTTGCTTTAGTTCCTAAACCTAATATTGGTTTAGTTGCTTTCCACACTAACCCTGATTTTCTATTTGTTCGTATCTCATTTACTTTTTCCATAAACTTACTACTAGCTATAATAGCTTTTGGTTGACTGATAATACCACGAACATCTAAAGAACTCTTATTAACCCACATAGAAGCCTTACCAGCTTGTGTTTTAGCTAATTGAGTGATCTTAGATCTAGTTCTTTCCCATAACCAAAGATCAGTTCTATTAACAAATATTCTATAGAAGTTTTTACTAAATCCAACAGCACCAGATGAATATTGAACTCCAGCAAATTTAAGTATAGAGTTTTTACCACTCATGCCTATAGTGTTTGCAAGTGAGTTTACTAAATAAGCAGACAAACCAACTGTGGCTGCATAAATAGCTGCAACTTCTTTCTCAGTAGGGTTTGAATTAACCTTATCCATTTCTAATTCAGCTTGTCTTAGAATAGTTAAATAATCTGAAACCATATTAAAGTCTTCACTAGAAAAGTTAGAACCAACTACAGTTTTCATTTTAGATGTTACAATTTTACATGCACAAATTAAATTTAACCATAAAGAAGAATACATAAAATTAGCTGCTTCTACATACTGACCCGGTACTATCTCAGTTACAAAACCTACCTTCTCATTGAAATGATGGTAACATTCTCTAACCAATACTAGTCCATGCATTCTCATATCAGAATCATCTAAGAATACATAATCACCAGCTTTTAACGTTGGATTACCTACTATTAGTATTTTTCCTTGATACATTTTTTCAGCTTCTTTTTTAAGTTCCTCTGTTCCATAAAGGAATGCAGAGTATTTACTTAAACAACCACTTAATGTTAATTCTTTAGCTCTAATATCAAAAGGATATAAATTATCATCAGCTTTAGCATCATATACTTCTAAATCCCAAGGCTTACCACCTAATGCATCACTTCTATCTTCATAATAATTAACTCTAACTTTAGTTGAATATGTTGAATTCAATCTTAAACCATTATTAATTAAATTATTATTAGAAGTAACTAAATGGATATTTGAGACTGGAGCCATTCTCTCTCTACGTCTATTATAATACGTAGCTAAATCAAAACCAATACCAGTGTCTTTTTGATCCGCAGCAGATATTTGTAAAGCTTTAGTTAAATCTTTTTTGAAGTACATTTGTTCTTTTATTCCGTAGAATAAAGTCATACGATCTTCATATAACATAGGCTTACAAATAGTGTTAGGGTGTCTATATTCCATTTGTTTCATACATTGCCAAGGTGTCATTTTATAGACTGCAAAAGGATATCCTCCAGCATGGTTAGAGAACCAACTAGCAATATTAGTAATCCAACCACTATAGTTAGAATACTCATCATCTATTTTTTCAATTTCAGGAGCAAATACGTTCATAAACAATCTACTCTTATATGAAGCTTTTGTAAAATCAACAAACCAATTATAAGAGAAACTGAAACGACCAGGAGCTAAAGATCTATCTTCTGGGTCTGTACTGTTTCTAAATTTATCTGATACAAACCCACTATTATAACCAAAGTGTTCTATAGTCTCATTAACTAAAGCTTCACCAATAACAGAAGCAGTACTTATATTATCATTTTGATCATTCATGAAAGTAGGTTTTTCAGTTGCTAATAGATCACTAAGTAACTCTTTACCATACCCTTCTAAAATTAAATTAAGATTTTGATTACTAGTTTCTAAATCTACAATAGATCCATTAAATACTATTTCTAGTTCATTAGGGTCATTACCGTAACCTAATCTTACTTGTATTTTGTTACCAGGTTTTAATTGTATTCTATTGTTTTTAAACTGTATTTCTTCAGATAAACCAATAGCATTTACATTAACACCTTGCATTTTAGAAATACCTGCAAACCCATCAGTATTTAAGAAGGAAGGATCAGCAATAGAAATAACGGCTGTATCTATAGGGTTAGAATCATTATTACAACTCATTCCAAAAGACTTAACACCTTTTATTTCATAATAAAGAATATCACCTTTTAAAGTATCTAACCAAAACTTATCGTTTTCATTACCTATAGTCATATAAACTTTGATAGACGGTAAAGATGCTTTTAGACCTACATTAGTGTTTTTATAAATGTTTTCAAAAATAGCATCAGCTAATTTATCTTCATTAAATACTGTATTTTCATCAGTAACACCTTTACGAGTTCTTTCTAAAGAAGGTAATTCATCTGAAACAACTCTATTAGATATATTTGCCATTTGACTTGGATTGTCACCAGGTTTATATAGTGCTAATTCTTTAGTTCCAAATGGATTAACTGGAGTACCATTATATCTTACTTCATAGTGTAAATGAGCACCAGTACTTCTACCAGTATTACCTACTTCACCTATTTTTTGACCTTGAATAACACTAGCACCATTAGCTACAGATGCAGCTCTTAAGTGTGCATATAAAGATAAGAAACCATTTCCATGATCTATTTTTACATGTAATCCATAACCAGAACTTCCTGAATTTATTACAGTAGCTTTACCTGAAGCAGCAGCTATTACTGTTCCACCTTGAACTTTATAAGTAGCTAAATCTATACCAGTATGTCTGTAACTCTTACCTTTAGCATTTGTTCTTGCTTCACCAAAAGGTGCAGATATTCTGTACTTAACTTCTGTACCTAAAGGTATGAAATTATTTAAAGCATTTGCATTTGCTTTTTTAGCATACTCAAAATCTTTTTCAGTAAACTTTTGATAGTTAACATTATTCTTTAAATTGTTTAAAGTATTATTACTTAACTTAGTTAAATCTACTCTGTTTTCACTTCTCGGTTTAGTAAGTACACCGTCAGGGTAAGACCATAATCCTTTTTGATTTTGTTTAGCTTGACTCTCTGCTTTTGTGTATTCACCTGTAACTGTAAACCCTTCAGGTACAAAACCAAAACCATTTCTTAACATTGTTAATGAAACATTAGTACCATCAGCTAATTTAACTAAACCAACATTACGATCATACGTAGGTCCACCTAATTGTACTGTAACATTTTTACCATTAACTAAAGCTGTTAATGCATCTTTAGCATTTTTACCAAATATCTCAAGATCTTCAAGACTAACACTTTCAGGTGTATCTAAACCATACAAACGTACTTTATGAGTTTTATTAGTCTTAGTGTCTCTTACAACTATTGTATCACCATCTGTTATACTTATTACTACTCCTTTAATAGTTTTAGAACTTGTAGTATTAGATGTATTTTTATCTTCTTTAGATTTAGATGCTTCTTGATATGCTTTATTAGCAGAATCAATAGCTTCTTGTTGTTTCTTAAATGGTATAAAAGCTTTAGTACCACTATTAGTTAATTTTTTATTCTGTTCAGATAAGTTATCAAGTAGTTTGTCTGCTTGGCTTTTAACAGTATCTGATGCATTAATTTTATTATAACTTGGTACATTATCAATAGACATAGCTTTTGCCATATGGCTATAATAATTTCTTACTGTCTGTACATCATTACTACCTATAAATGAAGCTGATTGTGCTCTAATTAAAGATCTTACTTCTCCTGGTATACTAGTAGCTCCATTCTCTAAAACAGCTTTAACAGCGTTTAAACCACCTCTACCGATGTTATGTTGAATGAAAGAATAAACAGGGTCAGTTACCCCTCCTTTTTGAGTTCCACCGTATTGCTCTTTAATATGTTTTTCAATAAACATTTGAGCATTTAAATACAAATCATTCATAGATGTATTTTTAACTTGGTTTACAAAATTACTAGATGGGTTTGCAGAATAACCTACTCTACCACCATTTGAATATTCTAATTTATTATTAGAATATTGTATTAAATCTTTTACAGCTATATAGGTAAATTGGAATAAACCTACAGCACCTGTTCCTGATTTCATATTAGTACCATTAGCACTTTCTTTTAACAGTACAGCATAAACATAAGATCTAAATCCTTCATCTTTATCTTTACCATATTTTTTAAGAGCTTTTTCGATAGCTTGAGAAATTTGTGGACTTACTTTTTTAGCTGATGCAGTACCTCCAGTAACTTTACCCATATTAGTAGCTAATCCAGAACCAAAACCAATTGAATCTCCATAAATTTGACTTGTATCTAAAGGTATATAATCTATCTCTTCTAGTTTTCTATAAGTTACTTGTAAGTTAGGTACTGTTGCATCTACCTTATCTGTTTCTTCTGATGGTACAGAATTTAAATTAGTTAATAAGTCTTTATTGTAGTTAGAATCTCTATACATTTTTTCATAAACTTGATTAAATTCATTTCCATTTAAAATAGTTTTTTCTTTTATAAAGAAAAATGGATCTATTCTTGGAACAAGTAAATCAGTTAATCTATTATATGCATTAGGTGCTAATATTTCATAATCTAAATCTTCAATATTATAACCAAAGAATACTTTTGAATATTTCTCAGTAATGTTTTCTAATACTTCTTTTACTTCTTCATTATTAAGAGCTTTCTCATTTACAATTGCTCCCTCTTTAATACCTGAATTAATTTTACTAATAATACTTAAAGCTAAATTATTAAATCTACCTGATGAAGTATAACTTACACTTGGTAATGTTGTTCCTAAACCTTTTTGTAAATTAGATCTAGTTTTTAAAATGTACACCATAAATGGGATTAAAGAATTATGTAATTGTAAACTAGTTAAAGAAATACCTTCTTTCTTAGCTTCTTTTCTTTTCTTTTCAGCTTCTTTTATATAAGCAATATTTGATGCATTCCCACCATACTTACTATCTAATACACCTTCTGTAGCTACATCTACATTATGATTTTCTAAATAAGGTTTGTATAATTTATATCTAGAAAGTTCTTTAGTATAAGTAGTATCTATCTTTTTGTATTTTCTAATTATATTACTTCCAGGTTTTAAATCTGAAGAATTATCAATAGCACTTGTTATAGCTTCATATTGAGGATAACCATTCATAGTCATCTCTGACATAGCTTCTTTACTTAATTCTATTATAGCTTTATAAATAGTTAGTATATGTATGTTTGTTAAGTTATTATTAGAATCTCTACTATTTAAAATATTAGCTAAAGATTGTGGCATACCGATAAGCCATTGAATAATTATATCGATAATTTTTTCTTGGCTCTTATCTAAACTATTAGCACCACTAGCTTCTACTCTACCTTGCTCAACAAATTCAGTTAAATCACTTTCATTAAATGAATATTGTATATTTTCTAATCCTTGAGAATTAGCACTAGCTGATACGACAGATTGTGATGGTAAAAATGCTTCACAATCAAATAAGAAAGTGGCAAGAGATTGTATTTTAATATAGTTATATGTTTCAGCTTCTGGTATTGCAATTCTATTATAATCTAGAACATTTAGTACTTGCTTAATAAAAACATTTACTGGTGGTTCATTAGTTTTATAAATATCATAATTAACAGAAGACATAGTTACATTAACGTTAACAGGGTACTTACCTAAGTATTGAACTATAGGATGTTTATAAGAACCAATTTGATGTGTTACTAATCTATTCTTTCTTCTTATTTCAATTTTATTTACACCTAAAGCTAAAGACTGAATATCAGTACCTACCCAATCAATGAAAACATCTTTTGATCCCATAGGCATAGTTGATTTTGCTTTATCTTTATTAGTGTTAGATTGTTTAATTTGATCTTTATATTCTTGTGCTACTTCTATAAATGGGTTTACAATTTCATTACTTTCAGATTTATCTTTTGGTTTTTCTTCTTTTTTAGAAGTTTTAATTTCACCTTGTTTAATTCTATCTTCTGAATTAATAGTTTGAATCTTTTCAGTATTTACAAATTCAGGTCCATCGAAACTAAAATCTTGTTGAGATAAAGTAGCTAATAAGTTTTCAAATGTACCTTCATCATATTTAGATATATCTGTAACAGTTATTACTTTAGTACCTTTACCTACATATCTACCATCTTCTACATTTTCAATACCTTCACTAATTACACTCATAGTAGGAGCTAAAATTTTAACTCCCATCATAGGGTGTGCAGATTTAGTATTAGTAATTGTATAATCTAACAAACTAGATTCAGTAAGATTTTCAAGAACTTTTTTAACTCTTGGATTCATATATTGTTTCCAAACTTCTGAATCTCTTAATGAGTTAACAACTACTGCTCCAGTATCATCTTCATAAGGCATACCTTGACTATTTAAAGCTACATTTAAATTAGATCTAAATTCAAAATCTTGAATCAATGGAGTATGGTTATAGTATTGTAAAACAACTTCTAAGAAAACCATATTAGATGCAGCTGCATCTTGAACAAGAGCTATTTCATCTACAGCAAATATCATATAGTCTGTAACAGACATATTAGTTGGAGAGATATAAGCTTTTATTCTATTATTTTTTATAAAACAAAAAGGGTAAGCATTTAATTCTGAAACTAGCTTAATACAGTTATATGTATTATTTAAACCTGTCTTATCTTCTTCTGTTAAATATGTAATCTGAAAAGGTATATTAAGAACTACTTTTGTTGCAGAATATTTTGAACGATAACAAAAGACAGCTTTAGATCTTAAATAACTGTCTTCCATAACCCAGTTGTCATCCATTACTTGAATATCAGACGGATTTATTTCCATTTCTATATCATTTATTATAAAAACTTCTTGTTGTTTATTATTAGCAACCATATTCTTAATATACCTATATAATTAGTTTGTTTGTAATCTTGCAGATCTTATACCTTCTCCAAAGAGAGAGTTAGATAAATTATAGATTTGATCTTGTACGTTTCCAGAATCTAACATACTGTTATACTCATTATACATATCACTCATACCATTAACCATTTCGCCACCTACTTTTATACCCTTAGCTCCGAAAGTTTTAGGTAATATGTATCCTGCTTTATTTGGATTTGTTTCTACACCCATTGGTGTATTATTTTGGGTTTCACCATCATAAGCTCCTGGAGATCTTAACATACTAGCACTATGTTGTCTAGCAGCTGATCTACTATCAGAGAAACTTGGTTGTTCTCTTCCTAATAAAGCTACACCTGCCATAGCAGCTAAACCTCCTCCTATTAACATCTTATTGTTTTTAACAATATCAGTAATAAAATCAGTAGCTCCTAAAGCAACTTGACCTGTAGATTTTTTCAAGTGTTTTAATCCACTCTCATAATCCATTTCAGTTATACCTTGTTCTTTTATAATACTATTTAAAGTATCTATAAATTCTCCACTAGAACTTCCAAAACGTTTATCATTTAAATCTAAAGGTGTAAACGGAGTATCTGTAACTTGTCTTGCATGATTTATTTCAGAAGAAATAATACTTTCCATGATCTTAACAGATTCAGCTTTAGTTTGTTTTCCTAAAAGAGTAGAAGTATCAATATTATTAATACCTAAGAAACTTGGTAAAGTATTTTTAAGTTCTTCTGCATATTGTTTAGTAGTAACACCTTCATAACCTTTCTTACCTAAGAATCCACTTCTCATTCTAGTTAATCTTTCTACATCTTGTTCAGTAACAAGTTGGAAAGAGTCTGTGTCTAAGTGAGCAGATTTCAAAAGGTTCTCAACTAATTGGTGAATCATTACACGACCTTGTGTTAATTCCTTACTAGTACTACCTAAATGTCCAAGATTCATCTCTAATGCTTTAGCATATGAAACAGCTAATCCAGTTGCTGGAGCAGCTAGTGTTTTTCTGTTTCTACCTTTTAACCCACCTGATACTCTATACGTAGCATATTCTTCTGCATTTTGAAAATCAAGTGCAGATTTCATATTAGCCTTATTACCTTTAACTTTCATAGCTTTAGTTACCTCAGCCATTTCAAAGAAAGATTGTCTAATAGGTGCTCGTTTTCTTTCAATATCTTCATATTGACTTCTAGTTTGGAAATCACCTAAAAGTGTTTGAACCATATCCTGATCACCGTCACCAAACATTGCATTGTAATAAATATCATTACTAATAGGTATAAAAATGTTTCCAGCATTATTTTTATTTAAGGTTGTATCTACATATAAAGAAATTAAATCAGAAGATAAAGGACCTTGAGCTGGTTCCCTAGTTATTAAACTTGCTAAAGGTATTACATCATTACCTCTTTTAAAAACTGGTCGTTTAAGATTATCATATCCATCTACTGTTTCCCAATTCAAATCAACACCAAGTTGTTTAGCTTTTTGTCTAGCATCATCTTCAGAAACAAACCAAGCATGTCTGTTTTCTTTTAATTCTGAAGTGGCAAATTTATCAGCGTTACCACCAATATATTTAACCTGCATAATACTTGATTTATCAGAGTATAAAGATAAACCAGTTTTAAGTAAGTTATTATCACCAGACATCATGTTCTTAGTGAAAATATCATATTTTTCTAGTTTTTCTTTTAATACTTGTTCTGTTCTTATTCTTTCTTCTTTAGTTTTACTATCTCTGAAAGCTAAGTCAGATACCATTATATCTATCTTTCTTTTCTCTAAATCTTTAAGGATTTTTAAATCTGAATCTTCATACAACCCACTTCTATTAGTTGTTAATCTTGAGAAATTAATTGATTGTACATCACCTGATCTGAAAGATAAATTATATGTTAAATATGGATTATTCTCTAATATATCCACAGACCTTCCGAAAGAACTTCTAAGTAATTCTAAACGTTGTTCTGGTGTATTATTTTGAGTAATAATATTTAAGAATCTTCCTTCTTTCCCTTGTATTACAGAATTAATAGAATTTTTAGATATTCTTCTTTCTTCGCTTATACTTCTTAATTCATATAAAGCTTCTTCATTTTTTAAACCAAACAATGAAAGATCTTTTGATGTAAATCCAGAAGATTTTAAGTTAGTAATAGCAGCCCATGATAATTTAGCTTTTTTATCTTTACCTACAATTGAAGCACCTTTGTTAAAACTACCTACAGCTAAACTATGACCAGATAAATAATTATTAACTAAATCAGAACTAGCAACAATGTTATAAGCTCTTTGTAAAAAATCACCTTTATTTTCTGCATTCCTAAAATTGTCAATATTAAAATGATATAGAAAATCTTCTCTAAATGAAGAATTTAATGCACCTTTTTTTATCTTATTTTCAATATCAACAGCTAAAGTAGTAGTTAAATCTACAGCACCTTTATGCTCAGAAAATAAAGCAGAAACCATCGCTGAACCTGCTACTGAATTATTTCTTTTCATTAACAGATCATAAATATTGTTACCCCTTGCACCTTCTCTAAGCATAGTTCTGATTTTAGAAGCACCAGTATCTTCTGCTCTTGAGATTAATGTTATAGGATTTACTACAGTATTGTCTTTAGTTTCTAATGTTTTACTTAAAGCTGAAATTAATGATGATCTTGAACTATGATTTACACCATCTAAATCAAAAGAACCATTTGCAAGTTCTGTTACTCGTCCTTGATTTATTGCTGTACCTAATGCAGTAAGAACATTAAATCTAGATTCAGTTAAACCAGTGTTTAAAGATTTAGTACCAGTAGAATAGAATTTCATGTTCTGCTCAGTAGTAGGATCAAAAATAGATTCTGTAACTAAACGAATATCTTTTTCAGTCATAAAACCATCAATGATTTTACCTTCTGTATACATTTTATTTAGATGTATAGGACTTCCATTTTCTTTGTAAGCTAATGGAGAGTTATCTATAGAAATAGGATTATTTTGTAAGTATTCACTTAAACCCTCAGAAGAGGTTAAACCAGTTAATAGATCTTGATTAGCTATTGCCATATTATTAGACAACGGGATCTTTATAGTAGATTTATCACTTATACGTAAAGAATCGACATCACCCATATTAAAGAAACCAGCACCATCACCAAGAACCATATCATTACCATAAAGATAGGTTGCTAAACTATTGAATAGCTTGTCATCCATAATATCTAAACGGTTTAATACTTGAGAACTTGAAAATTGCCTATTAAATCTATCAGAACCTATCATAGATTCTAAAGACTGAGTATTTAAGTTTTTATTTACAACATTAGTACCTCTATTACCTACACTTGTTTCTCCTCTTTCATTAGGAGCTAAAACAGCTAAACTAGTATATCCTTGAGTATTTATAGAAGTAAGATTACCTAAAGATAACCCATCAAATAAATGTGCAGCTTGTTCAGGAGGTAATTCTTGAGCTAATTTTAAAAAAGCTCTTTGTCTTTCTGAAGACATATTTTTTATTGAAGATTGTTTTAAAGATCTTAAAGGATATTTTTGATCTATCTCTCCATACTGGTTATATCTAACTAACCTCTTAGTTCCATCTATATTAACTTCTAGTCCATCTACATATGCTTTAGAATAAGGGTTAAATTGAGAAGCTACACTGTAATTACCATTACCCATATTATGATATCTAGTTCCATCTTTATTGTAAGATGTTAAAGGTATACTAACTCTTTCATTACTCACTTTATCTACAAAAGATGCAACACCATCTTTTAACACCATTTCTCCAGAAGATCTATTAAATAATAATCTAGCTTTTTCTTCTGCATCTACAGCATTGTTACCTAATTGATTTTTTAACCAATTAGTGATTTGAGATAAATTATCAGCAACAATTAATTTAGAATCCCATTTATTAACTTTTAACTGAGATTGATTAATGTATCTAGTATTATTATCTTTTAATATAGTATTAACTTTAGTTAAGATACTAACATCATTAGTGTTATTTAAAGTATGAAATATCTCTTCTCTTGTATTACCAACATTAATACCGTTACTTTTAAGTACATTCTTAATATTATCAAATACTTGTTGTTCATCTTGATATCTAGATGTTACTCTATTTACTTTAGTTTCATACTTACTTATTCTATTTTTTCTTTTAGAATAAATATTATCTTGTGAAGAATTTACCCAATTGCTTACATTTTCTTTTCTAGTATTAAAGTTATCAGAAAGTCTAGCTAGTGCTTCTTCTCTTTGTTTATTAGTTTCAACTTTAAAATCATCAAATAATAAACTACTTCTTAATTCGAAATTAGAAATCTCTTCTTTATTCTTTAGTTGAAAATCTTTCATCCAAGGATTAAATAAATCTTTCTTATCTGCATGTAATCTTTTATTATAGTACTCTTGTCTTTTTAATACAGGCTTGAATACATTATTATTCTTAGTTGTGTATTCTTTAAATAAATCATTTCTTAAGTCTGTAATGTCACGACCACTCAGATGCGATTTAAGAGACTTTTGCTTCTCTATCCACTGATCATAAGCTTTAAGTTCTTTTCTTCCTCTAGGAGTCTCTAGATAGCGAGAAATAGATGATTCTTCTCTACTTGTCATCCTATTGTAGAATTCTATTTCTTTATTCTTTTCTAATACAGAAAGATTACCTTTTTTATACTCTAATAGATCATTAGAAAAGTTTAATCGTTTTTCTAATATAGAATCATACTTATTATTTATTCTACTAACAGATTTTTGATAACTATCATCTAGCTTCATCTGAGCTTGTATTTGACGTTTTACTAAGTCAGAGGGTGTTAACCTATCTCTAGAGTTAAACGAGCTACTAAGAGCATTTAAACGAGAATCAAGAGGGGTTTTAGTTCTGTTATAGAAAGAATTAAATTTATCTTTTAATAACGCTAAGTCTTCTCCTAATTCTTGCCTAAGTTGTTGTTCTCTAATGTAATCCATGTTAACAACTGGACCTACATTCACTTTAGAATTATTCATTAAAGAAGTAGTAGGAATATTTAGAAAAGCACCTACTCCAGCTCCTATTCCTGTTGTGATAATACCAGATAAAGGATTTTCAGTTATATCTGAAGTATAAGCTCCAAACGCACCACCTGCTATCATAGCACCTGTTCTAATATCAATTCCCATATTCTTCTCTCTTTGTCTCAGGGTCACTATTATATAACAATAATGATAATAATATTTATTATTTGTAATGTAAACATTACTATTATAAATGTAATGTTATATTTATATATATACCTACATAATTAACATTACATTTCATATTCATCAATACCTATATAGCTTTTTAGCTATATTTTACCTTAAAATTAACAACATGAAAAATTTTCATTCTTCTCTTATCAATATAGAATTATAATTACTATCTACTAGATCTATCTTAGAAGGTTTAAACCCATTATCAAACATAACATTTTCTATACTTCTTTTCATTCTTCTATCACTTCTTATATCTTCTTTAATTCTATCTATATCAGTAAATACTGTATCTGTGTTAACAATACCTTGTAATCTATTCATTCTTTCTTCATCTTTCTTCCAATATCCAAATCTTTTAAGATCTTGACCACCAATAGATAAAGTTCTTATTTTAATATCATCCATTGTTAAACGGGGGTCCCATCCTACAAATCCTGTATTAGGTACACCAGTTTTAGAGTTAACATAAGTTAATGCTTCTCTATCAGCCATCTTACGTCTTAATAATTCATCTTCTGTATATTGAATTCTCTTAGAAGTATTAATACCTTGTCCTACATAGTTATCAGAATTAGCCGCAACTTTAGCTCTAGCCTTTTGTTTATCTTCTGCTGTTAAATCAACATTATATAAAGAACTAAGTCTGTCTGTTTGCTCACTTAAACTATCACCTATAGCTTCTTGTATATTACTTCCTCTGCTTCTAGCTTTTTTAGCTATATCCATATTATGCCAGATTTGTTCATAACCTCTTCTAACATCTTCAGGTAACATAGCCCTAATTTTATTTCTTTTATCTATATTAGTTTCTTGAGAAAAAGAATCAAAATAATCTTTTTGATCATCTTGTAAAGAACGTTTAAATTTTAATACTTTATCTTTAGTATTTAAACCAGACATACTAGCACCTATAACAGTACTATCAGATTGAAATTCACTGTTAGCTCTTCTAGCCTTTAAGTATTTAAATTTATCAAAGTATTCATCAATATTAAACTTCTCTTTAGCTTCTTCAGGAATAAAAGTACCACTAACATCTAAAGATTGTCTAGTTTTATTTAAAGCTGGTTTTATAAAGTGCGAATAAGGATTTGTCCAAATAGCTGTATCAGGTCCACCTAATTGTGTCTCCATATAATCTTCTATTGCCGTTCTTTTATGTAAGAATTTAGCAGCAGGTCTAATAGGAGTTAACATTTCTAAAGGAGATTCTGCATTAGCTCTCATAGTTTCCCATAAAGCGTTATGAACACTTCCTATAGGTCCTTGAAACTTACTAGGAGTATCATAGAAATCTTTCTTTCTATCTCTTTCTAATTCTTGATCTAAAGTAGTACCAAGTATATCTATTTCATTAGCTGATAATTTACCTTGTTGATATGCATCTATAGCTTGTTTACGAGCATTAATAAATTCTTCCGAACCTTTTGCTACATTAGATAGAATCTTATGTTTAAATACTAAAGGATAGTCTTCTGCATTTACCCCTTTCAATTCAGGATATAAGGATTCTAGTCCAACACCAGGTAATCTTTCTTCCCCTCTATCTATAGCATCATACATATTACCATGTTTAAAATCTACAAAATATTTAGATTTATCTGAAGGCAACCAACTAGGAGCATTATTAGCAATAGGGTTAAATCTATCAGGAAGTGCTCCAGATGATGTAGGTAATAGCTTTCTTTGGAATTCACCAGCACCCATCAAGTCACCTAAGTTTTGCTCTAATAGATCTCTAGCACCATTAGATGCTTCACCAGATCTTGCTAACTGAATAGAATTAACCCCAGGCTCTAATCCTAATCCATCAACAACTAAAGAAGAACCCCAACCTTTAATACCTGTAAAATCCATTAAAGCTCTATATGATAAACTCATACCTTCTTGATTAGGATCATATCCAGGAGTATTAGGAGCTAACATTAATCCTTCATTAATTAGTGAAGAATCTTTATTATCTATCCCTTGTAGTTTTTTATTAGAACTAGAACTAAATAAGCTCTTAGATGCTTCTATAAACGATTTACCAACGTTTTGTTTAACATGTAATACATCAGAAGCAACTGTTCCTAAAGTCCCTACACCACCTTCTGATGAAGCTACAGGGGTATACTCAGTTCCTTGCATAATCGCATCTTTATAAGCTGGATTAATAACATCAGGTTTAATAATCTGACCGACAGTTCTTTCAAATATTTTACCAAAGAAACTACCATAACTAACATCCATACCCCAAACTGGGTATGGCATACTCTCTGCATTTCTCTTTTCTAATTTATATGGATCTTTAAGGTAACTGAAAGGATGTAAAAAAGGATCTAATTTCTTTTTAGTTTCATCATCACCATATCTTACTTTATCTGTAGCATCAGCTCTAGCACGAGCTACCCAGTTCTTAGTATGGTATTTAACACTACCACCATCCCAAGCACCACCACCAAATAACCAAAACTTAGTAGATTTCTCAGGAACTTCTTTTTCACCACTGTATAATTGTCTGAGTTCTTCTGAAGAAGATCCTATTAAAGCTCCTGGTAAAAATGGTAAAGCAAGAGAACCACCAATTAAACCACCAATCAATGCATTACGTTTCATTGGTTTTAATTTAGTATCAAAGTTTAAAACAGATTTAAGAACTTTTGATTCTTTTTCTACGTTATATATATTAGCAGCTTGATCTATACCTTTTATAGACGACATACCTATTCTATTAAAATAAGCAACTTGAGCACCAGCTAAAGCACCCACTAACGGAAATGCTAACAGTGTACTTAAATCTGTACTACCAGGAGCTGATTGTTCTTGTTGTTCTTTATAACCTTGAAATTTATCACTCCATACTTTAGCAAATGCTATTCTACTACTCGCATATATGTTTGCTAAACCAGTACCAAGTCCTTCTGAGAATATACCATTCTCAGGGCTAAGGTTTCTTAATACACTATCAACACCTTGATAAGCTAAATAAGTAGCACCACCTTTTACTGCAATATTTTTAGCAGATAATTTTAATGATTCTTTAATACCTAAATTATAATTACCATTAGTACCTAATTGAACTTTTCCTGAAATCTCTTTCATCTTGTTCCATATATTAGATTGGAACACACCAGTGTATCCAGCCCCAACTCCATGAAACATTTCTTCAATACCCGCTAAAGGATTGTCTAAAGTTTTATAACCTACTTCCATAGAAAATCTAAGAGTAGATTGTGCCCACTTGGATGAGAAATCCATACCACTTTTAGCACCAACAACCATTAACGGAGAATTTTTAGCTCCAGTTTTATCAATCGAACTTCCTAGAATATTAGCAAACTTTTCTAAGATATGGTTGTTAGAATATATCTCACCATTTTTTAAAGAACCCATAGTTAATCTAGCATTCTTTATTATTACATCATCTAAGTTTATTGCACCTTTAGAATCAATACCATATAAAGTATTATTCTTAAAAAACATACCTCTAGTTAAATCTTTAATTTCTAATTTTCTTTTTATCTTTCTTTGTTCATCTTCATTAATGTATTTAATTAAAGATTCATAGTAGTGTTGTTGATTTCTAATACTATTTGCAGAAATATGTACAGTTTCATTATTACTACTTAAAGGAGTAAAAGGTTGTAAAAAATTAGATATTTGAAGTGTTCTTAAAACGTGTAAAGGAGAAGCTTCTTCTAAAGCCATAAATTGAGAGAGTAAAACTTTCTGTAACGATTGTTCAGAATTTGAAAGGAGTTGAGAGGAAGTTGTAGAAACTAAGGTTCTGTTCATTTGATTGTTTAAATAATCAGAACCAACTAGTTTTTGAGAAAATTTAGTTAACTTATCTGTCACACCCCATGCTTCATTCTTATTTTGTAAATAACCTAATGCAGGTAAACCTGCTGTTAAAGCCCCTACCGTAAAAATATCATGTAATAGGGGATCATTATTTGATGGGTCTGTGAAAGACATATTAACCTACCTTACTTTCTTGTTCTTCTTGGAATTCTATAGGAGGTACACCACTAAAAGACATAGAACATAATGTATATCTTTTAATAATTTCATCTATAGGTAATGCTTGTGTAAACTCATAAGTATTATTTGTATAATGAGCTACTACCATAATTAACCTATCCATGAGAGATACACTACTAAAATATGCTTGATATGATTGTTCTAAATCTTTAATAAGCATAAAAGAATTTAGTTTAATTTTAGTAGCTAAATGATCAATAATACCCGCTGGGCTATTCTCTATATCTAATTCCTCATTTTCAAATCCTAATATAGATATCAAACATTTATTTACTATTTCTTCATTGATAGTGGATTCTTTCATTCCTGAAGACTCCATCATTTCAATTTTATTAAGATCAGGATAAGATAATAATTTAAATTTTAAATTTGGTGATACTAATACATTCCCTGATTTACAAGTTATTGTTAACTCTTTTAGGTTTAATAGATAGTAATCAATACCAGATTTTAGATACATAATACTCTCCTTAAATTATTTTAATAAGAGATAACGCTTCTTGTTGAGGAACAAAACCAGATTTGTATGCTATCTGTTTACCTACGGTAGTTATAATACCCGCATCACTAGTTAATCTCCACTTCGTTGTTGGATGTGGAAATAATAGACATTTTTCTACTAAAACTTCATTCCCTTTTTCTTCGTTTTCAAAAACACCTTGATCTTGAAGTTTTTTAAAATCAGATCTTTTAATAGTGGTAAATATATAATAATCTTCAGAAGATGAAGAAACTTTAGATACAAATAAACTCTTATGTTTATCTTTCCATGCTTCTAGTACAGAAAGTAAAGGAGCATTTTCACCATAAATTTCAGATAGTAAAGAATGCAAATCTAACAGATCTTTATCTATTTGTGGTTCTTCATAAACTGGGTATTCTTCTTCTGTTGCTTGAGGTGGAATATACACATCTTTTTCTGCATGTTTATCTCTTATTTTCATATTAGAGTTCTCTTAAATTTTTAGCCATAAATGTTAATCTATCAACTAGGACGCTTTCTTCAGTAGAGTATACATTAGTGCTTGAACTGTTAAATTTTAACCCTTCTAAAACAACTGATTCAGTTACACCTGTTTTATTAGAATTAGTATTATTAAATTCTATAATAAGTTCAAATTCATGAAATATTTCACTAATAGATATTGAAGTCATATCCGTTATTATTTCATTTTGTAATTGACCATATCTCAGCACTTCTTCTTTAGAAGCTGTGTTATCTCTTACTTTAATATACAAGTCTGCTTTTTCATCATTTAAATCTGCTTTACTTAATAAATAACTAATACCTGTCTTTAAATATTTTATAGATTTATGAGCTAAATCTAAGTTACCTTGAACTAAAGAATTACCTCTTGTAAAAAAAGCTGGATCACCATTTCCTAATATATATACTGGAGCAGTAGATATAGAATGGTTATAACCTATTCCCATAGCTTTATCAATATGTACTCTTTTATCTGTTAATGGATAGTAAAGATATACGTTTACATCTGAACCAGTATAATAATTATCATACATTATAAAACTCCTAAAGTAAAGATGATATAGATTTAAATGCAGTATTACTAGAGAACCCTCTAGAGTAATCACTAGGGTCAGACGCTGTTCTTACAGCTTTAGCTTGAAAACTAAAAGTACTTTCTGTTATTAAATCTTCTATCGAATATGTTTGTCCATTATTAATAATCATAGCACCTATGATCATTTCTTGTTTCATAAAAGGAGCATTACTAGTATAATTTTTTAATTCTTCTGATACAGAAACCATGTAAATATTAAAATAAGATAAATCGTCTTTCATGAATGCTAATTGATCTTTTAAAGGAACACCAGTAGACATCTTACCATCTAGGTTATCTAGTCTATCTTGGATTTGTTCTTGATTTAATAAATAACAATTAGTTTGAAATTCAGATAATCTATCAGTCATAAATACTGATCTTATCATTGTACCAGCAACAGTTTTAACACCTAACCCATAACCATCTACACTGTTTTGACCTAAAGTTACAACTGGAACTTTAACTCTAAATACAGAATAAGATAAAGTCATAACATCGTCTAACTCAATTACCGCAGATCTCCCATCTTCACTGTAGTTAGGAAATTCTATTAATACTTTAACAATAGTCCCAGGTATAGTTTTATATGTTTGTTCCAATTCATATGTTGTATCAGGTCTTGCAGTTGATTTTAAAGTTTCTAAAGTTGTTGTTGCCATAATAATCCTTTTTATAAAACAAAAAAAGGAGAAGCCTAAAAAGACTCCTCCTAGATTTTCAATTAAATTGAAATACCAGTTGTGTTGGTATTAGATGTTGTAACACTCGTACCACCCTCAAGATCAGTTAACTGAGTCCAAGGAGAAATACGTCTAGCTAAGAATGTAACTTGACGTTCTAAGATAAGATCATCAACACTTGAACCACCTTGATCACTATTGAATTGAACACCGTGAACGACCATACGAGATGCGTCACCAGTAGATTCAGAAACACCAACCAATGTAATATCAAATGGAGGTATTTGGTCAATTAACATTGGAGCAACTTCTTGTCCAAAGTTAGATTTAGCAAATACAGAATAACCCATGTTATCAACACTACTTGCAGAGATCGTACCATCAACACGAACTGTACCACCTGCTCTATTCGCATTGCTACGAGTAGAAGAGTTAGATAACTTATCACGTTGATTTAAAGTACCATAGTTAGCTAATTCATGATTAGTTAAGAATACTTTATGATCTTTAGCCATAGCTTCTAATAGACGATCTTTTTCAAATATTGCAAATACACATGCACCAGTAGTAGCACGTTTCCCTTTAGCTACTGATACAGGATCTACATGACCCATAACGTGAACGTTAGCCGTATCACGTTGAGTCGCATATTTAATCATATGAAGATCACCAAATTTTTCGTTACCAAATACTGCTTGTATTTCTACACCAGATTTAGAGGTATAGAAACCTGATTCACTTGTAGTAACTGCCATTTATAAACTCCTTATTATAGACTAATCAAAGCATTTTCAGATAAAGCAAGAGTCATTGAAATAGATCTTAATTCATCTTTAGCTTGTAATGTTAATGGTAATGACAACTCATTCGCTGTTCTACCTATTAAGTTGAAGTTATAACCATTGATATAACCTAATGCAACCGCAGCTTTTAATTCTACGTCAATAGCGTTATATAAAGCAGCCATTAGAGTTGAACTAATACCACGACCAATATACGGATCAGTGATTACTTTCAATCTACCAACTACATAAGTAACAGCAATAGCAGTAGAGATATAATCATAATCTGAAGTAGATTGAGTCGCAAGATCACCTGAATAAACAGTTAATCCTTTAGTTTTTTCTTCTAATGCTACATAGCCAAGTTCACTTAACTCTTGTATTTTAGATTGTTTTAATCTAAACAATGCAGTAACGTTTGGTAATACTTGGTTAGTAGTACTATCACCTACAGTAATAGTATTAACAAGACCTGCATATACACCAGCAGCTGAACGAACATTTACCTGATTACCAGTTAAACTTTCAGCACTAATATATACTGGCATTACGTTGATACTTAAGAACTTACCAAGATCAATTAAAACATCCCCTGTATCATACTTAGGAGCACCATCTGGATAACCTGTATCAGTTGCATAGAAACCAGCAGAACGAGTAGTTGTACCAGCCATGAATCTGTTACCTAACAATCCAGTACCATTTTCTATAATATTACCATATATATCTTTAGTAGGGGCTTTACCTAACCAACGATTAATAGCAATAGTATAGTTAGCCGCAGGAGGTCTAACACCAATGTTTGCATTAATGAATGTAGAAGCACTAGATTGACTATATGCCCACATACCTAAACGGTGTGCAAAATCTACTTCATTATACTGTTCTTTTACAAGAGGTTGACCTAAATCATCTAAAGCAGCCAAATCAGGGTCAGTAGTTGTTAAAGTTTCATCAGTAGCTAATTGATATATGTATTTATGATCAGACCATTTGTAAGTAAAACCAGTTTCAGTTTCAGTTCTTTGAACATAAGTTAAACGATCAGAAGAGTCATCAGAACCATCTGCTATGTTTCTTACATTAAATAAGTCTGGAAGTAATACACTAAATATATCTACGTTTTCAAGATTAACAAATGCAGTATCAAACAACTCATAAAGTTTATTCAATGTTACATTCATACTATCTTTAGCAGCAGTATAAGTAATTTCTTCTGCTGTTAACTCAATTGGAGTTAATTTAGTTAAAGTTGCTACTTCGATAATGTCATCTTCATCTGCACCAACAGTCAAAGTAAGACCAGTATATGCACCAGCAGTACCAACAAGAGTATAAGCTGAAGAAGGTATAACTGTAGTAACAGAACCAACAGTCTTAGTAACTGTACCTACACTTGTAACAGTAGCATTAAATGTAAATTCAGTCTGAGAAGCTGTAGCAGTAAATGTTTCACTTCCTTTCTTATTTACATTATTAATTACTTCTGCAAAAGCAACAGGTTCAGAAAGTGTTCCGATTTGATATTGGAAAGTATCAGCATCAAAGCCTTCAACGTTCACTATACCTAAGTCAACAGTCTTACCAGGAGCGTTAGAATAAACAACTTTAGTACCTTGAGTGATTACTAATGTTGATTTTTCTGTATTAGTTTGTCTTGGACCTGCATATACTTTTAGATCAACACCAGCTCCAACTTTACTTGAAACGGTTTCTAATAGAGTATAAGCACCAAAGATATTGTTTATAATAGCACCACTACCACCGATACGGTACAACATTACATCTGTAGCACCACCAGCATATGCGTGTCTCATCCCTTGGATGATAGGTGAATTAGCACCGTAAATTACTTTAGCTTTTTGAGTATCTGTAACTAAAAATAATTCATCACTTGGTCCATCATAAGCTCTATCAATTACTAATACAACACCGTCAGGAATATTTGTTTTAGGATTTAGTTTTCCATCTAAAATTTCAGTAGATAAACCTACATTCGCCATTTTATTTCCTTAGTTAATAAATTTTATTTTTTGTGTGTTTCTGTAAATCTTATAGATTTTAATTGTTCTAGTTCTTTGACAAAATATTCTAAAGTAACTACAGAGAACTGCATTTCCCTAGAAAATATCCTATCTTTCTCATCATATCTATCTGTAAACTGAATACTGTTCATACCAATAAATATAACTTCAAATACGTGTTTCTTTAAATAACTAGAATACTTAAAGAACAAAGACTCCAATATTCTAGTCATATTGTTTAATGTTCTAGTCTTATTAGAAAACACCGTTAATGATATTGTATTAGTAAATGCACAAGAATACATTTCTTCAGAATTACCAGTAATTAAGTTATATTTTTCTTTTTCAAACTTAGGTTTAACTAAAGTAGTACTACCTGCTATCACTTTACTATTAGCAATTAAAGGTACTCTTCTAACAATATCATAAGTAATTATATTAGATTCATCATATGTTTCATCAGGGTAAGCTGCTATAAATCTAAATTTAGATTTATCATTATTTAAAGCATTAGTTAGTAAATCTAACGAGTCGAATAAGTCATAAAGTACTTCGAAAAATTTATAAATACTTACACCAAAATTAGCATCCATTTCTTCAATGTTCTTATAAGGATTACTAAGTATTTCTTCTATTTCACTTCTTTCTTCTTTTATCTTATTAAATACACTTGTCATACTTAACCACCTAGTAAAGCAACATTAAAATCTGCTTTATTTTGACTAGCTTTAAAATATCTAGAGTATGTACATTTACATACTTCATTAATATTTAATGGTATCGCTATCTTACCGTCAATGTTTAAATCTGGTATTAGTATTCTATCTTCTAATCCTATAGATACCTTATTATCAGTAAATAATAAATATCTAGAAACATCAGTAGTACCAGCCGTAGTTTTCATCCATAAGTTACCAAAATCTCTAGTAACACCTTGTTTATATAAATAACCTGAAAATAATAATTCATCAAAAATATATCCTAAACCTTTACAGTAAGGACATTCTTGTTGCCCTTCTACATAAGGGCTATCTTCTCTATTACAAGAAGTGCATCTAACTTTTCTGTTATCAGATGTTCTCCTAAATTTTCTCCACACATAAGGGGAGTTAATAGGAGAACAATCTGTATCTGTAAACAGTAAGTCATATACTTCTTCAGCAATATTTAACTCTGGCGTTTGAAACATTAATCATTTTTCCTTTCAGGGTCATCACTAATTCTATAATAGTCATTTAAAGGCATCCCCGAATATCTACTATAGTGATCTAAATTAAATGAACCAGCTTTATATGCATTACCATCTCTATAATATTTCTTACTTCCATATCCATCTACTATCTTTTCAGGTAACTCACTGTGCCACCATAATCTATTAGAGTTTATAGTTTTAGGATTATATCTACCCTTAACAAAAGAACGAGGTAATATAGAACTACTTATAAGATCTTCTATGATATCTTTCATTTCTGAAATACAATCACCAGAATCTCTAATTAATTGTAGTAATACAGTACTATCGCCTTTCTTAGATGTAGATACTGAGAAATCACCTAAAGATTTAGATCTTGAAATAGAAGATGCTAAGTCTTTATTTATTTGTTTAGCCATTTCGTTAGTAACTATACAAATAACAAAATCTCTACGTAATAAGAATAAATCTTCTGAAGATATAACCGATAAACCTTCTAGAGGTTTAGTTAATCTATATACAGTAAGAGATGCATTAAAAAGTAATTTTCTAATCCAAGGAAAATCCTTATCTTCTAAATTAGAGAAAGGTGTAATAACATCTGATTCTAGTGCGTAAAGAGGGGTTAACATTAAATGAGAAGAAATATTTAAAAAAGTTTCTTCATTTGTTTCTTGGTTAATTAAAGGTAACTTTAATTTAAAATCAATATTCATCTAAATACTCCAAGATTATATTAACACTCTTACTTGCTTTATGTTTGTTATCAGATGTATCTACTTTTAACCATACAGTTATAAAAGATAAACTAGGTAATATAAAATTACTTAATTCTAACATACTTAAATAAGTAACAGTTTGATTTGAGTCATACTCAACCAAAGTGTTTAATAATATACCTTGTTCATTTGATACTATACCTAACAGTACATCATCAACACCTAAAGTACTAATATTCTGTAATATTTTATTTTCTGTTGTTTCATTTTTAATATATAAACAACAATATCTTAAATCTTCATTCATATCAAAAATAGTAGAATTAGACGTAGTATCTATACTACCACCTTTACCATTATTAATAGATTTATATATACTAATTTCAGACATAATATTTACTCCAAATTATCTAAGTTAAATATTACTGTATCTGTTTGAGTACTATCTTTAGAGTAAGTAAGCTCAAATATAACTTCATTCTCAAATTCATCTATATATATAGTACATACATATTTTAAAGATGAATCATAAAGTTTCAAAGATTCTAATATATAGTTATTAAAGGCTAATGTAAGACTATACTTAAAGGTTGCTGTTTTATTAATAGAATAACCTTCAGGTAGTTTAATTGAAAATACATTGTAATTAAGATACTTAGGGTATGCTTTTTCTATTACAGTAGGTTTATTAGTATTTATTGTATTATAAAAATTTAATATATCTAAGTTTGAAATAGTAGTAGAGGTTTCTTCTTTAGGGATAGGTTTGATAGAACTAGAGTTAACAGTATAAATATAAGTCTGTAATTCTTCATCTATAGTTGCAGAAGGATCTATATCTATTAAAAATTCTTCACCTTTTACATATATAGTATCTTCTAAACTTATTTCTAAATTATTTAATATGACTTTATTTTGAGATCTAACATCTAAAGTAACAAGCCTTCCGTCTAAGGATACACGAACAATATTTTTATTATTACTAATGTATGACGTATCTTCTATTTTTAAAATATATTGTGATTTTACAGTAAAATTATCTTTTAAATTTACAGTAATATCTGATTGAGATTTAGAATTACTTTTAGTTATATTTAAAAACTTAGAACCTAGTCTGTTACTTATATACAAACAATAGGTAGAATCTAGATTTAAAAGTTTCTTAGGAGTACATGATATAGTAAAACCAACATCACTTGTCTCTACTTTAAAATTCATTTCTGTTCTATCAAAAGTTTCTTTTAAGTAGCCTAAATTATAACTATATGGTTCAGATAAACTTATTAATTGATTTTCTGATTGTAGTCTAAATAAAATAATATTATCTGCAAAGACTGCTTCCTCTAATAATTCAGTAGAGGAGAGCTTAATACTTTGAGAAATAGGGAAAGAATTTAATTCAGTGGTCGTATTTAATATTGTAATCGCCATACTTCTTTCCTTTCTCTCTTATTTTTTAACTGTTGTAGTACGTTTACGAGCAGTAGTTTTAGGAACTTCTTTTACTTCTTCCTCAACTTTAACTTCGTCTTTTACTTCAACAACTTCCTGAACTTCAGGCTCAGGTTGAATTTCAACAACTGGTTGTTTTATTTCTTCAATAACTTCTTCGATTTTTTCTTTTATTTCAGCAATTGAAGCTTCTTTAGGTTCTTCTTTTTTCTTAGTAGTAAAAGTTTCAGCTTTAGCGTATAACTCTGCTTCACCTTCTATAGCTTTAATAACACCTGTTTTAGCCGCTCTAGTAAGACCAATAACTTCTTGTTTACTTAGTTTATCTAAGTCTACAGTTAAAGGATTGTCAGAACTATTTAGTATACTTAAAGCAACTGAACCACAGAAATAATAACTTAATCGACTTGTTATAATTAATTTAATATTCATTTTATATCCTATATGAGTTTTTAATTATTAGAGAAGAGGGCTGTTACACCCTCTCCTTTACATCTTAAATCCTTATATTAAGGAGCTAAGTCGTTAATAACAATCTGAGGATCGTTAAAGATTTCGTTAGGAACAAGTGGAATATTCTTAGCTACAGCAATACCACGACCTTCATCGATTACGTCTACAGAATACGCTTCTTTAATACGTACTACAGAGATTTCACGAGAATACTCTTCCCATGCATCAACAGTAAGAGGTACTTGCTCATTCAATATAGCCGATGCTGAAGTATCAATAAGGATCAAACTAGTTGTCTTAGTGATGTTATTAAACGGGACCATATGAGAAGCTATAATAGTAATACCATTCAATGGATGGAATGAAGGTAAAGTAGGAGTAGCATTACTCAATAAATTAACGTCGGTGTCATCTAAAGTTTGTGAATTACCATTCGCTTTACGTTGTTGTTTTCTCCAAGTATCAACAGTACCGTTCTTATAAGCATTGTGACCTGGTAAACTAGAGTTCAAGAATGCTTCAGGATTACCATTAATGAAACCAACATGACGTAAAATTGGATCTTTTTGGAAGATAGGTAAAGCTAATGGGTGAATAAGCAATACATTAGGTGAGTAACCATTAGTCTGCATTAAAGACACCATATCTACATAATCTTCATAAGTTAAAGAACCATTCTTATTACCATAACGGTCACGACCTGTACCACGACCTTTAACCGAAGTTACAGGATCTGTACCAGTACCACCATTCATAGGATCGTCATTATCAAAAATAACTGCACCTGCATCTTCGAAAGTTTGGAAGATGTGTTTTTCTTTAGCACGTTGCAATGCTAAACCAGCTTGCATGATATGCGCTCGGATAATATCCCAACGAGAATATTTAATATCTTCACTTGTAATTTTAACTACAAGACCACGTTGTAAGAATTGCGCTCTTACAGTAGCTGATTTACCAGCAGCGATTGTGAATTCTGGATATTCACCAGATTCCGCACGTTCTACGTTAGGTATATTACCAGCTCCAATCCATTTGAAAGAAGTAGATTCACCAAGAATCTCATCATGACGAATGGTTTGAATTAAACGTTGTCCAACTAATTGTAATTGGATTAAATCCTGTAATACTTCAGTATAAATCTGACCAAGCATTTGTGGAGTATCAGGTGTAGCTAACGCATCTTGAATAGAGAAGCGTACACCATTTTCATCGTAACCATTATTAGTTACAATTGTATATAGATCTGGTTTTGTTAATGCCATTAGTATTTTTTCCTTTTTTATTTTAATTTATTATGTATTAACGTGTTTGAACACCAAACTCTACAACAGCGTAACCATTAGAGTAAGTGATGTATGTACCCATACCTTCATTTTGTGAACTAGGTAATTGATTTAAAAGATCAGCAGTAGCAGCGTTAGGCGCAACAACTTTATCTAACCAGTTATGATTACCAACTACAGTTTGAGTATCAGGGTCTTTGTATACACGTAAACCAGTTACTTGACCGATAATTGCTTCTGGGTTAGAAGTACCATAACCATACAAATCAGAACAAGGAACAAAGTTAGATTCACGGTCATAAGTAATAAATGTACCAAAAGTAATTTGAGATAACGTCGCAACAACAGCAGCGATACCAGCTAAAGGAGCACTACGAATAGTAGCTACATCTTTAACAACAGGGTATTGCATATGATAGTCAGATAAGAATGCAATTACTGGTTGAACATTATGGTTAATATTACTAATAGTTGCAGGATTAAGATTATCACCACCAGCATGACGGAAGATATCATATTGACCTACACCAACATAGTAAGAAACAAAATGTTTTTGAACTGCACCATCAAACCAAGATTTAACAACTGGTTCGTTAGCAACTACAAGTTCACCTTTAACATTACGTACACCTTTAGAGACATCATAAGCACTGTAACGTACTAATGCTTGAGCATCTGCTGTAGCAACATCAGTAGCCAATGCAGTAGCATAAGCTTCTGCTTCAAAACGAAGACCAGCTGGAACTATTTGACCTTTAGAGTCAAGAGCTAATACTTTACCACTTGAAATAACTACGTCAACTAAACGTAATACGTTTTCACGTAAAAGAGGTAAATAAGGTGCTACAATAAAACGACCAGCAGGTGATACACCGTCAGATAACGTATTCGTAGGGACAATTGTTTGTTGTGGGATTGAAAAACCAGAAGCTTGTGGACGGTTTAGACCATAATCATTATAAGCTTTAGCCATTATTTATTACTCCAATTTAAATTTTATTTTGTGCTTTAAGAGCACTATGTAATTTCTTCGCTACTTTTGAACCTTGGTCAAAAACAGTCTTTTTATACAATGCAGAAAATTCAGTTCTACTAAGTTTTCCTTTTACTCCATCAATTACTGTTTCTATATATTTATCAGCATCAGTTACTTCTAATACTGGTTCTACAGGATCATTCATTTCTGAAGCTGCTTGTGTAGGATCTACTTTAGCTGTAGGTTCTTTTAAGCTATCTTCTACTTTAAGTGGAGCTTCTTCTTTAGTTACAACAGGAGTAGCACTAAAAGTTAGATTTGCATGATCTTCTAAAGTCATTTTTAATTCTTGAACAGTTCTATCTTTAAGTTTTAAGAAATACTCAGATTTAGTATCTACTTTTGTAATTAATGCAATTTGATTCAATAAAGATTGTTTAAGTTCATCTGTAACTAGTTTATTTAAAGTGCCAGCACTTGTCAAATCTTCTTTAAAAGCTGCTATACGATCTTCATAAATCTTATTAGTTTTTACTTTTTCTTGCTGACTAACATAGTCTTTAAGTTGCATTAAGATATTTTGGAAAGAGCTGTCAAATACCGCTGTTAAACTATCAACAACTTCTAATACGAGTTTATTAGAGTCAGTAATAGTTAAAGGAGCTTCAGTAGTAGGCTGTTCTGCCGTTTGTTCTACTGGTTCAGTTGTAGGTTCTAAAGTTACAGAGCTAACTTCTACATTTGCTAGTATATTTTTAATTTCTTCTTCTGTTTTATCAGCAAAGATGTCAGCATAAGTAGTACCAAAAATTTCAATAAGAGAATTTTTATCTTCTGAATCTTCTAATTGAGATAGTAACGCATTTGTTACGTAAGTAGTTAATGGTGTATTATAAGGTAAATACTTATCTGCCGATAGCAAAAATTGACTATTTAAAGCATTTTCAATATCAGTTTTATACTGATTTAAAAATTCAGAAAGATTCAATTCAGCAAGTACAGATTCAATGTTACCTAATTTCTCTTTTAAAGCGTCAAGAGATAGTTTCATTAATTGTCCTTCTTCTATTAGTTCTATATTCCCCAACACTTGAGAATCAGTTATTATTAAACTGTTTGTTTCCCAATTAGCTGGAATTGTTTCAAAACTGATATGATCTACTTCAAAATTATCAGTAATAACACCGAAACATAATTCATTGTTTCCGTATCGTTGACCTAATTTATGACCACATTCTGCAATATGTTTAACACATATACTACAGTATGCATCTAAAGCATCACCAGCTACTGATACTGTTCCTACACCGTTATCTTGTAACTCATGTATTTTATTAATATCATGTAACTTAGCTTTAGAGACTAGCACACCAAAACCAGTTTTATTTTGCTCATATTCTTTAGTTTTAATATATTTTTTTACATTAGAAACTAAATCTTTTTTATTTTTAGAATTAATAATATCATTGTAATAGCTAGAGGAAGTATTTGTTTCTATATACTTAGAATCATAAATATAACCTAGCGTTTTACTATAATGTTTTTTCTGTAATGGTTTATAAAATTTATTTAAAGATTCAGCACCATATGCCAATGCTTTAGGTAAATAAAATAAATAATTTCCATTCATAACACCAGCATGAGCTGCTTCTATTTTAATAGAAACGTTAGTGTTATTTTTTAAAGCATCTTCTACACTAAATGTAGAATTACTTATTTTTATATTTTCTTCAGATATTAGTTGCATCATCCTTCCTTAATATTTTTTGGATTCTAAAACATATAAAAAACCTTGTCAAGTATTTTTTGTAATTAATTCAAATAATGTTTCTTCTACATAATTATTAACTAATTCCATACCTGATGTCAATAGTATGTTTTCTAAATTATTAAATACTTTTTCTAAATAATTGAGATTATTATCTACAATATCTTCAGGATAATATTGTTTTAAATTCTCTATAAAGTCATTAAAATCTTGTCTATAATAAGAGGTTATAGATTTATAATGAGTTATATTTAAACTATCAGCTACACTATGTTGGTTTTTAGGAGCAATAATATTATTACTAATACTAGATTGCACACTATTATTATTTTCTTTCCCTAGTAGTACACCTGGTCCTTTGTCTTCTAATTCAAATTCCATTTTCTGTAAAGCAGCTTCCTGACTTATTAACCCTGATTGATATAATAAAAGATAATGAGATTCAATTTTGATTCTTTTATCTAAATCAGGTTCTAAGAAATTAATAGTTACTCTTTCTTCTGTAGGTATCCATTGTTCTCCTTTATAAAAAGGAGCTTCTAATAATAATTCATTAAAGATATAATTAGTTATGAAATTCTCAATAGTTTTTTGATAAGATCTAATATCCTCTCTCATAGAGTTAGATACTAGTTCTCCAGAAGTTCCTGAAATACCATGACCATTACCAAGGTCAGTTTCTGATATTGCTAACCCAGTAAGAACTCTTTGTTTAAAATAAGTAAGATAACTTTCTAATCTTAACGCTTGAGATTCTGCACCTAGATACTTAACATCAACACGGTGGGGGACAGATGCACCTCCTTGTGTATCTATTTTATCAATTAGATCAGCATATACATCAATTTCACTAGATCCATCTCCTAATACTCTAGCTGGAGATTTATCTGTACCAACTTGTACTAACATAAATGGATTAGCATGTCTATGTATAAGAGCTTCTGTATCTTGTTCGATACTTCTTAATAAGAAGATATCATCTTTAACTGCTTCTAAAGGAGGAGTACCAATAGTAATACCTACTCTTTTATTTTCAAACATGTGAAAAATATCGTCAGGTCTAAATTGTCTACTATATTTTTCAGTAATTCTATGTCTGTATTTTACTATTTGACCTGTCTTGACATTAGACGCAGTATCAATAGTAGGAGCAGCTAATACAAATAAACCTGCTATAGGCTTAATTTCCGCACCAGTATCTTTTTCTCTAATTAAGCCAGAAGAATATTCATCTTTTCTATATTTAAGTATAAAACAGTTATTAAAATTAACCATGTTTTCAACTACTTCTACTAAGAAATCTCTAAAAGATTGAGAAGTAACACACTCAAATTCATCTAAACGTCTTTTAATATATGCTAAGTTTCTTTCATTTTTAGAAAGTAGTTGATACCCATTCTTTAATATTAGTTGGCGCTTCTTTCTAAAAGATGCTTGAACTAAAGCTTCAGTATCAATTATTCTAGCAGACTCAGATAAGTCATACTCCATATCGTTGTATTCTTCTGGAGCGAAACCAGCTAACCTGTGCATTATGTATCTGTAGTTAGGTGTTTTATATTTCTTAAAATTAAGAGCCGAACCAGCATCCTCAATACTAAAACGAGTAGAATTATTTATATTTGTTTCCAGTAAAACTGTCATCTATTCACCTTTTATTTCTTAATGTCATTTAATATACTTAGTACATCATCTATTGACTTACAAGCTAATTTTGACTGTGTTTTATTATTCCTAATTGTTTCTTCTAATAAAGGAGAAAGACCTTTTAATCCTATAGGATTAACTACATTGTTAATAACTTCTTCTGTAGTCTCTTCTTCAGGAGGTGTAGGTTTAGTATAAATCAAGTCAACTATATTATTAATTGTGTCAGTTTGTTCTACACTAGGTTTTTTAAAGGTATATGTAGTACTAGGAGCATCAATACTTGTTCTATCTTGTTCTTCTTGTAATTGTTTTTTAGCTACTTCTATGATTCTTGGTAGTGTATGAGATGATACAAAATCATCTATAGAACAGTCAAGTAAATCTAATTTAGGTAAAGTTGTAGCTAAAGGCTTATCATATATTATAACTTCTAAAGCAGAGTCTGAGCTGTCTATAATTTCAACTATTGATTGATTATTATCTGAAATAATATCTTTAATTAATAAGTCTGAAATATCTTCTTCAGATAGATTATTAATAGCTGAAGGTGTTTTACAAGCTTGTTCTCTTAAATCTTTTTTAACTAAAGATAATACAAGAGAACTTAACATATTAATAACTTGAATTAAATTATTAATCATTTTAATAGAGTCTTCTACATCCATACCACTACGTTTACTTTCACACTCAAAGTAAGTTTGAAAACCTAACAAAGATTGTATGTAATTATTTAACTCATCTAATGAAAGATCTATTACATTATTGATTAAAGTAAATCCTTCATTAATTTGAGACTCAGCATTATTTAATTCATTATCAATAGTATTAATATTTACTGTATTAGTATTTATAGTATCATTTAATTTGTTTAACATATCTGATCTTAAAAGATTAGTATTAAGATCATTACCGTCTTGATCCGAAAAACCTAAAGCAATTCTTTCTTGTTCTGAAAGTTTTTTAGCAATATTTTGTTGAGTAGGAATAGCTAAAGCTATCTCTTGTAAAGTATTTACTAAACAAGAAATATTAGTACTTCCTATGTTAACTGTTATCTTTAAAGATTGTGTTATTTTACTTAATAATGTTGATAGTACACCTTTTATAAAAGCACTTACAGAAATATTAGATAATTTCTTTAATGTCATAATAGAGACAAAAGCTGTTAACAATAATGTTATTAATCTGATTATATCAGGTACACAAGAACTTTGTAAAGCAAATGCAGGCTGACACAGATCTATCTTATCTACTCTAAATATTGATTTAAATAAATCTGTTTGAGCTTTTAGTGTAGCCATTACAGCATTAAGATCCATATCAAAATCAAGATCTGGTATTTTTAAATCACATTGAAAACACTTGTCTTTTAAATCTGAGATAATATCGTTAATAGTATCTAGTATATCTTCGCCACTATCAGTATTTTCTTCTTTATCTAGTAAATCATTAGTATCACTTACATTATTTACAAGGTCTTCTAAATCTTTAATAGTATTATCTATCTCTTGATGAAGACCAATACTTAACATTAATAAACAATTATTATCTTCCATAGTTTTAGAAAATGCATTAGATATTAATTGTGCATTATATAGAACATCATTAACATCAACACTATTAGAGGTATATTTAAATTCCATATTAACTACCTACTCCAGCCTTTAAAGAATCTTGTAAAACAGGAGCTAATCTAGGTATAAGAGTTAAAGGTATTTCTTTCATTCTTCTAATAGTAGGAACTATAGAACCTTCAGAAGCTTTACTTACTGTTATTCTATTCCCTGAGTAGTTAGGTTCAGTTAAAGTAGTATTAACATATATTGGATAATTAATAGCAGACCACTTTATAGCTTTACTTTGAACAGGTGTTAAAGTAGTAAGAGGAATAGGTACTGCAAGACTATGACCAGTTACTGAATGTCCGTGAGCAGGTATCTTATGAGTATGTGTAGAAATTAACTGCATTTGTTTAGTTAATCTTTGATCTACAGATCTCATCCAATTTGTTAAATCAGTTATATAATTTCTAATATCAGGATGAGAAGTAAAATCTTCTGCTGCATATTGATAAATCTGCATATAACTTTCAGCGACTTGCTTCTTAGCATAATCATTTTGAGTTTGATTTGTAAAAGCATTAGCGTTTAAATTTACAGCCATTATAATACCTCTTTAGCTTTTTCTTTCCCTAATGTTCTTATTAGATTTAAGGTAGCACAATACATATCATACGTAATAGAAGAATTACCAGTTTTTGATATATATGTTGGACCAAATATTAATAATATAGCATTAATTAATTCAGGATTGTTATTTTTATCTATATGTATTCTTATTTTTGATAACTTAGATCTAAGTTCATCACTTACTTCATATGCATCATTTAATGTCTCTAAAACTTCTTTTTGAGTTACACCATTACTTTCTTTTAAATTAAGGTTGGTTTGTATCATACTTCTATAACCTTGTCAAGTATTTCTATTTTAATGTTTAAATCAGCACTTAATCCATTATTGTTTTTAGATGTTAATAGTATATCTAAAGGTATAGCATTATCAAATAGAGGAAGATTATTAACATTAATAAATACACTATCTTGATTCAATACAAAATCTTCTTTATCTTTATTAACTGATATTTTACAATCAAACCCTAAAGCATTTAAACCAGTAGTAGAAACATTAAAATAAAAGGTTTTATTATGAAAGTCATTAGAGTACAAATAAAACCTTCTACTTTTAGATTCAAAAGGAGTTATTGCTAACTCCTGTGTAGTAACTTCACTTAATTTATTGTTAACATCCATATAACAAAAAACATACTGTTTATATTCACTATTAAAATTAGTATTAAGTAGCATCGGGTTCTCCTACAGTTATTCTTATCTCTAAGTTTACTGTTTCATAAGTAGTATTAGTAGATATTACTAAAATATCTAATGGTATACTATTTAAATGAGTATTAGTTAAAGTACAATATACTCTATTAGTACTGTCACTGAAGTCGCTTATATTATTAAAAGAATCTAGCAAATTAAGTTTTACTTCATAATCTGATACTTCTCCAAAAGAATTTACAAAAGCTTCTACTTTTATAATATCTCTATAGATTAAGTCACCTATTAAGTATAACCTTTTATACTTTGTAGAATAAGGAGACAAAGAGAAGTATAAACTATCTTCATTAACTTCTTTAAGTACTTCATCTTCTTCATCATAATAAGCTAAAGCTATTGAATTTATATTCTCATTTGTATTTATTATTTCACTCAAAATCTACCCCTATCTCTTCTATTGAAACCACCAGATCTACTACTACTTAAGTTTTCAGTCCTTTTATTATTTTGACTTTTTCTACCAAAACTAATACCAAATAACATATTTGTGACTTCGTCAAAATCTGATTCTTCTTTGTTTTCATCATTTTTATCTACAAACTTTATAAGAGCTTGAGTAGATTCACTTATAAAAATACTTGAGTAGGTTTTTTTCATTCCAAATAATGCAATCATTATAGCATCAAGATCATGATCACCCACTTTAGCTGATAAGTATCCATAAGTTATTTTACCTTTATTTCTACTTTTTTCTACATAGTTTTTAAACTGTTTAATAATATCATGATCTTCTTTAGGATGTAAAGCTATTAAATCTTTTTCTAATACTTCAACAGCATTCATTACAGCCATTTGTTTAGTAGGGTGTTTAACAATCTCTCCAGTTACGGGATCTTGTACTTCTGTACTACTACCATAATCAATAGCTAACATATCTAATAATTTAAGATCTGGATGACCTTTAGGTATAGTTCCTACTTGAGCTAATGCAAACTGTTTAATATTTGCTATTTGAGTAGTACCGAATCCTTTATCCACAAAGATGTGTTCACAATTATACTTTCTATTTAATCTGATAATCTTATCTTGAGCAGCATGTTGAGTTTTACCTTCAATAGCTACTATCTCTTTATCAATTATATAGAATTGAGGTTCTATTTTATCATAAGCTAATACAATAATTCTAGTACCTACTTTATCATGGTTCCAGTCAACACCAATAGTAACTATATATCTAGATCTGTCCGCTATTACATCTAAAGCAGTTACAAATTTTATTTTATTTTGTGCTCTATTTAAGAACATAGATTGGAATACTTGGTCGTTAGCTACACCAATAATAGCCATAACTTCTTGTACATAACCAATACCGTCACCCATTTCATGTCTTAAAGATGCATCCATCTTATCATCGTAGTGAGGAATAACATAAGAAGGGTAATGAAAGCATTTGTTCATAGGATCTTGTTCTGCCCTATTTAAGTTTCTTTCCCCTTTAGGTGTACCTGATCTCCAAACTTTAACATCAGGTACAGACATTTTAATAGCCATGACAGATACAATAGCAGCTTCAGGAATATCGTCTACTTCGTCTAATACAATTCTGTTTGCTGTTTGACCACGAACAGAGTCAGCGTTAGTCGCAGCAGTAAATCCCATTAAAACTGAACCGTTATGGAAATTAATTTCCCAAACTGGAGTTTGTTTAGAAGATTTAACAGGATTATCTGGTAATCTAGAACAAAGATCTAAGAAAGTTTTTATTACTTCACCAGTTTGTACTGCATAAGGTGAAACAACTAGTACTCTATATTTATCATTAACAAGCATTTCATGAACCATCATAAGAGCCATCATATATGTTTTACCGCTACGACGACCTACACGAATTACCTTAGATTGAGCAGAACAAGCAGATATAATTTTTTGATACCAACGATCTTCAAGTTGTTTCTTTTTACCAATATCTAAAAAAGTATCCATATATACATAAGGATCATATAAAGCATCTAATTCTGCTTTTTCTTCTTCAGTTAATGTTTCCACAATTTGATCAAATAGCTGTTTACCTAACTTATTCTCTGCTCTGTTTATTCCAGTACAAGGTATTACTTGTTGTCCATGTTTTTTAATTTGTTCATTTATACAGAGTTCACACATCTTATTCGGATCTTTATTGTATTCGTTATCTCTTAAATAATCTTTCCAATATGTTTCCGAAAGTTTCATTACCTGACTTTCTTCTTCAGATTCTTCTATTTGAACTATCTCTAATTTTTCTGTCATTTATATTTATCCTTTATATTGCTCCTGTAAGAACAGAAGCTTCATTTCCTAAAAGTAATCCTCTATCATTTAACCCAGATTTAGCTAATTTTTGTAAAGAAGCTTGTCTTGCAGTTAAGGATTGTCTTGTATCAACTTGAGTTACACTAGCTTCTTTAGTTGCAGCCTTCTTAGCAAACCCTCTAATCTTGGATTCATTAGAAGTGATATCTCTAATACCTCCAATTAAAGCAACGCCTGCTCCATAACCTAAAGCCATACCAGTTACACCACCAATACCTAATCCAGCTATTCTGGCTAAACTATTAGCTTTGGTAATACCACCACCAAGAGCAGCACCTACTCTCCAACCTGCTAAAGATGTACCCATAGAAAAAATATCTTCAAATATTTGACCAGCATCGTCTTTATTGTAGATACCTAAACCTAATTGTAAAGCACCTAATCCAGGAACCATAGCACCAGAGAGTTTACCAAAACCTCTAGCTTGTGCTGCTTGCATTCTTTGAGCTTTATTCATAATACCGAAAGATTCTCCTATAGCTTGCATAGCACTAGCTCCACCAACTCCTAAAGGATTCATAAAACTAGCTGTTCTAGATAAGTGTTCAATTCTAGAAGCTTTAACAGAGTTCATAAAACCAAGTCCATAACCACTTGTACCAAAAGAGGGAGTAAAATCTTTAGTTTGATAAGGAGATCCAAAATTAACAGATCTGTTAGTTACATGATAACTATCAAACATACCTGTATTTTCAGCTATAGCACTGTTTACATCTGATAGTTCCCTTTTAGGGAAAGCAATACCTGATCTTTCAACACTTCCTCTAGGGTTACTATTAGAGTTACCAGTTTTTGAAAAGACTTGATCATATAATTGTACTCTTCTTTCATGTAAATCACCAAAAGATTCTGCAACAGATTTTGGCATTGGTAAAGCGTCTAAATTAATTCTAGATGCACCAAAATTACCATCTATTCTTCTTATTCTTTCTGTTAATTCTTCTTGCATAGAAGTTAAAGCACTTACTTCTTCTTTATCTAGTGGATTAAAAAATCTCTTTACATTATTCTGAGCATCACTTAGTCTTTTTTCTACTTCTTTTAATTGTAAAGAATCTCTCTCTTTAATACTACCTAGTAAATCATTACCATACAGAGCGTTTCTTTCTGGTGGTCCTTGAATTAATGCTTTACCATCCTTACCTTTTAAATTATGCTTAACATAATTTAAATTATCTCCCATGTCAAATGGATTAACATTAGCACCATATTCTCTAACAGATTTTGCTGTTTCGTCAATGTGCATCTGCTTCCAATCTCTTAGATTTTTAGCACCGACTCTTTCTCTATGTCCTCTAGTACTCTCATTATATAAATTTTTAAAGCTTCTTTTAAAATAACCATCAGACCCTTTTATTTTAAGATCTCTATCATTAGTGTCTATCTTATTAGAAAGATAATCTATATTAATATTGTCTTTAGAAATAGGGTTATATCCAGTTACTTCTGAATTACCTATAATATTACCCATTCTACCTAACATTGTTTGTTTAGTTTGTACACCCATTGCAGAAGCAGTTAATGTATCTCTAAAAGTATTAGGTAAATCAGAACTTAATTTTCTTAAAAAACCATCATAGGCGTTTTTTAAAGGATTATATACTTTATTATTAAGTTTGTCTTTAATGGTTTCATCTTTTGGATTAAATGTAGTTTTAAATGGTGCTTTCTTAGACTTATAAGGAGAATATTTATAACCTTTTAATGATCTATTATTTAAATCTGAAGAAGCTATCTTATCTTTTACAACTGATTTTTTATATTCTTTCCTATCAGTATATCCACTGTTTTTAAAATCTTCTTCAAAGTTTATTCTTTTTAAAGATGGTGCATATTCTGTTAAAAAACTACTATCTATATTTTCAAACATATTTTCCTCACATCATATAGTGTTTATTTCGTTCTTTAAAGTCTACAAAAGCTGTACCAAGATATTGTTCATCATAAAACTGTTCAGATACATTATTATATCGTTCATCTTGTGGGTGTGGTCTCTGAGTAAAAGCCATAGTAGCTAATCCTGCACCTATACCACCAAGTATTGTAGCTTTTGTTTTCATTTTCATTTCTTTACCAAATAGTTCTGTTTTCTTACTCCAAAAATTATCAGAGTTATTCATTGAACTACTTATTTCTTTATTAATAATACTTTCAGTAGATGTGGTAGGTTCAGTTTTAAGATTAAAATAATCATTATCTACTTTAGTATGAATACCTTGAAAAGAAGCTCCATTATTAAAATCATTAACAATATTATTAACATAGTTTTTTCTATCAAATCCACCTATATTGTCTGTATACCTATTATACCTATTTATAACATTATCTAAAGCTTTAGGTAGATTATATTCTTTTTCTTTTTGACTGACAGAGATTTTATCTAATTTTTCTACTACACTTCCATTATTTACTTGTTGTCTTAAAGAGACTTCAGGGTTATACCAAGTTAAATTATCACCTATTTTAGTATAATTCTTTTCTTTAAAATCATTAATAACAGATCGTACAGTACTTACAAACCTTTTATTTATTTCTTCAGGTTGCTGCTCTTTAATGTTATTTAATACTTTTAATGTGTTCTCACTTAATTCAGCACCACTATTTAACTCAGAATTCATTTCCCACATCTTTTTAAATAGAGATATAGTATCTTCCGAATCTTTCAATGCAGTATGCTTTTCACTTGTACCTAATATAGCTCTAGATAAAAAATCTACATTTAAACCAAGAGTTGCTGTTTGTTTTTCTATCAATCCTCTATTAGCAGCATTAGCTAAAAAAGCTTTAGATAAATCCTGTAGTTCTACAGCAACAGCTCCTACTCTATTTTTGTTATTAATAGAAGAAGTATATTCAGCAATAGCATTATTTACAGTGGATCTGTATTGTTGAAAACTATCTTCAGATAGATTATTTAAGTATTCTGTATGATACATCATATCCGCTTGTCTCATAAGTTTTTGTACTTTATGAGGTCTTTGAAATAATGTTTGTGTATTACCTTCTAAGTCTACAGATACTGTTTCCATTCTTTTTGCAATATCTTCATAAAAATCTTTAGAAATTAACCCTTGATCTAAAGATGATTTTAACATTTGATTTTCAAAATTCATATTCTGTAAGACTACTACATCACTTAAATTAATCTTACCTAATGTATTATTTAAACTAGTTTTTAATGAAGATAATTCTCCTTTTTCATACATAGACATAAACTGATTAAAATTTCCATCTTCAAATGCTTTTTTAGAAAATCTCCCATTACTATGTTTTAAAGAAGATTCTAAATAAGGTCTAGACATATTAACAGATTGTTGTAATTTTCCTTCACTATTAGATGTAAAAAAGGGATTGGTATGTTCTTCAACACCACCAATCCCTTCTATTGCTAAACCAACTTGCCAAATTCTATCCCTTTTAGATAGTTGGTGGTTAGTTGTATTTAATCCTGTTGTTTCTGTATCAAAAGATTTTAATCTATTAGCTCCAAAAAAATTCTTAACTGAGTTTTCTTCTATTTCCTTATGTACTTCTTTGTGATTACTTATAGCAGATGTTTTAGTATTAACACCAGACACTTTAGTTGTATCAACTGCTTGATGTGTTGTATTAGAAAGCGCATTAAGAATTTCAGTAGGGTATTGCTTCTTTAATGTTGAAATACTTGGATTAAATGGAGAAGATTTACCTACCATATCTAAAGGTGTATCTATCTCCATTGTTGTAGTTTTAGGAATCACAGAAGAAGGTTTTGGAGATACACTTTCAAAAGATTTAAAATTATCTTTAGGTATATAAGAATAACGATTAGCTACGTCATTCTTACCTGCTCTACCTTCTCTTTTTAGTTGTTTCCATAAGTTATAACCATCATCATATAACTCTTCTGATGGGTGAAATACTACACCATTTTTAGCTAACTCTTCTCCAAGAATTTTGTAAGCAGATATACCAGCACCTTTATGCACACTTCCACTAGCTTTTTCTACATCTTGAACCCATGCAGATTTTCCATCACTAGACCATTCTAATAAAAATTTATTAAAAGATACTTCTGAATTTAAGGTTTCATTTTTAACTTGAACTGTATAAGTTGAAGAAGGATTTCTTTCACTTAATAATTCATTAAGATTAGGTATACTATACTTATATTCTTCATTGGATCTCATCTTAATTCCTTATGCTTTAATACTCTTTAAAAAATCTTGATATTCTTTGTCACTAGAGAATAAATCTTTTTCTGTAACAAACTTATATTGTATCTTAATATCTTTGTAATTTTCTTCTATATATAGTCTACAAGATCTTGCTTTAGATTGAACATCAAAATCTTTTAACATTGCTTTAGGTTTTATTTCCGTTATTTCTATACTACCATCCGCATAAAGTAACATAAAATCTGGTCTATATATTCTTCTCTTACCTGTAATATCATTATAATATAATTCAAAAGGTTCATATATATAGTTTAATATTTTGTTATCTATCTCTATTAAGTTTAAGAAAGCTAGTTCATAAGAAGATTTATAAGGATAATTAGCTTTATTTTTATTACTATAAAAATTGCCTTGAACATATTTAGATTTTCCGTGTTTTTACGTTTTTCTTATTAAAGTAAACATTAACTTTTTTAGATTTCTTTTTAAGATAACCTACAAGTTTCTTATCCTCTTGAGATCTTATATGTATAACCATTATCCAACATCCTTAACTTCGCCTTCGATTGTAGTACCTTGACTTAGTTTTATTAATTCTTCTAGTTTATTCTTTAATGCACTTATACTATTAGTTTTATTACTTTCTTCTATTGTTTTAATAAGTTTAGATTTAGCTTCTCTTGTAACCATGAGTTCTTTTAATTCTTTAGAACGCATTCTATTAATCTTATCTATAGTATCCCAAGCAGCTGAAGTAGCTTTATTTGAAATAGCATTACCTTGTTCATCATAAGAAGATATGAAATCAACAAGTAATGTTTGATCATGTTCAGATAAATAACGAGTAAGTCTCATTTCATATATATCAAAAGTACATAATCTACCTATAGAATGTAAATCTGTTAAAGAGTTGTCATCTATGTTAAATTCAGCTTTATATTTTTCTAGCCAATAATCAAGTAAATGAGACTCAGTAGGACAAGGTTTTCCTACAATGTCTTTTACCCCTTCTTGAAAGAAGGAACAGTTATGTACTACAACATTATTAGCAAAGAAGTTAGAATTCTTTTTAACTGTTATATCATATACATCTTCTTGGTTTATTTCTTTAATAGATAGTATTTTATCTACAAATACATCACCAACAGATTCTAAATCATCGTCAATATCATCTAAATCAGATATTAATATTCTATCATTTTTAGTTAGACCTTCATCTATACTTTTCCATGTAAATTTATTTAATTTACTATTAACAGTTAAAACTTCATGGTTACTAGTTAATTTAATTTTATTACCATACCAAGTAGTTAATAAGTACACTTTAGAATTACTTATTACTCTTTTATTAGTTACAGTATCTTTTTCTATTAATTTAGTTTCGAGATTAAAAGAATAGATAATATCACCAATTTCTATATCTTTTATTTTTTTATCTTTTTTACCTAATACTATTGTATCACCTGTTACACAGGTTTTTGAAAATGCACATTGAGATCCTTTACAATTTAATGGTACTACAGATGCAACACCAGTTGTTAATCTAAGAAGTTCTCTTTTTACTTTCTTAGCTTGATCTTCAGTCATTTGTATTTGTTCGTATTGATCATTTATATTACGCATTTTATCTAAATAAGATGTAGTTTTTGCCAACTCTTTAGTTGATACTTTAACTTCATTTAAAGATAAAAATTTAGAAGGTAGATTAGTTTCTTGTTTTGTTTCTACTTCTACAACAGGAATAGCTTCTCTTTCTTTATTCTGAGCTTCCTGTATTTTTCTTTGCATTTCCATCATGCGGTTAATAGATTCATTTTTATTAGTCATCAATTTTCTCTTCTTTTATAGGTTTTATCCATAAGTTTTTCTCTTCCTTTCTTGTTTTAATAAGTCTGTAGATTGGTTTTTTCATATACTTATTAAACTTACTAAAACAAAGAGAAGCTTCCACTACTTTGTTTTTATTAATTAATACAAACATTTCATCTGTAATAAAACGTTTGATGCCTATATCATAAATTAAAGAGACTAAAGAATCAAATTGATGTTGATTTAAGGTTGTAGTTAAATGTTTATTTAGTTGTTTACTTATGTTATTTAAGTCTTTTTTTAAAAGTGCATTAGCTTCTTTTTTAGTTATAACGTCTAAATTAGATGTACCAATACCACACAAACGACTATATCCGATATAGTAGTGATCATTCCAAAGTTTAGTTTTATCTAAATATAATACTCTTGTACTTTTAATTAATCTTAGACATCTATCGGAATAGTTCATTCTTTCTTTACCCTTCAAACTTATATTTATATTTTCCACATTTCTTACATACCATTTGAGAATGTAAGGAATTTTTACAAACACCTTTTGTAACATAGTCATGATTACAAAGTAAAATAGAAAGGATAGTTAATATGTCTTTAAATAGTAATTTCATTTTAACTCCTTTGCTATTTTAATGTGATATTGATTAGTTTCATAACTCGAACCATTATATGCTTTACAGAAAGCTCTATTGGTTTCAGGGTTACTAGATAACTTTAAAAAGCTATTTTTTATTTTAGCTACATTTAATATAAAACCAACTAATAGTTTATAGTGTACAGATTCATCTCTAGTAACTTCATACAACATATCTATAGGATTATTATACCCTAATTCTTTGTAGTATATTCCCATAACTTGAAAAGAAGAAATAGAAACAGAGCTAAAAGCACCGATAGGGTCAATACAAGCAGCGTGTGCTAGTTTTTCCCAAGAATCATTTATACTGTTTTTATTAAAATCTGTTGTGTAACCACCCCATTTTTGAGTAGCTAAAAAGTGATCTTTATAACCTGGTAGGTATATAGTTTTTCTTACAAACTTATAGAAGTAATGTCTTTCATAGAGTATCTTAGATGTTCCATCAGAAAACCAAGAATTACCACTAGTTTCAACTTTACCTATAGCTTTTATTCTTCTAGTATTAGTGTCCCCTAATTGAAATGCATATTTATTTAGCTCTGTTTCTGTTACAGCCTTTGCTGTTTTACATTTAAAAACTTCATAAATAGCATTTCTAGTAGCAGGACCACCAAGCCCATCTTCAATTAATGGTTTCATACTTAAATTGTTTTCTTTAATTTTTGTATTTAACCATTTTTGTAATTCTTTTACATTCATATTTGTCTCCTATTAAGACGCTTCACCTGAACCTGTATTCATAACAATAGTACCAGTTTCTACTGATAGACCATCTATATTTATAGTAACAGTGAATTCTGTTAAATCAGGCATTGACGAATTAATACTTATATAATAAATATTATTTAAATTGTTTTTTCCATCAGAGTTAGAAACAGATACTGTTACACCTTCTACGTCACATTCAAATGTAATATCTTTTCCTGAATACGGTACATCAAATTGATAGTTAAATCCAGTATCATAAGAAGGGTTATTTAAGTGCATAGTAGACTCAAAAGTTGTCATTGATGTAGGTACTTTAGGAATATTAAATAACGTGTTATCGTCCATAGTCATCCCAACAGCATCTCCTTTATATGTTTCACCTTTAGGTAATACATAAATTTTAATTGGAGTATCTACAGTTGTATTTAATTCTACAGGTATTTTCACGATATTGTTTTTATTAGTTAAAACAATATCGTCTGATTCTATTTTAGTAAATGTATTAGTAGCAACATACTCTATATAGGCATCTAAATGTAACTCACCTTTAGTATTTTCACCCGATATATATACATAACCAGTATCTCCATTATTAAAATAGTTAGATACGATTCCATAACCTTCTTTATTTACTTTAGATAGTTGTACGTTTACTTGTAGAGGTGTATTTAAAACTAAACTAATATTAGTTAATTTCTCATCTATTTCATCTTTAGTGTAAGCATCACCTACAAAACTTCCACCATTTCTTTTGTTATATTCTGATTGTAGTTTCTCATTGTCAGTATTATTTAACACTATATATTTTTCTTTTACTAAGGCATATATCGAATTAATTTCTTGAGTAGCTTCAGTTGTTTCATTAATATCTATAAAATTTCTTGGTTTTATAGAATTATTATAAGTAAAAATATATGTATATGTAGTGTTATTTAATCTAATCATTACCAACCCTTTTTAAATGCGCTAGTTTGAAAAGCGCCCATTTGATCTCCTTCAGTACTTTTAAAAGCACTTCCAGTACTGTTCCATTCATTTTTAAATGAACCTTTAGCACCACTAGCAAAACCACTACTAACAGCACCTTTCGCATAAGTATCAGCAGCAAACTTTAAACCTGCACCACCAACACCACCCAACATTGCTCCATGAAAAGCTCCACCTAGCATACTACCATCATAACTGAAAGCACCATTTACGCCACCATATAACGCCCCTGCACCAGCACCTGTCATCATAGAGCTTGAAAAACCACTAGAATTACCTAACTGTAATAAAGAGTTATGCACCCCTAATGAAATCTTTTGCCCAGAACCAAGTCCTTCTACAAGACCCTTATCTATACCTTTAAATGCATTAAATCCTAACATAGTTTGTTACTCCATTAATATTTAAATAATTATTTTTAATCCATACCAAAATCACATGCATAAATAATATTTTCCATATTATTTCTATAGTACTTATTTGGTATACTTGTAAAAGTGATGAATATAATAGACCAAACCAGATAAAACCAGCTAGGCATGTTGGTATTACACATCTAGCTGTTTGTTTATTTAAAGTATTGTCTATCAAAATGTAAAAACAAGATAAAAATCCAAGAACGCTCACTAGTATATTAATACTATAAATAAACTCATATATCATTTGTCTAACTCATCTTCTAATCCTAATTTGTCATCTATCTTGTTACCTACTTTTTTCCAAGTTTCCTTAGAAGAAGCCCAAGTAAGAAGGAACACTAAAATTGGTGCGCCTAAACATCCAAGAACAAAAGAAGGTAAAGCAAGCTTCATTGTAACTGTCTCTGGGAAATAAGCCATATACGTTAAACAAGAAAAGAAACCTAATCCTGTACCTATAACTATTTTCGCCAATATAGTATAAGATAATCTATCATCTACTTCAGTCTTAATAAATGTAGCAGCAAGACCTCCTAAAATACTACCTATAAATATAGACCAAAATCCCCAATTTATTATGCTATCTACTTTTTCTGTTAGAAATTCCCCAGCCAAGGCACTAACAGGTAATGTTATAAACATCATTATGCATAATCTTAAAAACATAATATATCTCTTATATTTGTTTAATTATCCCCTTCCAGACATTGCTAATAGTTTTTTCTCCATAGCAGTAAGTTCTACTCCGTTTAATCCCTCATTAACAAAACTAGAAGTCCTTTGTAATTTCATTTGTTGTGCTTGGTATTTTATACCTGCTGAAGCTAAGGCAACCCCACCGCCTATAGACGCTCCAGTTAATACAAAATCCCAATTCAATCCCATAAAGGGATCATTAGATGAATTACCATATATATTATTAGAATAATTTTGATTTAATGTTCCATAACCCAAACCACCTAATGCACCAACTATAGGGAATCCTATAAATTGTTGCTTCATATTTGCATTTATCACCCTACCTCCTCATACAGAACTAATCCATATTTGGTTAAAGTTTTATTCCAATTATCTTCTAATGGAGAAAAGTTCTCATACATTTCAGAATCTACTACACCTTCTATTAACTTATTTAAACTATCTTCAAAAATATTTAAATCAATACCCATAGAACTCAGTAAATCATGATCTTTAAATTGTATATAAGCTTCTTTTGTCCACCAACTATGACAACCCCAATATATTTTATTAGAACTATCTTTTAATTTAATACTTAAGTTATCTGATCCTTTACCTAGTATCTCTGCTAAAGTATTTATATTACTTACATTACTATCTTCTATAATATGTACTACACTTAAATTCTGCATCACCAAGCCCCTAAATCACTATTAAGTAAAGTTTGTATACTATTTATTTCAGGAGTAGTTAATACTTTACCTATGAAAAAAGACTTATAAATAATAGCATTAGATAAGTAACCTATAGCAAATTTAGTAGGAGGAGTATTATACGTAGAACCTATATAAGTAGGATTAGTAGCAATATTATTAGTAGTATTAATCCATGTATTTAATCTTATACTAGGTTTATTCTCAGTAATAAAAACATATTTTGTATTATCTAAATTACCAACAACCATACTGTTAGCTATACTTTTATAAACACTTCTACCTTTACTAAAAAAAGTATCATATTCACAAGTCAACCTCATACCATTTACATTAGCACTGTCAGTTATATTTAACTCATTACTTAATAATAAATGCGCCCTAAAACTAGAAAGATTTTTTAAATCTACACTCTCACCCATCACTACATTACTAGTAGTCAACGCAAAATTTTCAACCATTAAATAATCGTCAACACCATCAAAAGATAATCCATAAGAATTCTTTGATGAATTATACAATAATTTAGGTTGCCTACTAACAGTACTCTGAACTAAATGATTACCATTACCAGACTTATCTAACACCATAGCTATAGTTTGATTAGGGGCAGAAACTGGTTTAGTCCCTTCTACATCCTGAAACAAAGTAGATAAATCATTAGGATCATAATACCCACCTTGTACTCCACCACTATATAACGCTGTTAACGCATCCGTACTAGGTGCTGGCTCAACCCTTAAAGCATTAAAAAATAAATTAGATACTAATTGATTCTGATAGTATACAGTATACATGCCTTACCCCACAATAACATACAAAGTATTAATTAATAACTTCTCTGAAGAAGATAATGCATCATACTCCGCTTGTGTCATCTTCCTTATTGTTATATTAGTTAATCCATCTAATTTTAATTTATCCGTAGCAGACATTAACCCCGTAGTAGTTGTAGTCGCATCTATTAACCCTAAATTAATCTTAGCCTGAGTCGGATTATTAGCCCCAGTACCTCCACTACCAAGTGGTAACGCATTACTTAAAGTCAGTGAACTGACAGTACCACCAGTCAAAGGTAACTTACTATTATCAACTACAGTTATATTCGCACTACCATCAAAATTAACCCCATTAATAGTTCTAACAGTAGCTAACTTAGTAGCACTAGCAGCCAAAGTAGCAGTAGCTGCATTCCCAGTAGTATTCTGATTACCTACAGTATTAACACCAGGTAAATTAATATTACTACTACCATCAAAACTCACACCACCTATAGTTCTAGCAGTAGTTAATTTATCCGCACTACCTGAAGTAAGAGAACTAGAAGAACTACCCGTAGTATTCTGATTCAATACTGGTATCCTAGCAACAGGAATAACACCACTATTTATATTAGAACCATTTATACCATTAACATTTAAAACAACATTATCCGATCCAGTAAATAATACACTATCACTTACTATAGAACCACCTAACTCAATAGTCCTACCAGGAGTTAATACACTAGAACTACTAGCAACACCATTAACACCCAACTTACTTAACAATAAATTATCAATCTCTTGCTTAGTATAAGAATCACCACCTCCACTACCTCCTCCAGTAGAAGGAGATAACTCCTCAATCTTACTTACAACAAAATCATAATCACTACCACTTATACTCACCTTATAAGTATCAACCAAATTCTTTAAACTCTTATACTCAGACAATACAAAATCATCTGTACTTAATACTCCAGTCTCTTTAGGTTTTAACACAAAATTCTTAAAGATAACATAAGAAAAAGTAGTAGACGTTACAGTTATATTAGTCATTTTCCATCCCTATCTAACAAAAAAGGACCCCTAATATTCACTAGAGATCCTTCACCTAATTAATCCTACTCAATATCTTTCTTTTCCGTACTATCCTCTACTGGGAAAAACAAACCTATCTGAGGAATTATCCTCCCTAAATAAGTCAACACAGTTAATGCATAACCCCACCAAATATCATTATTAACATCTATTACACCATTAGTATTTAAACTAGTAATCATAGAAATTAATAACGCAACAGTAGTAGCTAAAAAAGGAAGTAATACAGCGAAAGATTTATGAGCCTTTTGCCAATTGTCTATTAACTTCATTAATAAAATACTCCAAAAAAATTATACTCAAATTATTCACCTAATAACACCTCAAAAATAATGCTATTAGACAAAAATCTTTTAACATATTACCCCAATGTTGTCAAGAATTTTATTGTTATATTTTTTACGAAGTACAAATATAACAACATGCCACCCCCCTTCTTTTTAGCCCCCCACCCCCACTTACTCATTTGAGAAATTGGTAAAAAAGATTAAATTTCCTCTCGAAAACTAGAATTTTTTTGAATTTCCTCTCGAAAACTAGAATTTTTTTGAATTTCCTCTCGAAAACTAGGATTTTTTTGAATTTTATTCGAGAGGACTAGGTTTTGTATGAGCGTGGTGTGACAATATGACCCTGGGGTATGGAAGAACTAGCCCCTACACCCTCTCGTCTTAAAAATATTCTAGTTTATTACTTAATGGTGTACTAGACACTAGGAATTACTATCATGTTAAATTTAATTAAATCTTTCGTTATGACTTTTGTTTCTGTTATTTTCGCTATTATCTCTGCTATTCGTGGTCCTATTCTTGTAGGTCTTGTTATCGGTGCTACTATCATGACATTCGCACGTACAGCTAGTGCTGCTACTGCACAACCTACATTTGTATCATTATCATTCAGTGAGACATTTGCTGTTGTTACAATAGCTCTTGCTCTTATGGGTGCAATCATACTATTCGTTAAAGAATCTAACTAATAAGGTAACATTACAATGACATCATTCAATAAAGGAATCTTCAATATGATTACTATCTTCAACACAACTGGTCGTTCTCTTCTTTCTCATACTAACTTAGTTATTCATAACTTCCCTTTCTTTAAGGAAGAATTAATTACTCTTAGTAATGACCAAGTTAAACATGTGTTCAAAGAAACAACTGCTACTGTTATTGTAGTAAAAGACGTAGTTGTTGGTGCTCGTGCTCATGCTGATAACCCTAACGCTGACATCTATGTGTTAACTAAAGACACACATTGCGTAACACTATTAGTTAAAGGTGTTAATGGCATTAAAGAAACAACAACAGTAACAACAGAAGACTATGTAATGTGTTCTTCTGAAATGATCACTTGGAAATAAGGAATACTACCATGACTACTCAATCAAACAACGCAACAACTACCGCTACTACTAACAAAGGAAATACTACCATGACTATTAACACTCAATTAAACGCTATCGGTTCTTCTCTAGCCACTATGAACAAACAAGAGAAAGACCTTGTAGCTGACTTCTTATCTGGTTCTACTGGCTTATCTACTGCATTACAAGCAGGTCTTAGTGCTTCTTTTGAGGTAGCTAAAGATAAAGGTCGTAAAGAACAAGCTAAACGTGCTAGTAAAGCATTAAGCCTAATAGTTGCACACCACATGATTAATACTGTAGGTGGTAAAGATACATGGTTAGGTGACATCATATTCATAGCTGCTGTCCGTTCTTCTTTCTGGTGGAAAAATAAACCTAAAGAAGCTAAAGAAGGTGTTACTTATGGATCTCTTATTCGTACATCTTTAGAGAAAGTAGTAGGGGATAATGAAGAAGTTAATGAACGTTTTAACTCAGCATTACGTTTCTTCAAGAACTATGAAATATCTAAAGAAGAAGATGGTACAGAATCTTTGGTATATGTAACTATTAACAAAGAAACTAAACGTCGTGAAGTAGAAGAAATCAAAGAAGTACCTAAATCTAAGATTCAAGTATCTCTAACTCCTACTGGTATTCGTTTATATGTTAAATATAAATCCGTTATTACACCAATTAAAGGTCAAGAGTTCTTATTTGGTCGTAGTGCTCAACAAACTTATGGCACAAACGTTATCAACGAACACTTAGAAGATGTCCTGAAATCGATTCGTATTCACAATGAATATGAAGAATATGTAGATGAATTAACATCTGATCGTACTATTACTAAGTTCCGTGATTATGCTTACAAGTTTAATCGTGAAGATGCTCTTATTATGTTGTTATTATTGAAAGAAAATAATATTGATATTAAAGAACTATTCAAAATTAAACGTGAAGGTTCTAATAAGATCTTAGTATTATCTCGTAAAGAGAAAAACAAAGGTGTTAAATCACTTAATCGTGTTACTGTACCTGCTTATACCTTCAGTGCTAAATATGGTAAATCAGGTGTTGTATCTACTAACGATGCTAAAATGGGTTTTGTAACACCATTAGTAACTATTCCTCGTATGATTGAGTTCACATCTCATGAAGGAAAGGATATTGTACTATTACGTGAAAATGCTAACAAAATGGCATCTCGTTTCGATAAGCTAAATAATGCTAAACCAATATGGACTCGTATGCAAAAAGTGTTCATACCATTTGATGCAACTCCTTACCCTCTATTAAACCAAGCTTTGTTTGCTGGTAACATGTTAACACCTGATTCTATATTATTATCTGATGGTGCTTGCCGTGTTGTATCTGATATGGATCAAGGTGGTATTAAAACTTCTTACACTCCATTCAAAGGTATTGATGAAGACCTACGGAAAGGTGATGTATGTGTTATCGGTGTAAATGGATTTAAAGGTGGTTTATTAGCTGCTATTGGATTAAATAAGGGTGATACTAATTATGTACCTAACTTATCTCGTTTAGTTGATGCTAATACATTAGTTGGTGTTGAACAGATTCCTGAATCTATTGTAGAACAAATTCAATATGAATCTACAACTATTATTAACTACCTTTACAATGAATTGAAAAACAATCTAACTTCTATGAAAATTGGTAACGATATAGTAGAAGGTGTTATGGTAACTGTAGAGTTAAAAGTTACAAACCCGTACACATTAGATACTTTACAATTCAATGAAGAAGAAGATGATACAGTTCTAGAAGGTACTAAAGCTATCGAAGAAACTAAAGATCAAATTGAAAATGTAATGGAAGAGATGGAATCAGGTATTCGTCCTTCTAATGGTATTCGTGCATATGTAGCTGAACAAAAAGCTGCTTCTGCTGATCTATTCTCTGTATATGAGTGGATGAAAGAAGGTCTTACTAATAATACGCTTAAAAAGAAAGCATTAACTACTAAGATCATTTCTCAAGAGATTCAGTCTATTGCTCATTGGGAAGGTAAAGATGTAGCTAAAGCATTCTTAAATGAATTACTAGATGAACAAAAAGAGCATGGTTTTTCTGTTAATAAGGTATATGCATACCAATTACTAGGATTCTATGATCGTATTTCTTTAAATACGATTCATTATCAAGATATTATCAGTATTCTTTTAGATTCTAATAAAGGTATTGTAGAAGGTTCTCCAGTATACTTTAAAGAAACTATTAAAGAGATTTTAGAACTTATCTCTGTACATTCTGATTATGGTTGGTTAACTGTAGAGTTTTCTAATGGTTCTGTAGAGATTCCTATGGGAGCAATCTTTGTTGGTGATACTTTAGAACAAATGGAAGATGAAAAGTCTTATGTTATTGCTAAAGGATTACTAGCTGATCTATTAGAAGTTATTAAAACTACAGTTAGTGAAGAAGGTGTACCATACTTAGATAGTAAACATCATTTAATTATGGAAACTTTTGTTCAAAAACCTTTACTAGGTAAAAACTTTGGTTATCAATTCACTAAAGGATACTATGGTGTTGCATTACCATTGATAGGTAACTATGGTATAACAACGATAGCAATAACGAATCGTGATCGTATGGAAAAGAGTGATGATACTTGGATTCCTATGACATTCTCTAAGTCTCCTCAGTACTTTAAAGGTATGACAGCTACTTATAATGTTATGGACTATAATCTAGGTCATGCTTTAAACTTAGTTATGGAATGTGCTGTATTCATTAATCCTGAGATGTTTGTATCTGTAGGTAATGACTTTGATGGTGATTTAGGTCGTCTATCTAAAGGTAAAACACTTCCTTATGTATCTCTTAACTATAATGAGTTTAATGGTAACTTCTTCAAAGGTATGTATGAAGGTGAGTTAAACAGTAATAAGTTTAAAGTTAAAAAAGCTCAACAATGTTCTTTAGAAGAATACCACAATGCAATCTATGCAGCGGTGACAGCAAAGAATAACGTTGGTTCTTATACAGCTAACTCTTACTTTTATGAAGCAATGACTCCTAACTTAATAGGTAAATCATTCTTTGGAACTAAAGGTACTGAGGTTGTTGTTACTGAACAATTATCTTATCGTTTAAATGCAATTCTTAAAATGTTAATTCAATTGGAAGCAATGGATAACATGAAACAAGAAGGTGCTAGTACTTTCATTACTGAGATGTTGTTTAACTACAAGCTTCGTAATTTAAAAGAGAACTTCATTGAATCTCATTTAGAGGCTATTGTTAAAAACTTAATGTCATTAGTAATTAAAGTAGACATTGATCTAGATAAAGAAGAAGTAGAAGAGATTGTTCAATTAGCATACTATACTGCTATTACTTTCTCTAAAGAATCTACTGTTGCTTTCAATATCTATGGTGCTAGTAACATTAATACTAAAGCTTTAGCTAATGTTATGACTCACATTAATACAGATGAAGAACTTAATACCATGTATAACTTTAAAGACTCTTATGAAGCGATACTTAATGGTGTTGATACTGAATCTATGTATTATGAGATGATATTAGAAACTGGTACAGCATTAGAAGCTTGTAACTTCAATGTTCGTGCTTAATGTTATCTCAATCAGACTATATTAATTCGTTAGTATAGTCTTTTTTTACATCTATTAAAAAAGGAATACCATCATGAATAAATATCAACTTGTTATATCTTTAATTGAAGATATTAATAACTTCTCTGCTACTTACTTAACAGATCATGAAGAAGCAAAAGAAGAATACTCTCGCTTTACTAATGCTATTGAAGAAGCTCATCTACATGGATTATATAATGAAGCTATTAGTTATTATAATTTTAAATATCTAATAGATTTACATGGAGAAAATGCAAGCTTCTTTATAAGAAGTATTAAGGAGTATAAAGGAACTCCAGAGTTAGCTAAACGGTTAATACAAATGGCTAATGGCTCTGAATTATTAGATTCTATTTTAGCTAAACCATCATGGGGTAGAAAAGAGTTATTATCTCTTCCTTATGGTAAAGAGTTAGCTGAAGAAATGGTAAAAATAAATAAAACAAACCTTGGTACTAAAGATATCGTTTACTTGTTATTCGGTATTAAGTCTAAGGAATATGGTTTCACATACTATAATGAGTTTGTAGATATGATGAAACAACAAAAAACAATGATCAACAAAGAAGTTGCTCAACAATTACTTAAATCTTTTTGGGAGAATACAAGAGATGACTACAAAACAAGTTCAATACTTTTTAACACTATTAAGTCTATTATTATTAGTCTTAATACTTCTTTAACAAATAACAACAGTACACAACAATTACGGATTAAGTTTATGGAAGAGTTCTTACGGATAACATTAAATGACTCCGTAAGAAGCACTCCGTAAAAAGCTTATTATGTGTGGAAGTCAATTCCCCGCTAAAGAGTATTTAGTCACGTAATTGATTTAAGTCAACTCCCGACCTCGACCTACTAATTACTTTCGTTGTTGATTGTATGTTGGTTGTGTCGTAGGTCTCTGAGTTGTCAACGTTTGTTCTAATGGAGAGTACAATGAAAGCTTCGACTCCGTTTCCAGGTCAAGTGATCTGATGTATCACGTACTATGAAAGTTGTTAATGAAATAGTTGTAGGTGTTCGTTCCTCACAAAATGCTTTGTGGATTTACCTTAAGCAACTTAAGGGTATAACACGACAAGCATCAATATTGGTTACTGTTTAGAGTCCTGGTATTGAATGTAAACCGATGGAGAGTTGTTATGACTATTAATAAAGAATGGTATGATAAGGGTTATAAAGCTGGTTGTGAGTTTCTAGCTAAACAGTCTGATTCTGATATTATGTATTGGTTGACATTGTATGGTTGGGAAGGTGATGAGCCTGAATGCATAGCTTTTGAAGAAGGCTTTGGTGCTGCATATGGTTGTGATGAGGATTGAATATGTATTATTTACAATATCTAAAAGATAAAGAGTTGTTTAAAGCAACTTTAAAAGGAGCTTATCTAAAAGTACATGATAATCCTTTAGATATCCAACTTTATAAAGCTGAAGCTAAACGTGTTTATGAAATAGGTGATCATTTATTTACGGAATATAATAAATTAAAGCGTAAGTTTTGGTTGTTAGGAACTAAGCGTAAGGAAAATAAAGATAGAGTAGCAGAGTTAAAATCTTTGTTACAAGTCTTAGATTTCCATGCACGATGTCTTATGCTATTTCGTTATAATAATGAATGGAGAAATAATTATGACACTGATACAGATGAAGAATGAATTAGATCTTATCTCATTTGAGCGATCTATAGGTTATGGGTTTTCTGATTTATCAGTTGAAGGAGATCAGTATGAAGAAGGTTATTTACCAGATGAAGAAGACATTTGGTTATCAAAATACTATCATACTATTTCTTTATGGGAGTCATTAGATAGTAGTGATTTCTATTCTGATATTTGGGAAGATGGTTTACCATTCTAGGGGTGAATTATGTATTATGTCCTGGATAATGGTATAGTAATAGGATCATATAAATATCTTAAAGATGCTGAAGAAGTATCTAAAGGTATATATGAAATATTTTATAGTTTAAGATAAGGGGGGTAATAATGAAACCATCTATTATCAAAAAAGAGGATAAAGTCTTTCTAGCTGTTCCTCCTAGTATCATTATATTCTTATTTCGTCATAAGAAAATAGATAAAAAAGATATAGTAATACTTGAACATATCGAGTATCTAAATATGGAAAAGTTATCTGATCCTGATTTACAAGCACATTTACTTAGAAATCCTCTTATAACTAAAGTTGATTAATAATTTATACCATTATTTATATGATGGTATATGTAATTAATTACAGGAGACACTAATGTCTACATTAACAATTGAATTTCGAGATAATACAATAATTGCTTCTGAAGTTGTGTTTCTTGATGAGGAAATAGAACGTACAGTTGCTAATGCATTTCGTTTTGCATTAAAGGCTTATCTTTATTATAAAGATTATCGTCTATTAGATTTCTCTGGGCATAGTGGTATTAATCATCAGACGGTATCTCGTCAACTTGGTGCTACTAAAAGTGTTACACAAGCTATAAACCATCAAATGGCATTAGATGTGTGTGCATACTATAGTGTTCAGTTTGAATATCTGTATGTAATAGCTGAACAGTTTGTAAAAAACCCTGAGTATAACTCTATATCTTTTAAAGAAGATGGTACTGTTATATTTCTTAAGGCATTTAAATTACGCTTTGGAGATTAATATGGATAAGCAAGCTGCAATAGATTATCTAAATACAGTATTACCTTTTGGTGATAATGGTGAAGATCATCAATGTGAGTTAGATGGTAACAATATTCCAAATATGAATAAGTTACTTGAAATACTCAAAGATGGTTTTGGTTATTTAGCAATTAGTGCTTATGATCCTAACCTAGGTGAAGGACTAATCTTTGTAAATATGTCTAGAACAGGTGACGAATATATTACAGTAACTCCTTGTACGCTTAATTTTAAGCTTATGGAAGCTATATATTCAATTCTATCTTAGATTAACAATTTATACCTATTCAAGTTAGTAGGTATATGTGGTTAATTAGTTCAATAAAAGGAAAAGAAGTATGTCTACTTCAATAACACTTCCACAAATAGCATTCACTGCTAATTATGAAGATGATATAAAAAATACTATCTTCAATGCAATGGATTGTAAACTTCAGTCTAACCGTCGCTTTAACCATGAAACACGTTGGTTTAAAGATTTTCCTGAGTTTACTCTTAGTGCTAGTCCTTCTTGGTCTGATAAATCTAGAGTAGAAATCAGTCGTGATTTTGGTAAATATTTTGATATGAGTATTGAACGTATTAATGCGCTTTATAATCATATCAAAGGATTATTCCCTAATGGTACTTTCATGTGTCGTTATAATACAACATATGATATTACTATACATCAGATCTTTAGCTTAGGGTCTCATGTCTGGGCTAATGCTGATCTTCAGTCTGTATTTTATTGTGAACCTCCTGTAATGCCTACAGAGTACAATGAATGGAAAGATTCTGTTACTAATCATGATTATACTTATATGATGAGTGACTGTGCAGGAAGTCATCGTGCTGGACAAGCATCTGAAGAACGTATAAAAGAGCTTAAATCAAAGCTTGATCTTCGGATATGTACTCTTTGGTATAATTATATTTTAGGTCGTATGCGTGTTCGTCCTCAAGATATGTCTTTTGGTGATCATTCTAAAGAGACTTGGAATACTCTTGAAGAAGCTTATAAAGAGTTTCGTATTATTCCTTCACATGCTCCGTATGTAGAACTTGGTACTACTCCAGTTAATACTCCTTGTCTTGGGTTCACTGCTCATGATAAGCGAAGTGGTTGGATGGAAGGTGATATGAAGTATGAAGGATATGTAAGTAATAATTACTTTGTATCTAAAGAAGAGTATGATAACTCTCAGATTCCAGTGATAGTGTTCCATAATTATCCTGAAAAAGGTATATTGGTTTCAGAGAAATGTGAGACTAATAAGCATGATCTTTCTAAACTATTAGAACGTCATTCATGGCAGGATCACTATTATACCTTAGAACCTGAAGGTAAATTAAAATAATCAATTACATGCATTTGCTTTAATAGTAGATGTATGTGCTAGATTATTTACTTATATAAGGATAACTACTATGTTAGTTCATCAATCTAATCGTTCTTGTAATTGTTGTGGTAATATGGTTGATCCCTCTATTATTGATATACCTATACAAGAAATCAAACTTGCTCCATTTGCAGTAAAATGTAAATGTGGTTACTTCTTTGAAGCTTATCACTATACAGTGTCATTTCGTAAATGGCGAGTAGCAAAAGGTGAATTAGGTTTTCGTTTAGATAATGCACAATCAGATTATCAACGAGAAAAAGAGTTTATTGAAACTCATTCTCCTATATCTGATTACATGCATATAGATCTAAAACGTAAAGAAGATTTAGTTCTTAAATTACATGCTGAATGGGATGAAATTTCTCTTAATCCTATTCCTGATCACTTATGGATAGATAAAGATTAACAATTTATAATACTTATCTATATGGTAGGTATTATATGTGGTTAATTTAGAGTATAAACTTATGAAAAAAGGTTTTAAACTTACAGATGGTAGTATATGGACTATCATTTCTTATGAGACTGTTGAAGGTTATGAAGATAAACTTGAATCTGAAATTCCATTAAGTGCTATTACTGTAGTTACTGGTGTTAAATGGGTTCAAAACCATACTCATACCCATCCTTGTAATGCTTGTTTCTCTGATTGTAACTTTGAAGATTTCAATGTTAATGATCCTCGCATTATAGAATTAACTGACGATGTATTCTCATTATAAGGAATAAATAATGAAATTAGATGGTTGGTCTGTTAATACACATAACCACTTCACAAAGAAAGGTTATACTGTAAGACCATATATAGATTCACCTACATTCTTTATTGAATTACCTAATGGTAAATATCATAAAAGAGATTGTAAAAGTCTACATGGTGCTCTTAAAGTTGTTGAACGTTTAATATTAAAAGAAGGAAAAGTTAAATAATGGCTACTATTTATTTAATACAATGTTATCTTAAAAGTGATAATAGTTGGGTTGAAACATCCTCTGCTTGTACTTCTCGTAAAGATGCAGAAGAACGTTCTGATAACCTAAACAAAAACTTTGACCGACATTACCATCAAATAGAAACAATTACTCTTAATGGTGTAGTAAAGAGTCAAATGGAAAATAACTGTTATGTATTTGGAATAAACGAAAGTTAATAAATTTATAAGACTTATACTAATAGGTCTTATATGTGTATTAACTGTAACACTCACTTTAAAACAAGGAAATATCCTCATGTTAAAATTATCAATTCCTGCTTCAATTCTTACTGCTGTATCTACATCTATAGGTTCTTTATTAACTGGTGTTATAACAACAGAAAAGAATAACTTAAAACTTAATGCCATTCTTAAAACACGTAATAAGAGCATGGCTAAAGCTTTTGGTGTTCCTGTAGAAGAATATGTAAAGAATAAAGAAGAAAAACGAGCTAAATCTTTAGCTAATATTCTTTCTAAACTTACATTATCTGAAATTAAACCTATTACTACAAAAATAGGATCTGTTAGTGTAGTAGGTGAAACAGTAGAAATAGCAATTAATGATCAATATATTGTTGATTGTATTGAAGCTTCTACTCGTGTAGGTCTTCGTATGCTTAAACCTTTATCTGATATAGCTGTTATTGTAGAAGAAGAAGGTACTAAAACTGAAGCCATGCTTAAAACATGGGAAGAAGATAAAGTAGATGTTCCTCCTACTGAGCCAAAAGATCCTGAACCAGAAACAGAAGTTAAAATTGTAGATGCTCTTGACCTGCCTTCTGAAACAACAACTGAGCTACTAAAAGAAGAACAACCTAAAGATAATAATATTTTTAATGGTTGGTCTATTATCTCAAGTACATTTAGTTCTAAACCTTTCTTTACTGATGAAAAAAAAGAACAGTGGATTGATTTGTATTATCTTACTTGTACAAATAAAGAAGGTAATTCTCTTCAAGTAGGTCAGACAGTAAGTAAAGCAATTCTTTCATCTAAACTTAGTATTAAAGATACTGCTGTAGAACAAGAACTACCTGAATCTTTAGTAGTAGCTGTATATGAATATTATGGATTTAAATCTTTAGCTACTAAACCTGAATAATTAACAATTACATATACTTCTTTAATAGAGGTATATGTGCTGGTTAATTAAGTAGAGTAAATAATATGTTATTTGGATCTAACAAATCTTATAACTTAACAGGTTGGACATTTGAACAACTTAATCCTTATTCTTCTTTATATAAAAAAGATGGATATACTATCAATGTAAAACTTGTTGATTCACCTGATGTAGGTATCTGTAATGTTGTAGATATTTACAAAGATGATCAATTTCTTACTTCTAAAAATAATTTAGAAGAAGCATTAATAGCAATAGGAGAAAATCCACTATGAAATATGTTATTGCTTTAGCTTTACCTGGTGGTCTACTTGTAGAGCTTCGTGGTCATCATAATTCTTATGAAGAAACCCTTCAATACTTACATAAACATTATAAATCATTTAAAGATTCAGATGTTTATATTATTCACTATGATGGTGATCATGCTGATTATGGTTCTCCTTATAAGTTTAATATGAGTACTTATTACTCATGTGAAGATGGTGTTTACTATGAAGAACATTATGATGAAATCGATGCTGGTTTAGGTGTAAAAGAAATTGGTTCATCACTTCTAGTTAATAATGATCTACTTCCTCAAGCTTTAAAAGATAATGGTGAATTAGTAGAGAAAGCTATTGAAGATTGGATTAATTCCCATCTTACTAATCCTAAAGTAAACCCTGCAACTATTAAGCCTAACTGGTTAATATAGTTAAACAATTACATACATTTCTAATTGAGATGTATGTGTTGGTTTAATTGTAAAAGGTATGTATTATGTCTTTAGAATATCATATATTAATAGGTAATAATCATAGTGTAGATCTTTGTCTTCATGGTCAATCTGTACTCTTTAATACAGATACTAATGAATATAAATTTCAAATAAATAATGAAGAACCTTTCTATACTGAATCTGTAGAAGAAATGCGTAAAAACAATTATATTGAAGTTATTCATACTCTAGATGAACACTACTATTATGAAAAATGTGAACAAATTTATAACTTTGAAGAATCATACAACTTCTGTTATCTAAATCCTCAATATAGTTATTTTGTACGCAACATTTGTAATATTAGAGCACATAAAGATTTAAATTTTTAAGGAGACTGTAATGTCTAAAGAACAGTATAAATATGAATGGCAATTAATATCTCTCATGACAGATAATTATGGTATCTCTTTAGATGAGTTTACTAAATTAGTACATGAACAATTTGAAGCTGTACCTTATCATGATATTACTAGTACACATGAACGTATTAGTGCTAAGAAATTATATCATATCATAGAAACTGATAACTTTAATGGAGATTATCCAAATGAACATTTTGTTAGTTTCATTGATCATGAAGGTAAGTCTCGTCCTTTAGTCTTTGATAAAAAAGAAGATGCTCAAGTAATTGCTAAAGCATTTAATCAAATCAAATACGGTGGAGCTAATCGTTACTTCATGGAAGTAGATAAAGCTCGTAAATTATTTGGTCCATTTGAACCTTAATTAGGAATATAACTATGAAAAATCAAGATGTAGTAACACTAGATATAACTCGTGAACAACAAGCAGAAAGCTTTGCAAGAGGAGGAGTTAAAGCTATGGGTGTTTGTATAGCTCTTAGTTCAAATGAACATCCTCTTGTACGTTTAGGTGGTCTTACATTATCTGTATTTCCTAAAAGTTCAAAAGCTTTAGTACCATTAGCTATATCTTTAGGTGGTTGGATACTTGCTAAAGATAAGAAAAAAGCATTCATTCAACGTGCTTTCTGCTTTGGTAGTACTATAACAGTAGCAGGTCTTATTAGTTATGAACCATCAAAAAAAATATAAATTAGAAGTAACTGTACATCAGTTTACTGAAAATGGTCGTAGTATACAGACTAAATATATTTCAAATTTAAATCAAAAAAGTATTCCTGAAATTCATAAAGAAGGTAATTATCTTCACATTGGTTTTCCTAATCATGATACTGAAGATTACTTTAAAGATTTTATTAAATTTGAAATAAAACAAACTAACTACAAACTTCATATGACTCACTGGGAAATGTAAAATGGCAAATAAATCTGCTACTCCGTTAATACGTCTTGAATCTCAGCATACAATCAATGGTATTGCAGTTGGTACTAGTATTGAAAGTGCTGAACGTATTAAAAATGCTTCTTTTGCTTTACATGCATTAATTGAAACTCATGATCTTAGTGAACATGAAGCTGGATTAATGTTAAAAGTTGTATTTCCTCAATTAAAAGGTATTTAAATGAAAGAGTACTTATTACTAGGTATATTATCATTACCTAATACTGGAACTGTTATTCAAAAGGTTAGTCATAAATTAGATAACCGTGAAGAATATAATACTCAAGATTTCAATTTGAAAGAATGGGAACAATATGTTCTTGATTTCATGGAAATCACAAGTATTGATAATGAAGATTTAGTATTAACTATTATTATTGTTAATCTTAAAAATACTTCAGACTTCAAAACTTATACAAAAAGTAAATAGATAATAAATTACATATACTTATTTTAATTATAGGTATATGTTGTGTATTATTTAAAGCCACAAGGAATACTATTATGTCTTATATTTATAATGATTCAATACTTATACCTCAAAAAACATATAAGGTACAAGAAGTATTAAAAGCTGGTAAAGAAGCTAAACGATTTAAAAATTGTAGTGCATTTCTTACTCAAATCATTAATGATCAAGCAAGTGTACGTATTACTAATAACATGCATTCAGTTCCTGTTCGTTGTTTAATCAATGTAAAAGGATATACTGCTAAACCTGTACGTGCTGAAAATGCTCATGGTTTTGCTGTAGTTATGCAAAATAGTATTGGTATTCCAGTAGGTCGTGCTTATATTGGTCCTACTCGTGTAACATCAGATAGAGCTTACTTTGATATCAATGGTTCAGAAATTTCTATTCCTTTAAACCTTACTTGTTGCTTAGTTAAAATTGAAGAAAAAGTAACAAAAGAAGCTAAGAAAGTAGAAAAAGAAACTGGTATTCCTCATAAACTTGTTGATTTATTAGATGATAAATCAGCTCGTAAAGAACCAGAAGAACCTTTACCAATATTTGTTAAGAAATTATTTCCTAATCTTATTGTAGAAGAAGTAAGAGAAAGAATTCGAAATGAACATCGTCCTGTATATGATATGGATGGTAATGATCACAACACAATTGCAGAAGCTGAAAGAGCCAATGTATTAATTAAACAACGTATTCTAACACAACATGTAAAAATCATGGTAGATATGGAATATGATCGTCAAGAAGCTGAAGCCCTTAAAAAGGGCTAAGCCTTCGGCTTCAAATGGTTTATGAATATGAATTCTTATCAAGTAACATTCTATGATCTAACAACCTGGATCACGGAGGGTAGTAGTTCTCTCCATGCTAGGAGATTAGCAAGAGAATATTACCCAACAAGATTCGTAACACATGTAATTCAAATTAAATAGGAGTATACCTCATGCAAGGTATTAATCAAGTTGTTCTAATGGGCACATTAGGTAATAAACCAGAACTTAAAACTTTCCCTAACGGTGGTAAATCAACACGTATTTCTTTAGCCACTTCTATGTCTTGGATTGATTCAGACTCTGGTGAACGTAAAGAAAAAACACAATGGCACTCTGTAGTACTGCGTAATCGTCAAGCTGAAATTGCAGTACAATACTTAGATAAAGGTGATCGTGTTGGTGTTGTTGGTCGTTTAGAAACACGGAGTTATGTAAAAGATAATATTACTTTTTATGTAACTGAAGTTATTAGTACTAATTTACAAATGATCAGTACTAAAAATAAATCACCTAACATTCCTGCTGAAGTATCTATTCCACCTGATATGGATGATGACTTACCATTCTGATCTAGATAATAGATTTATAATACTTATTATAGAAATATAGTAGGTATTATATGTATATTATTTAACATAGGAGTAATAAAATGAATAATATAGAATTTAATACTCGTTTGATTAATATCTTAAAAATGAGAAATAAACTAAAACGTAGTGAATTGGTAGATTTATTAAGACAGTTTTGGAAACATAACAAACAACAGTTACAAACAATTTATCATTATCATTGTTATCAATTAGTTGTTAAAGTTCTTAATCATTTTGATAATATTATCTTACAAAGCAACAATCGTTACTACTATGTTTATAAAAATGTATTAGTAGATTTTGTAGAAAAAAGTACTCAAAACCCTATATAGGTATTGATTAATTTCAAAATGTAATGTTAATTATGTAGAGATATATATAAATATAAGTATACATTTATAAACTTAAATGTACATTACATATTAACTATCTATTTGTTATATAATGGTGACTCCGTGCCACAAGAACTGAAACTAGTTACGTTACTATTCCTCACTATTGTCTCTATAGTGTCTCTTTCGACTTACTGTAATACTTTATACCAATAAGCCTAATAATGGCTACAAGGAGCTTACAATGCATTCTACAACCAATCTAGTACCAGCTGTAGTACACAATTTAAATGAAGTTTATTTATTTATGTACGGTCAATTACAAACTTCAGATTTCCTTTCTTAATCTGTTATTCAATTTATATCACTTCTTATGAGGTGATATATGTAGACTAACACTTAGGTATACTATCATGTATCGCTTATATAAAACTTACATCAATTCAGATGGCTCTTATTTCGATATGGAAGCCGTTTACTTTAATTGCATACAAGAGCACAGTAAACTTCTTAATCGCTCTCTAAAGACCTGTGAAGCTCATGATGGTGTACTTTGTAAAGTAGCTTACACCCTTGAACCTTTATATCTTTCTGAAGCTTATCAACGATCAGCAGTGTATCATATTAGTAATGCTAATAATATTAATACTCTTACTGAGTTTAAAACATGCCTTAAAGAATATTTTCCTGAATATATCAAATATATTTCTAACGAAAATATTATTAAAGAATTAAAACATATGGCTTCTTTTGTACTAAGTGGTGAAAGAATCTATCCTGATATTAAACGTATCATTGAAGTAAAAGGTAAATAATTATGTATGAGATCTATTTATACTTAGTTGGATTACACCCTTCTATGTTTCTTCCTAAAAACTTAATTAAATTAATAAAGGTAGAACCACAATGACTCAAGAAAAGAATAAGTTTAATCAACTTATGAATACTCATCTTGATGCTCTTTATGCATTAAATCAATATCAAGAACAATGTGTAAATGTAAGTTTAAATGGTTCTGTAGATTGTATGGAACTCCGTGCATTACACAATGTAATTGCTCAACATTTTCCTGAATTAATTTCCTCTCGTCGCATCAGCGATGGGGGAAGTAATAAAATGACATTAATTGCTAAAGTAGAAGAAATTAAACCTGCTTTAGAATTAATCCTTTCTGAATATCCTCGTATCTCTTCTAGTATTGTTGGTATCTCACTACAAAAAATGATTAATGAATTAGAACCACAATTAAACTTTAAATTATTCCCTAACTATCGTTAAAAGGATTGTACTATGACTACTCAACAACCTACTGCATATTCTTTATTTCTTACAGCTTGGGAAAATGCTCCTAAGATTCCTTTCAAAATGGAATGGAAAAATGGTACTGGTTATCTAGATCATGCAACTAATGATGATGAATTAGATATTCCTTATAATGAATTCCGTGCAACTATTGATGATTATGGACGTTATGTATTACTTAAAGGTTTAGGTCTTAAATGTAATATTGTAGTCTTTGAACGTCATGTTCATGGTATGAGTGAAATCTTAGTAAATAATCAACCATCTCGTCGTCATACTAAAAAAGTTGATTTAACTAACTGGGTAGACATTAAAGATGGTTCTCTTGATTTACGTAATATGGAAATCTTCCTGAATTTACGTGATAATTTATTAATCATTAATGATGCTGGTATTGAATACATTAATAAAAATGTAGACTCTGCTTTAGTATCTACTGGTGATTTTGAAATCTTAATCAATGATTGCTATACAGGTGTTAAACAACAAGACCTTCAAGCTTTTGGTATTGATATCAACACACTATATGTCTATGGTTATATTCAGGATTTAGTATAATGGAAAACCCTATTACTGTACTATTATTCTTTCTTGGATTAGAACAAGGTGATCAAAACTTTGATTCTAAACTAGTATATAAATTAGGTATGCCTATTCCTAATGCTAAATTATACTTAGATATTGCTAATTGGGATAAGAATTGGTGTCAAACTTTAAGTGAGCGTTTATGCTTTCCTAAAGACTATTGGTATAATTTATTATGTCAATATAATGCATCTAAAGTAGATAACATTATCGAAACAGAATTTAAATAATAAATTTATAGGACTTACTTAGGTAGGTTCTATATGTGTATTATTACAAAGAGATATTAATATGTGGGAAAAGATTAAACCTAACTTTTCAAATGTAAAAGAAGGTAAAGAATACAAAACTTGTATTAATGATGAACAAGGGTTACGTAATATTGCAACACTAAGAAAACAAGGTAACTTGTGGTTTTCTGGTAACAGTTACGTTTACTATACTCCTACTCACATTTGGGTATAATATGAAAATAGTTATTGTACATCCTTCACTTATTTCTATATTTAAACAATGCTCTGTTGCTTCATCATTAGATAATTGTAGTAATAAAGAATATCAAAAGTTTACTAATCATGGTCGTAAATTACCTAATCATAGTAAACATAAAGCTAATATTAAAAAAGGAAACTTTCCTTAATTAATAAATTTATAGGAATTATTATTAGTTCCTATATGTGTATTAATTAATATCGAGGTTATTATGTTTCTTGTACCTATTCCTAGAGCTATAGCTAAAGAACGTGGATTAAAACATTACGATTCAACATCATTTTGTAAATTTGGAAATATCAGTAAACGCCTTGTAAGTAATTTTAACTGTCTTTGTAATTCTTGCAAAAAAGAAAAGTATAATAAAGTAAAGGATTATAAAAAAACTCCCAAAGCTAAAGAACTTAGAAAAATAACTAATCAAAATTATTACAAAGAGAATAAAGAAATTATTCTTAGTAATAATAAAATATGGAGAGATGGAGTTGGATCTGAGATTAAAAAGTTAGCTGATAAAAGATGGGCTACAGAAAATAGAGACAAAGTTAATTTATCTCAAAGAAAACATTACCGTAATAATCTTCAAAAACAACGAGCTAGAAGAAGACTTTGGAACATGAAGAATCGCCCTAAAAAAGCTATGTATACTTTTGAAAGACGACTTCTTACTTCATATGCATATCTTAAAAGTGAGTTAACTGACTTTGTATTTGAACAATCACAAGAATTAGCCCAACAACGTGAAACACTTTTAGGTATTAAAATTCATGTTGATCATATGATACCTCTTAAAGCTAAAAATACTTGTGGATTACATGTTTGGAATAATTTTCAATGCTTACCTAGTGTGATGAATAGTAGTAAAGGTAATAAACTTATCTATACCAATCCTCATGAATGGTTATATGATATTCCTAAATTCTTTAAAGTAGTATATCAACAGGAGATTGCTGCATGAAAATGATTAAGTTATTAGTACTATTAGATGGTACTATGGTTAAAGTTTCATCTAAAATGGAAGTTGGTACTCTTATGAATACTCATAAAGGTGTCGATCAAATTTGTGGTGCTATTTATTCTGTATCATATGATATTTATAAAAAACGTCATAATAAAGTTCTTAAAAAACTTTTTGTTGATAGTATTTATAACCCACAAATTAAATTTTAATAAATCAATAGGATTAAGTACTCCACATATTTGATCCTATTCATTTGTTAAACTTTGTTAAACTGAGAGACTGTTATTGTGTCTAAATTAATCTTAACCGTTGGGATCTCGAATTGTGGTAAATCAGCTTGGACTGAACAATTTATCAAAGAACATCCTAATACTGTTGAATTAAATCGTGATTATGTACGCTTTAATATTATTAATCCTAAAGCAAACGATTGGTCTGATTATTCTATTAGTGAAACTAAAGAGAATCGTGTCAGTTGTATTCTTATGGAAAAATATAAAGAAGCTATTGAACAAGGTAAAGATGTAATTATCTCTGATACTAATTTATCTTACTTTGGTCGTATTAAATGGTTAGAGATTGCAAGACAAAATGGACAAAAAGTTGAATTTGTAGTATTTCATAATAAATTTATTGATACATTTTATGGAAACAGTTCTAACTTTATGTCCTTACCTGATTTTGTACTTACTAGTCAATACAAACGTTTTACTCAATTCCTAGATGAAGTTCCTGTTCCTGGAGTTAAGTATACCTTTATCTAGAGGATAATTAATATGAATGTATTAAATTTAATATGCTACATTAATATACAAATAACGAAATGTCATAATCATGATATCAATCTTGATCGGTTTAAACCTATTCTTAAAGATATTAAGATAAAAGATTTAATTAATTTATTAGAACATGAGGGATACTTTGGATCTTTTCGTGTAACTAATAAATCTCTTTATTATATCCATAAAGGAACAGTAAATGTTTAAACAAATATTTGAAACAATCTTCCCATTACATATGCTTATAGCTTTAGTAACATGTTTCTATATTAATATGTATATATTTAAATCAGAGCATATAGTACAAAGTGTTGTAGGTTCTTTTATTATTTATTTAATATTAACTTTCATTATGTTATATATTTATTTTAAATATATAAAAAGTTAATAAATTTATATCATTCTTAAATTAGGATGATATATGTATATTAACTAAAAGGAATATTATTGTGACTAATGCAATAATCTTAAATAGTATTAAAGCAATGCAACATGAAAAAGCTAAGAAAGAAACTAAAGAGATTATTAGTAAAATCTTATGCAATCGTACAACCATCACTATTAAAGAACTACGTAATGTATTAGGTGAACAATTCATTAATAGTTGTATTTTTGAATTAAGACTACAACTGGATATATTACATGGTTAGGAGGTTAATATGCTTTTCCCTCAATTCTCATTATATATGTCTAAATCTTCTTACAATTACATAGACATCAATAATATACTATTCATTACAGTCAATCTTAAAGAGACTTGGAATATGAGTAGTATTAAAATAGCTACTCGTAATACTTGGTTAACTTTTAGAGATAAACTAAGTGAAGATCAAAAGATTATTTTGAGAGAAGCTATTAAAGAACTCCGTACTAAATTTTACTTAGAGTTGATGTGCAAGGATACAACGTGGCTTTCTACTTCAATAGTCTCCAACCTCCTCTCCTCTATCTCCTCTTCTATTTTAACCTTCCATAAGCGTCAATCTACACTAAGACACTTTATGAATTCTCTTTCTTCCTAATTCCACTACCGAAGCTCGTTCCTCGCCAAATGCTTTTAGGAATTTCTTCTATCAATTTATCAGTCTACAAGGACTTTACAAATGTCTACTAATAAATCAATACCAGTTAACTTTCAAGCTTTGGTTTCAATAGAACCAATAGATGAACGATCTACTAAATGTTTATTTCAAAACATTTTTAATGGTAAACAATTTACTATGACATTAGCTATTACTAAATCTCAAATTGAATCTTGGTATCATGGTAAACCTATCCAATATGCTATGAGCAATTTGTCTAAAGACGTACAAGAGATTTTTAAAACTGGATGTACTGATAAAGAATTTGGTAAGTTATTAGATTCACTTTAAAGGATAAGATATACATAGTAGTGTATCTTTATATATTATTATGAACATCTTAATTATAGGTTTAAGAAAAAAAGATATAGAAAGAATAAAGAATAAATTTAAAAACTTTAATCTTTCTTTTATCTTAAGTGAAAATATTACTAGTAAATCATTTAATAATATTGAAAAATTTAAACATATTATTAGTATGACTAAGTTCTCTTCTCACTTAACTGAATACAAATGTAATCAACATCCTGGTTACATCAGACTATTACCTACTCAAGGTATTAGTACTATCAACTCCACATTGGACTCTTTAATATGAATAAAGATTACAATACTTTTAATTCTATATTAGATAATGCAGATCGTATTACTAATTATGATAGACATGTAGAAGATAAATGTTGGACACCTGAATGGTACTATTCATTAAATAGTCAATGGTATTCAATGATCTTTATCTTTTTCTTCTCTATCTTCCTATATCAAATATTTAAAGGATAACTATTATGTCTAAGCACAATACTCCACAAATCCCTAGTCAAAAAGAAGCTCCTAAACAAGTTCCATATTTAGTTGCTAACCAAGGTATTCTTCAAAACATTGATTCAATACTTAATCAAATGAAACAACCAATGTACCAAAACTCTGAAGCACAAGCTAAATTTCGTTCAGACTTAAAAGTACAGTTAAAACAAGCTTTAGAATTAACACAAAAGATGTTATTACTAAATCGTCAAGGTATGCCTAATGGCGTAAAAGCTGATGTAATTGGTTGGACTACTGCTGAAACAGATTATGATAATCCTCAGACAGTAGAAATCTTTCCTCATGCTGTATTAGTAAATAAGCTTCTAAAAGAACTTCTTAAAGAACAAGAAGAAGTTGCTATTGCAGAGGGTGTAGCTGTATCTGAATCTCAAATCATTAATGCTCAAAATGATGCATTAGATGATAATAAAAGTCATATTAATTTAGAGTGTATTAAAGATCCTGAAACGGGTATTGCTTCTAAAGTAGAAATCTGTAAACAAACTGGTGATACTCAATTGTATCGTCAAGATGAAGAAACAGGTATGTGGCATAAAGTAGGTAATGTATTAAAAGGCTATTGGAAAAATGTAAAAGATTTCTGTAAAAACATTTGGGGTTGGATTATGAAACAATATAATCGAGCTAAGAATTGGATTTGCAATATCTTTAAATCTCCAGAAGAATCTCAAATTATCTACAAACAAGCTGCTTAATCTATGACTATTAAAAAGTTTAAACAAGTAATTGTAATTAATGGTGACAATTTAAATGTTCATTATGAATTCAATAACGAAAAGACATTAGCTTATACTATTACTGGTATCTATCTAGATAATGGTAGACAAATTATGAATAACTATATTGGATCTAGTTATCATACTTTAAAAGCAATGATCTTTGATGTACCAAACGGATACTAATATAATAGTGTATTAGTATTCTTCTTTAGTGTAATAATATATAAGGAAACTTATCATGTCTACAACTACTCAAAATGTACAACAACCTGTAGCTCCTGTATACAACCCACAACAAACTCCTTTAGCTCATGCTCAAGAAGCTGTAACAGGTCTACAATCATATGTAACAGCCCCTGTAGCTAATACTATGAACTATCCTAAACTTGCTGGTACAGTACTAGCTTCTTATGTAGCATTAGAAGTAATTAATCATGTAGTATTAGGTAGCTATGTAATGCCTTGGGTAGTATCTACTCTTGGTTTAGGTGCTACTGCTGCTGGTGCAATCTTCTATGGTGTCCTTGGTCTATCTGCTTTAGGTTTATCTTGGTTAGCTTATAAATTCTTCTTTAAGAAAACAGAAGTTAAACAAGTAAATCCTAATGTTACTTATGTACCTGTAGATCAACCTTCAGTACAAACATCATCTTAATAAAAAGACAGTTCAATAGAGTATATTGTAAATACATATAATATACTCTTCTGTCCTATATAGGAGTATATAGTATGTTACTACATGCCCAAACAAAAGATAAATGTAATATCCATTTAGATTTAAATGACATTCGTAGTATCGAATCTAAACAAGGTAATTATATTCGTATTCACTATCGTGATGGTAATACTGTATCTTTAGCTTACAATAACACTTCATTTGATTTTAAAGTAGATTATATTGTAGATATACAAGAAATCAACCGAATTATCACTGAATTAGATAACCCAAAATAAGGTAATATTATGTGGTCTTGGAAAAATAAACCTCAAAATACTTTACAATCTCTTTTAAATGATCGTGAAGAACTTTTATTAGAACAAATGGAAATTAAACATCAACTAAATCTTGTAGATGAAAAAATTGAATACTTTAATTCCCAAAACAAAGGTGAAGCTTCTTCTACATCTAGTGGTACTAGTAGTGTTGTTTCTGAGCCAACGAACAACGTGGCAATTGCTCATTAAGAATAGTTGTTACTGATAGATACTATGTCACTTCGTTCCATAGTATCTATCTATTCATTTCTTCCTCTTATCCCACACCGAACAACCTTCGGTTGCAAATGCTTTATGGAGTTAAAGCTTTAAACTCTAGATTGCTACTTCCTTTACTTTTAGGTCTTAAAATGTCCCCTAAGTTTTATGAAATTATTCATAGTCTATTATATTATATTGGTTTACCAACTATAGTAATATTAATATACATTACTACCTATCATTCCTTTATTAGATAATTAATATCTATTTAAGAATGGTAAAGACTAGTTAGTCTAGTCCCCCGAATTAGTTCTTTTTAAGATATATAAAGACTAGTTCAACTAATTAGTTCAACGTAGTCATACTAATTCGAGATACCTCAGAAAAAAGACAACTTTTTCATGGGGTAGATATTACTTTTAGTCTACTAATTAACTTTTATCTTATCCTTATTTATACCTATTAATTACTAAGTCTTTGATTTATAAAGATTAAGTAATAATTAGAGATAATTTAAAGGTAAGAGTAATGTTTTTTACGGGGTAGATATTACTCTGAGTGGTTCTTTACAAATTCTTTGTTAACTTCGTCCATAATATTTTTATATAGATATTATAGAGAAGCTAATAAAAGCTTCATGTTTCATTATTAACAAACAAGGTAATCTATTATGAACACTGAACTTCAACAACATATTGAGAAAATGTTAGCTATTCCAGTAGCTAATGTAGCAGTAGTAAATGAACAATCTATTAATAAAGGTGTAGTATCTTTATTTGTAGCTGCTAATGCTTCTCGTTCTATCCTTTATCGTTACGCTACTATTAGTAGTAATGGTAATATTAACTTCCATGCAATGTCTCCTTTTACTTTTATTGACGATAATCAATCAGCTCAATATCGTAAAAAAACAATTTATGCTTCTGTTAATCTTGATTCTCAACAAGATAAAACAGATAAAAAAGTCCATTATAATAATAACTTAGGTAACTTCTTATTATTATTAAAACCTAATATTGTAAGTGGTGGTAAGCCTTATGCTAACCCATACAATAAATTAGATCTTCATTCTCCTATCATTAAGCAAGGTTTAATCCCTGCTAATATTGATAATGCACAATTAGATATTATTAACCAACCTGCTACTGAATTACAAGCAGTAGTTAATAGTATTAAGTTCGATGAAGATATTGAACCTAAAGAAAAATCTAATCTTTATATTCAAGCTTATAACGAATATAAAGCTAAAGTAGAACAATTATTCGCTGATGGTTTACTAGATTATTCTTTTATTCTTGTAAATCCTAAGCCTAACTCTGTATCTATTTCTATGGGGTTAGAAGAATCAATGAAAGCTACTTCTAATCCTTGGTTAAACATTAATACTGTTTTAGGTTTAGATATTCCTCTTTCTAAACTTCCAGTTATTAATAATTACACAGCTACAGTTCAAATTGTAGATGCTGATGATTTAAGTTTAATGTTTAGTGATAATAATAATATGTACGGTAAACGTACTATTTGGACTAATCAAGAAACTGGTAAATCTCGTGAAGCTTTATCTAAAGTAGCGATCATTAAAGATTACAATTCTGATACTCCAATCTTAATTGAAATCACTGATTCTATTAATATGTCTAATAATCCTGATGCTCGTGGGCGTGTTCAGGCATTTGAAGATTTATTAGATAAAGGTATTAATACTTTTACTGTTTCTGGTTCATTATCGCCTGTTGTTCGACTTAAAGAAAGTAATGGTGGGCGTAATGGTGTTGTGTTTCTTGAATTGATTATTGATACTTATTCTGTATATCAATCTAATAACACTCGATCTACTCTTGAATCTGATGCGTTTGCTTCATTATCTTTTGATGCTGATGGTTTAACTGTTGAATTAGAAGAGGGATCTGTAGAAGTTCTTCCTAGTGATAGTAATACTGATACTTTAGATGTTACTTCTACTTTTAGTCCTAAGAAGAAAGGTGGCGATTTAATCTAATGATTATATAGTAATTCTTGTAAAAGGGTTACTATAATATAAGTATGTAACTGATCATTATTTGTACAATATATAAAATTATAATGTATGAATTTTGATCAGTTTTTAGTTTCTATTTTTTAGGTAAATATATAAGTTAGAACTTTCCTAAGAAATTTTATATAAGTATTTAATTAACAAATAGAAATTTTTATTCTGTAAGGAGGATAAAAAATGAGTACATTCACTCTTGTAGTATGTAGTTTTTTAACTACTGCTGAGATCTTTTTTATATTGTATAGTTTAAATCCCCATTGGCTTAAAGTTGCTTTAGGTTATAGTTGGGTATTAGATCTTACATTAGGTGTTGGTATTAGTTTGATAATGTTAAGTACTGGATCTGTTAGTGGATTAATTATGTCTGCTATTAGTGGTGCTGTATTATCTTTCTCATTAATTGCTATGAAGAAACTCATTGGTTATCGTAAGTTTGAGAATGGTACTTGGTATCAATATGCTCCTAGTTTAACTAAAGATAATATTATTAAATTTAAAGATAAAGTTGTATTAAAAACTAAATCTTTAATTAACAGTTCTAAATTAAAAGTAGCTTAATATAGTTGCTTTTAATTAATGTGAGTAAAGATTATGCAAATTTGGTATACAATTAAGCATATAACTTTATTTGGTATTAAATATATTAAGTATGTATATTACGGTATTAAACAACGTATTAGTGCATTATTTAATTTACAATTAAGTTTGTTTGGATTCTTTAAATCCTTATTTAAAGTACCATTTGAAAGTTATCGCTTTACTAAAATGGAAATGGAATATGGATAAAGTAGATTTAAAAGGACATATTATTTTAGTTAATAATGAACAAGAATTAACTAAAGTTTTATTAATAGCACAATCTTATTATCCAAGTTCTAAATTAAATCTACATTCTAAATCTGATCATACTGTAGTTGTTATTAGTTTTTATGGTAATGTTTACTCTTTATCTAGAAGTTCATTAGAATATGTTAGAACATATGGCTATAAAGAAATCTTATTTAAAGATTTTATTTTAAATTATTGAGGTATGTATATGGATACATTAATAGATATTAAAAAAGAATTACCAAGTTTAGATACAATTGAATCTAATAAATATATTTATGGATTCATATTTTTACTTGGAATGGCTACTCAAGCTATTATTGGTTTTAAAGGTATCGTATTATTAGTTGGTTGTTATTTTATTATGAAATATTTTAGCAACAAGAAAGAAGTAGGTAAGGAAAAAACTTGATGTCTCAAATTCATGCAATTCCACGTGCATTAAATAACTTAGTAACACTTAATATTATTATGGTGTCTACTGTTGGTTTATGTGCTGCTGTAGGTTTATATCTTCTTGCTGGTCCTGTAGCAATTGTTGTTACATCAGTATTCGCTGCTATTATCTCTTGGTTTATGTTTAAGAAAAAGTAATATGGATACCTTAGTAGAAGTAAGCGATTCATTATTCGCTGTTGTTAGTTCATTTTGGACTTTATTAGTTACCTCTTATGGTACTGTTGGTGCATTAATTATTTGTGGTGTATTAGTAGTAGGTATCTACTGCATTAGTAAATTCTGTTTAAAATGGATTGTTAATAAGTTTAAAAATCTATTTAAGAAAAAAAGTGAGGTTAGTCTATCATCAAGAACATACTAGTATATTTTAATATATTTATTTTATAAAACTATAGGTGTTATTATTTATAGCATCTATATTTTTATAAATTACAAACAGAGCATTGTATGGAATTAATACCACCTTTTAAAATTTTATGTACATCCAAAGAATTGTTGGAAAAAGTATTATTAATATTATTAAGTCATAATAATACTTGGAGATCAGGTCATACTACTCTCAAACCTGGAGATCAATCATTTAATTTTGATCCTAATATTTATGTATTTATATATCTTCATAAAAATAATAAATTTTCTTATGATGAATTAACAGCACATATATATAATCAAAGATATTTTAATACAAATAATTCTCCATCTTATTCTGATTATCCTATAATGACTTTATCTGAATTAGAATCGTTGGATAAAAAGTTTTAAAGCTAACTTTTGATTTTTTATTCACCCAAAGAATAGTTATTTTAAGGAATAATATAATGGTATATCCAGTAAATCCTGATGGTAATTTACCTGAATTAATAGTATGTGCAGCTAATAAAGATCCAAATAATAACGTAGTATATCCTTGTGTTAGACATGGATGTGAAATTTTTTGGGGATTGATTGATGATAAATACAATGATTCTAATTATTGTACTACTCACTTTATAGAAGGATTCATAACTAATAAATATAGATTTGTTGAAAGAGAAGAAGCATATGTTATTGCTAAAGCTCAAAATCAAATTAAACGGTTATGTCCTACAGGTAGTACTAATCCAAATCCTGAATTGTTTTCAGAAATGTTGTATTAATTATGAAATTACCTCCTAATTTAGCTATTGAAGTACATAATAAGGAAGAACTATTTAAAGCTGTTTTAATATGTGGTTCTTATAAGTTATATTGGTATAAAATAGAGAAAATATTCCCATTAAAAGAAAGTATATTTACTGATAAAAGATATTTATGCTTTAGTACTTTATTTTTAGAAGAGTGTAATAAAGAAGTAGGATATAAACTAGTTCTTAAACGTTCTCCAAATAATCGACAAGTAATATCCCTTGAAGATTTTATTTCTCAATATGGATAAAATATGTCATTTAAACAAAATCGTAATAAATTAAAAATTATTCAATGGAAACATAAAAATATTATACCTAAACAAGGTTGTTTAACATTAATTTGGTGGAAAAAAGGTAATAGTGTTGATGGTTTTTATATTAAAGCAGAATTATATGGTTTAGATGGTTTTATTTTAAATAATGTATTTCTTGAAGATAATCTTCAAACTATTATTAATCAAATTAAATTTCAATATAATTTGGATAAATTATATGTTAAATAAAATGAGCAATATTCAATTGTCAATTTATAAGGCAACTGAATCATCAGGTAATCAACAATTCTTTTGTCGTGCTAATCGGTTAGATGAAAAAAATTTGCAACCCAAAGACAAGTTGGCTACATTGTTAGAATTAGCTTGTTTTCAAACTAAACATTTAGATATTAATACTTGTATGTCTAGAGCTTGGTTTACTATTTCATATTCAAGTCGTTTCTTCGGTATTCCAATGGATGAAGTTAAATTAATTAATTTTACTAAGGAAGAAGAAGAATATATTAAAAAACAATTAGCTCTGAGATAACATTATGAAAAAATTAAATTCAATATATGTTAAAATAACATCATATGATCAACTTTTAAAAGCTAAATTAATCCTTGATTTATATAAAGTAGGTAATCATCCATCTTTAGGTATAGAACTAAAAGAATCATTATATAAATTTGAAGATGATTATTATATGTTTTTAAATATGAATGGTAATTTAGGAATTATTCCTAAATATCATGATCCTTTTAATTCTTTTACAGAAATTACTTTTAATCAATTAATTACAGAGTATTAATTATGGCTATATCTAATATATCTTTACCTAATTTATTTAATTGTTTTACGCAATTAGGTCATATTATTTATGAAATAAATTTAGATATATATACTTTTGTAGATCTTAAATCAAATACTCTTGCAACATTTGATTTTCGACATAATTTATGTACAATCTATAATGAACCTGGTTTTTTATATCATTTTAAAAAAGATGATTTTAATCATGCTTTAGAAAAATATAAGAAACATATTTATAAAATTGAAGAATTAAGTGATACTAGTAATTCACTGGAACCTGGTACTCGTTTTGAAGAAAAAGGACATACTCATCCTAATAATTATCAAATTCCTGCATTAGAAAATTTGACTAATTGGGTATTATTAGAATGTGGTGATGCTGTTCGTTATTATATTCATTGTGATAATGATCTATATGGATCTCGTGCTGCTTATGTTTCTAAATCAGCTCGTGTACGTGTTAAAGACAATCAATGGAAAACTGTTGGTGGTCGTTCATCAGACTATGGATTATCTTTAGATAATTTATTAGCTTGTGATGAAGAATTAATTAAATTAGGATATTTTAAAAAAGAATCTTAATTGTTATTTACTATTTATTTAATATAGATAGTAAATAAAGGTGTATATAAGTTATTGTTCTAATTTGATAACGGTGTTGCCAAACTTCCTTAATCACTTTTAACTGTATACATCTTTATTTATTATTTAAGGTTAATTTTATGAGAACTAAATTAAAAGAAATTGGCATAATAGAATTTAATTCTTCATATGAAATTGACAATGTTATTCAATATATTTTTTCATGTTTATTGAAAAATAAAAATATTGATTGTAATACTTTATCAATTCAATCCAATATTCATGAAAGAGTTATCAACAGATTAAAATATAATTCTTTTGATAGACAAACAAAAAGTAATATTGAATATATTTATAAAATATTAACAATATTAAACTACTCATTAAGCACTTTCTTCACTTTAGTTGAAGAATTTATATCTAAAAAAGCAATAGTTGTTATTTTTAAACAAAATGAAACTTTATGCTTATCTATTACAGAATGGGAAATATATTGTTCTCAATTACCTTGTTGTAAAGAATTATTATTAGTTAGAGCTAAAATAGCTAAACACTTTTCAATACAACACAGATTATTTAAAGAACAAACTATTGAACTTAGTATGTATCCATCTTCTCTTATTGTAGAATCAAAGAAATTATTATGATATATCCTATAAAATTGTTTATTAATGGTAATCAAAAATTATCTTTTAACATTAGTAGTGAAAATGTTCCATACAAAATCTTAGAAAATTTAAATACTAGATTAGCTTCTGCTTTTAAATCTAAAATTAATTATTTATCTAAATTTTCTAATAACATGCCTTTCATTAAACAAGAAATTATTTATCTTAGTTTAATGAATAAAAATCAAAACAATTTAATTATATGTTATTTGTTATCTCATTATTTAAATAATGGTAAAAAAGCATTTGATGTTCATTTAACTTGTAATGATTTTAAAATTAAATTAGATATTGATATCACAGATTTTTTAAGTAAAAATTTATCTAAGGTTTGTTAATAATGGTATCAGAAAAAATTAAACAAAAATTGAATGAAACTATATTTGTTCCTGATACTGAAGAAGAGTATCAAAAAATTTGGTTAATTTTGAGTACCATTTATACACGATATACTGTAAATATTAATCATTTTAAACAATACCGTGCGATTTATGTTGAAGACAATAAATTTCATGGTACTTCTAGACCTGATTATCATTATGGTAATAAAAAAATATTAACTTTAAATGATTTATTGGAACTAAAATTATGATGTCTTATATTTATCCTCCTATCGATGAACATGGAAAACCAGTAAAAAGATCTAAACATAAATACCCTTATTCTTATGATGGTTTTATGTTATTTCGTTTACTTCCTAATACAGAAGCTACTAATACTTTATATTGTGATCGTTTACGTTCTCAATATAGCAATTGGAATGAATTATTAAAGAAACATTTCAATAATATTTCTGATTATTTTTATGATCGTTCTCCTAAAAAGATTCAAGATTTTTTAAGAGAACTTTTAAACAAACCAAATCTATTATTAGTATTTGGTATGGAATATTGTAATCTTAGTAATGGTTATCCTGTTCATAGATTTGAGGTTAAAATTTAATGCACACTGTTTCTTCAAGAAAGATTAATACTTTAGTTAAAAATAATTTAAAAGTTGTTCATAATACTAAAAAGTATTATTTAAATTTTCAAGCAGCTGAAAAATTAATTAATCTTGTAAGTCAACATACTAGTTCAAGTAAATTAATTTTAACTTCAAAAACTCCTTTAAGAAATTATAAAATTAAACTCTCTCAAACTGTTAAAACTATTGTTAAAGATGATTTTACATGTGTTATTTGTAAGAAAAAAGCAATTAAAGCTATTCTTATTCCAAATACTAAATGTAAAAGTATTACAATAAATTTTTATACTAAAGGTAATGTACTTTTAACTAAAGATCATATTGTTCCTAAAGCAAATGACGGAAGAAATATTCAGTTAAATTATCAATGTATGTGTGAATTATGTAATACAGAAAAAGGATCATTAGATAATTTTCAATTTTTAATTAAAAAAGGTGTTTTAAATTGGGATGAAACTTTTAAACTTAATTGGTTTGAAAGATTTGTTTTTTCTTTTATTGGTAAAAGGATAAAAAATGCTTAAATATGTTGGTTTAAGTCCAGGTGTATATAATTTATATGGATCTAAGAAAATATTTAAATGGGAATATTCTAAACCTTATATAGGAAGTATTAAAGTTAATGAAGATGGCTCTTATATGACAACTTCTGCAACTACTTACCATTATTCTTTATCTTCTTTTCCTTCTTTACATTTTTATTTACATGATAATGGTGAATTTAATCTTGATCGTTATTTTATGAAATATATATCATTTCGATTTTTCATTTTATACGAAAAAGATAAAATTATTTCTGCTATAAATCTTTTAAAACAACATTTAAAAGATGTTAAATATATTGTTAAATATAGTTAGAGTTAAAATATGAAAATATCTCTTGAAAAATTTTTTCCTGATAATCCTAAATGGAATGAACCTTATATTACATATTTAGGTTCTATTGTTAAAAATGGAAATGAATATGATTTAGGTATTTGGAAATCACCTAAATCTACAGATATGTCTTGGTTCTTTGTTCAAAGTAATGAATGTGGTGATTATCAATCAGGTACTATATTTATAAATAATAAAGTAGATCTTCATATATTTAAAAGTAAATATAATAAAGATAGTACTCTACCTGTAATTGAAACTATTATTGAAGCTTCTCGTCAAAAACATTTCAAAGGTACAGTTCTACATAACTTTAATTTTAATGCTGAATATATTTTAGATTGTGATATTATTAATTTCTTATTAGATCCTTATAAAGTTAAAGGAATTAATTTTAGAATTAATAAAAATTTCTCTCTGATTAAAGGTGCAATTATTATTAAAAATCCAAAAACAAAATGGGGTAATATATTTTATCATAAAGGTAAAATTATAGATCCATTTAATATTCAATTAATTGAAGTTTAATTATGATATGTACTAAAGTTCTTAGAAGAATCACTGATAAATGGCTTATAGATATTGACTATGTAACTTCTGGCAGTGATTCTGAGTTTAAAAATTATTACGCTGTTTATATACGATACAATTATAAAAACTTTATTTGGACAGATATTGAATGTAGTCGTAATCAATTATTACATGAAATTTATAAATTAAAACGTAAAATGATTATTGAAACAAAATTAAAACCTTATCGTATGGGACATAGTAGATGAATACTAAAAACAGTTCTGAATTAGTTATGAATTATAAATATAATTCTGATGAAAAAGAAATTAATCTTGAAGATATTCTTGATATTAAACTTAATATTATCAAGGGTGATTTTAATAAACATATTTTAATGACAGAAAATGGTCAATCAGAAATACGTTCTTTTGGTGGACATCTCAAAGTAGAGTCTATTAAAAAACGTTGTATTAAAGCTCTACTTAGAGTTGGTTCAACAGATATTAATATTTTATCGTCTACTCATTTTACTGATGATGGGCGTTTCTTTAATATCTTTTCACGTGAAATCTATGTAGACGGTAAGTGGCAATCTTACTGGTTAAAAGATATCAACACAGATTTAAAAACTTTTATTATTTAACAAAGGAAACAAATATGAATATTTTATACACTATTATGGGTTGGTTTCGTACTATGTTTAATCGTAATACTGATTTACGTTATGCAGGTAAAGAACATATTCATCGAATTGGTAGTGACATTGGCGATATTAAAAGTCAACGTGATACTCTTGTAGGTCAAGGTATTGTTCTTTCAAACGATATTAAAGCCCAAAAAGAAACAGTAGATGAATTATTAGCTGCTATTAAGCAACATAAAGATACTGGTAATGAAGATTTAAAAAATAAAGCTTATGCAGAATATGTTAAAGCTCAAACTAAATTAAATACTTTAATTAAACGTGAAGATACTATTAAAGGTCAAATTGATGTTTTAAATACACAAATTGATACTTTAGAATCATCTAAAGATAATGTACAAGATACTTTATCTGAAGCTGCTAATACTCAATTAGTAGGTAAAGCAATGACTAAAGTTGAAGATGTACATACTAATTTAGCTGAAGGTCCATTAGCTGGTGCTATTGAAGAATCTAAGTTAATGGCTGCTACTGCCGAAGGTAAACGTCTGGCACGTGAAGCTAAAGATAATAGTGATATCTTTGCTTATAAAAATCCAACTAATGTTAAATCATTAGATGAAATTTAAACATTAAATAATCTTTATTTTTAAAGGATATTAAGTAATGATTAAGCAGTTTATTTTGTTTATCTTACTTAGCTTAGGTAGTGTAACAACTACCTTTGCTATACCAACTGTTTCTGAAATTGAATCTACTATTGGTAGTGGAGATTATAAAGAAGCTAAATCTAAATTAAATGAAGTATTAAAAGTACATCCTGATTCTGTAGTTGCTAACAAATATATGTTAGAAATTATTAAAATCGAATATGCTGGTTCTTTACAGCCTTCAGTTGAATTTAAAATTTATGAAGATAAATTAAAACAAATTGAAGTAAAGAAACAGGAAAAACTTTTAAAAGAACAAGAAGCTTTAGCTGAAAAAAAGCGAGCTGAGTTCAAGGCTAAAGTTAAATCATTCTTTAATTTTATATTAGTTCTTTGTATATTTGCTATTATTTTCTATGGTCTTTATTTAGTGTTTATTAAGCATTATAATAAAATAGTAGAAAATATGAAACATGCTAAATGGAAATCCAAAGTAGTATCAGAAACTAATCATTTTAATACTATTTTTTCTAAACATTTAGAAAATCCTGATTTAATTGTTCAAAAATATGATCAATCTATTTTAGATGATATGAATTATCTCCATTTAGATAACAATGATTTTATTAAATCTTTAGTATTAAATGATTATAATGTTGATAAAATTAATCGTCATATTAAACATTCTTATGATTTTTTAGATCAATACGGATTTGAATAATGAAAAAGTTTATTATTTTATGTTTATCTTCTGTATTATCTTTTTCTTTTACTCCTGTAGTACTAGCTAAAAGTTCATATAGTAAATCAACTTCATCTTCTAATCGTTATAGTAGTAGTTCTACACGACCTTCTCGTTATGAATCTCGTTCTACTAACTATAATTCTTCAACTTCTAAACCAAGTTATACTCCTTCTAAACCTAGTACTACTACTACTTATACTTCTAGTCCTAAACCTTCTCGTTCTAGTAATAATACATCTTCATCTAGTAGTTATACTCAACGTTCTTCTGCTTCTTCTAATAGTTCATCATATAAGTCTTCTAATAACTCTAGTTCGAGTTATAAGCCGTCTAGCACCTCTAGTACGTCCAATACCTCTAGTGCTCTTGCAGTAGGCGCTATCGCTGCTGTAGCCACTACTGTAGCTTTAGCTGACGATAGTGACAGTGATGATTCAACATACTATCCTACTGAAGAAGAGTTACGTCAACAACATATTCAAGAGGAAGAACAACGTCTTCGTCGTGCTGAAATTGAACGTCAAGAAGCTTTAGAACGTAAACGTGTTGCTGCTGAACAAGCAGAAAAGAAACGTTTAGAAGAACAAGCTTGGTTAAATATGACTCCTCAACAACGTCAAGGCATTGCTATTAAAAAAATGTGGATTAGTCCATGTAAAGAATGGTTATGTCAAAATTAAATTTTATTGGAAATACAAATGAGTAAGCTTCGCCCTTTATGTAATAAACTTGTAGTCCGTCGTTTAAAAAACGAATCTCTTACTTCTTCAGGTATTATTTTAAATCAATCTTCTTTAGAACTTTCAAATAAGGGCGAAGTTCTTGCTATTGGTATTAAAGTTGTAGATATTAAAGAACAAGATATTGTTCTATTTAATAATGATGAAACTGTACAAATTGTAAAAGTTAATAATGAAGAATTTTTAATTATTAAAGATTCAGATATTTTAGCTATTGTTGAAAATTAATTAGGTATATATTATGAAATTACATAATCCTGCACATCCATCTGAAATTCTTTTAGAATATTACTTAGATAATCCTTCTTTTGTTGTATCTTCAGGAAAAGTAAATTTATTACGTCATCTTATTTTAGAAAAATCTTCTATTAATAAAGGTATTGCAGATACTTTAGCTGGCATTTTTCAAACTAGTTCTGATTTTTGGCTAAATCTTCAAAAACAATATGATGAAGCTGAAAAAGAAGAACCTTTAGAAGATAAATCTATTCTTTGTGATACTTTGGATTTAGCTGTAATTTCTTTACAAGAAACAGGTCGTCCTTCTAATTATCAAGGTATGTATCTTCTTTCTGAACAATCTTATAAATATCTTATTTCTAATCTTACTCAAGATGAAGAATGGGATTTAGGTTGGTTAGGTGCATCTGAAAAATATGCAATTGCTAAAAAAATGCCTAAAGCATTAGTTGAAGCTATTGATAAATTGAAAACAACTAAGTCTGTTGATTATGTTAAACAGAAGTTTAATAAATTAACTACAAACTTATTAAATAACTAATTGGAAATATGTATATGAGCAATATTACTCTTCAAAATTCATTACCATTAATAAATACAACTAATTTTATTAATGATTTTCTTGATACTTTGTTAGAAGAGTATTGCTCTCAACATTATAAAGAAAATACTGTCATAAGTGAAGGTATTAAATTACCTACATTAGTTACTTTACTTCGTTATAAATATCCTAATTATAAATTAATTTCTCCTGGTGTTTTAGGTCATATTTATACAACTGAAGTAAAAGTTATTTATAAAGATAAATACCATGATCAACTTGTTAATGCATTAAATCATAAATTAAGTATTCTTTTTACACAATATACTCCAAAAAATATTTCAACAATATCGTTTTCTACATATTCAAATCATTTAGAAAGTAGAATAGTATCACGGTTATCTTCTCCTTATATTTACTATAAGCAATTAACTACAATTAATTTAGTTAGAAAATATGTAAAACAATATAATGTAAGTATAGAAAATCATGATCATTTAAAAGATCTATATTTATGTTTATATACTCTTTTACCTGTAACTGTTATTTATAAACCTACTGTAGAAACATTAAAAGAAATTAATAATCAATTTTTAAAATCAAATGAAGAAGTTTTTAATAATTTTGATTTTACTTCTTTTAATTTCGAATCATGGATGATTTCCTTATATATTACTCTTTCTTCTGAAGAACAATTAGAAGATATTAAAAATAATATTTCTTTAGATTATTTTAATAATTTATTTATTAAATGTTCTGAATATTTAATTCAATTTAAAAGTGAATTTAGTGATTATCTAGACAAATATTTTAAATTGAAAAGAGAAATAGTTAAAGAAATTGAAGAACCACTAAATTTACTTAATGAATTAAATAACCAACCTAAAGTAATAGTAGAAACTATTATTGAAGATAAAAAAGAAGTAGAAGATCAATCTCATTTAGATCTTACTCCAAAAGAATTATTTTGGTTAAGAATTATTGTAAGTATTCTTGTATTAGCTTGTATTTATTTTATATTTAAATGAGGTAAAAAATGTCGAAATTAGATCATGGTTGTTTTGAATCTAATGATTATACTCATGGAGTATTAGATTTAGAATCAATGAATAATGATCCTTTAAAGTATGCTACACATTGTTTAAAAGCTAATGAAACTCAATTAGTAATTGAATCAACTGAAACATGTCCTCAGCTTTTATTCATTAATGGTTCTTGGCAACCTAGTAACATTTATAAAGGTATCTTAAAACCTATTGAAAAGGAAGTGAAATGAGTAATCAAGATCACGCTCTTAAAAATATTTTATATTTAACTTCTTGTGTATTAGAAGAAGATTCTAATCGAAATTATGGTAATAGAGATTCTTTTTTATTTAAATTACATAATAGTTGGGAAGAATTTATTAATAACTCTCCTTTAGGGTTAGACCCTTATCAGACTTTTAAAGATACATTTGTAATTAAAGAAGAATCTCAAGATTTAGATATTGAAATCTTATCTAAAATGAACAAGAAGCCTTGGAAATATTCTACTCATTCCGATTTTTCTTGTTCTACTTTTTATATGAATTTAAATTCTATTTGGTTATATTTTGATTTAAGTTCTCTTTGTTGGAAACAATCTTCTATTAAAGCTGAGTATTTAGTTTCTCAATTAGAAAATAGTGATAAACAAAGATTTAAACAAAATCTTTATAAATTAGAACAATATTTAAAAGGAAAGAAATAACTATGTGGTATTTCCTTTTAACATTAATTTCTATTGTTATTGGTGTTTATTTTGTTAATAAACATATTTATAAAGAAACTGAGAAAGAACTTGAAAAAAAGTTAAATATTCCAGTAAAAAATCAAATAGTTAACTTACCTAAACAAGATAAATTAACTTATGATTTAACTTCTTCTGATTATTTTTCAAAATTATTTTTATTAAATTTACAAAAGAATACAACATTATATTCTGTTAATAAAGATAATTCTGAAGTAATTGAAAGGATTAAATTTATTGTCTTTGTATTAGATAAAAAATCTAATTTATTTTTAAAACCTTTTCGATTTACTTCAGAAGGAGAAGGCTATAACAGTTATAAATATCAAACATGTAAAGATATTAATACTTTTATTGGATTATTAAAAGATAAAAATGATTATTTAAATAATTATTTTTCTTTTATTTCTAAATTAAATGTTCTTTTAGGTAGTAGTAATTTCTTTAGTAAAGAATATTCTAATGGTTATTTAATTGCTTCTTTATCTTTATTTGAAGCTTTTAAGCAAGTAATAGAAAATGATTCTAAAGAAATAGTTTCAAAAGATTATTTAGATGATCTTTTGAAAGAACTGAAAATAGTTGTAAAAAAATCTAATTTTATTAATTCTAAATTTGTTTTTTTACGTGATATGAAAATTGATATTAATGATTCAACTGTCATCAAATCTATCAATTTATTTAAATCTTAAGAGTATATATTATGTCTATTGCTAAATTTATTAATCGTTTCTTTTCTTCTGCAAATGTTAAAGCTCATGCTGCAATGGAAAAAGCTGATCAAAAAATTGATATTCAACAACATGCTAGTTATTTATTAGCTCAACAGAAAGAAAACGAAGTTAAAGTTACTAATTCTCGTAATACTTTAATTAAACAACAACAAACTTTACTTAAAAATATTGAAACTAAACAAAATCGTTTAGATCTTATTGAAAAAATTGTTATTGCTGATCAAGATAAGCCTAAACGTGAAAAAACTACAGATTATACTCAAAAGTTTTTAACTGCTATTCATGAAGGTCCTTTGTTACAACAAAGTATTAATTCAATGAAATTAAATTTAGAAGTAGTTAATAATGCTATTGATAAAACAATTGAAGATTTAGGTAAAATTGAACGTAATACTATTACTATTGAATCTCGTTTAGAAACATTAAAAACTAAAGATACATTAGCAACTATTAAATCTACTACTTATACTATTTCAGAAGCTAATCACTATTTCAGTATTGAAAAGTTAGAAGCTATTGTAGAAAATAAAGAAGTAGAAGCTAATACTGCTGAAAAAATCTTTGAAATGGATTCTCCTCTTTCATTAGAATCTGAAGTAACTAGTAATGATTTTATTAAATCAGTATTAGCTAAAAATTCTAAAAAGGATTAATTAATCCTTTTAACTTGTAACAACAAAGTCTATATTTATTATTAAGGAATTATTATGTCTAATTTAACTGTTACTTTTTTTGAATACAATGGCGCAATTGGTGCTGAAATTGATATTGATAAAGGTACATTTTTAAATGATCCTAAAGCCCCAGGTCAAATGGGAACAGTTACTGATACTAAATATATTGGTATGCCTGAAGAAGTTAAACAAGCTATCCTAACACGTTATAAACGTGAAGGTGGTTCTTTCGCTTCTATGATGATTTCTAAATCATCTAAAGGTGATAATATTGGTATTCTTGGTGGATATAAAGCTTGTTTAGCAACTTCTAAAACAGCTAATATTGAAATCAGTCGTGATTGTGATCTTTCAGTTTTAGATTCTTGTGTTAAAATTGAAAACAATCCTCCACAAGATTTTAAAGATTATATTGATTCTTTATCTAAATAAGGATATAGGTATGAAACTATATGCAGTAATGTGTACAGAAAGTGAACAGCCTACTCATTTAGTAATTGCATTTAAAGAGTCAGAACTATTTTCAAAATTACATAGTATGTATGAAATTAGTGAAAAATCTTTTAATGAGTTACGTGATACAAATTCAGCTCATGTTGAATATATAGATCCTTATGGTGGTACAGATTCTATTACAAAATATGTTCAATTATTTTTAGACACTACAGAATTTTAAAGGAAAATATATGTCTACACCTATTGTTCCATATAGCGATGCAACAGCTCTATTAGGTCAAGTTCATTCTACATTACAAAATCGTGATGCAGTACACGTTGCTTGTATTCAAGTAGAATTAGCAGAATCTTATCATATTGATAGTCCTGCTCAAATGCTTCGTATGAATAATGAAGGTAAGTTTGTTCCTACAACAAATCGTGAACAAGCTTTAGGTATTTTAGATCCATTTATTACTAATTTTTATGATTTAAATGATGGTGATAAAGTTTGGTTAATTTTATTTCCAGGTATGATTCGTTCTTTATCTCATTATTGGGAACATGAAGCTTTTCCTCCTGCTCCTGTAGAACAATCTTTTACTGATTTTGTTTTAAAACAAAAAACAGATAAAGAAGCTTCAATTCCTCAAAATAAACTTTCAAGTTATCAATATTTAATTCGAATTGCTGAAAACTTAGAAATGAGTCTTGATCGTCTTCTTGCAGAAGCTCATGAAAAAGTATTAAATAATAATCATTATTATATTGGTAATTCGGAAGCAGAAGGTTATAGTGTTGGATCAGATTTTTGGTTTCATTATGAAAATTATACTGAAACTCAAGTACCTGAGTCTCATAAAGAAAACTTTATTTCTTGTTCTTGTTAAAAAGTAAATAAATTTATAACTATTCTTTAATAGAGTAGTTATATGTGTATTTATTTAAAAAGGTATTAATATGCAATTTAATTTATTAATAGACAAACATCCTCTGTCTGTTACTATACCTCAATCACAATTAAGTTTTAATGGGTTTAAAGATAAAGATTTAGTTGCTGTTTTATTTAATGGTAGTAATATTATAGCTGGATATTTAATGTTTTTATCTGAATTAAATATTAGTTATCCTGTTTTAATTAATTTAAAAGGTGAAGCAATAGAACTAATAAATATATATGGTATTAGTCATATTTCTACTGTCCCATTTGTTGAATTAAATAAAAATATTACTTCAGAAACATATCTTGAATATATTACCTTTAAATATTTAAATATAAATAATAATCCTTGTAGTGGTTATACTTTAGGTCAAATTTTAGATAAGATTAAAAAGGAATATGGTAATTTACAATTTAAATATAAAATTGTAAATAAACATATTTATTGTAATGTTTAATATTGGATTAAATTATGAAAATTAATGCTCTTGAATTATTAGGTAAACATAAAGATTGTATTTTAGCTCATTTAATACTAGAAGCAGGTAGTATAAGTGAGTATAAAAAACAATTTGAAGAAGTTACCAAAACAATACATGAATCTAAAGATAAACTTTTAGATATTAAAATTGTTTATAATGGTATTGAATTTGATGGTCAAATTTTAGAAAACTTAATTCAAGAGCAATGGAATCATGTAGTTAAAAAGTTAGAAAATAAATATTCTGATCTTGATAAATTAGCGGAACAAAAAGCTGATGTATTATTTAATCAACGAATTAACGACTTAAAACAACCTACTATAGAAAAATTATATAAAATTCAATCTATGGTAGATAAAGTTTATACTGAATTGGATGTTCTTTAATCATGTTAAAATTTAATACAGAACAGATATTATTAATAGGTAATATTAATAATTTTCGTATTACAGATATTTTGAAAACTTATACAGGAGATTCATTAAATTCTCCTTTATTTAGTTTTAAAATAGAGTTACGTTTTAATTCTTTATTACCTTCTGCTAAATTATTATCTAATTTAGATAATTCTTGGTTTAAACCTAATAATTACACTTTAAAAGATATAATTGTATCTTTTGATACTTTATTAGAATTATTAGAATATTTAAATCCTAATGAAGGTATTAAAATTGAATTATTAAATCATCAAAGTGATATTAAATTGTTCAATTTATTATTAGCAATGACTGATGAACAACCTTTTAAAGTTTCATTTAATAGCTTATGTCTAAAGTATAAAAATGTTATTTACATTATCTATGATACTAATGAACGTACTTATTTTAGACATATTATTTCAGAAGATTTGAAACATACTTTTAAAAAGAATTTTGATATTAAAAATCAATTAACTTTTCATATTGTAAAAGCAATTGAAAGTATTTATAAAGATCCGTCACTTGTTGTATTAGATAATGGTCACATTGTTTATAAAGGTGTTGAATACTTAAATCATAAAAAAATTATTTATTCAACTAATTTTATTAAAGATTACTTTTTAAATATTAATTGGTAATGTTATGACATCTATTCATGTTGTTATGGTTGTTTCTCCAAGAGGAACATTATTTGATAAGTATCAAATAATAAATGAATTTGATACTATGTTAGATGATATGAAATTTAAATTTCCTATACTAACAGATGAGAATTTATTAGATATGGTTAAAACAGGTAAGTATATTTCTGAAAGAAATTTTACTTTTTTATATCATGAATTTAAGTGTTAATTTTATGTATAATGAACATTTATTAAATAATTGGCAAATTAATCATGATCCAAATATTTTAATTGAATTTATTAAAAAGTTTCGTGATAATATTTGGCCATATTATTCTCCTTCTGGACATTGGACTCCAGAACAAGAAGAAGGTATTTCTAAATTTTGTAATCCACCTTTAAATGGTATGTATCATACTACTTATTATGATGGTAAAATTTTACATTGTTCTGTAGGTGAAGTTGAAATTTCTTTTCAAAAAGGATCAGCTTCTATGTGTTTTTATTTTCCTAATATTGATATATTAATTTATTCTGATTATCTCTACTATGGTTCTGAAACAATTTATAATGATAGTCATTCAGATATTCGATATGATTCTCCTCTTAAAGGTTTTGAAGAATTATTGAATATTCAAGAATGTGAGGAGAGAAGATTAGTAACTGTTTCTATAACCGTAAGAGGTAAATAAATGATTTATGGTTTACCAACTTTTAATGTATTTTCAAATTATAATTTTTCATTAGATTCTAATTTAAATTTATTATTTGTTGATCATTTAATTACTACTGATAATGTTCTTTCTATCTTACAATTAGAAGAAGATCAATATTTTATTTTAGAACTTAATCGAGGACTTTATTTTAAAGGGTTTCAATCACAAAGAATTAAATTTATAAAATTTGAAGATCATATTTTAATGGTAATTCTAGATTGCGATCAAGATGGTAAAAGAATAGGTCGTATTTCTTCTTTTACAATTAATGCTATTTCTTTTGAAGATCGTATTTATAAAATTAGCCATAATAAACTAATTGTATTTAATAAAATGTTAGAAATAGCATCAAGTGGATTATTTTAATGTTAACATCATCTCAAATTTTAGCTTTTACTTTGTATAATCAATTATTTTCAGATGATGAAAATGTTGCAAAGAAACAAAGACGTTCTTTATTAAATAAATGGCATCCTGATTCTAATAAGGATCAGGATGCTGAAAAAGTATTTATTCATATTAATTATTTATATGGATTAAATAATGTTAAAGTAGTTGAAAATGTTCTTGAAATTAATGGTAAAGAATATCATTATTATTTTTCAATTGTTAATGATATCTTTACTTTATATTATTTAACATCATTTAAACTTTTAATTAAATTTAATTTCAAGCAAGAAGAACTTAAACTAAATTTTGTAAAAAATCGAAATAAATTAGATTTATTTTTAGATTCTAAAGATTTTAAAAGTCGTTATCAAGACATTTTAAATTTAAAGATTTTAAGTTCTTCTAATGGTGAATATTTATATATTGATTTATCACCTAATTATTTACCATTATCTTTGATTCTTCAGTATATTAAAGAATTTAAAGATTGGAAAATGAGTGCTTGGATTATTTCACGTTATTACGATTCTGCTTTGTTGTATCAACATTCGGATTTAAAATATATTGGATGTGATTTTAATTTAGTGTTTGTCGATACTAAAAAACATTTAATTATTGATTTATCTGCTTTATTCTTTTCTGTTAAAGATACAATGTTATTATTAACTAATAATCAACATAAATTCTTTACTCATTCCGCTATATCATCTAAAAAATGTGATGATGAATCTATTAATTCTTTAATTAAGTTTTCATCTATTTTATTAGCAGGTGATACTACTCAAACTGGTAATTTTAATTTAATTGAAGATATTGAAGTTAATAAAGAATTAATTCAACAACTTCTTTTAATTAATTCTTCTCGTTCTTTATTAGATAATTATAAAGAATGGCAAGAACAAACAATTACTAAAGTTTTTTCTCAACGTTCTTTTTATAAAAAAGAACTTACTTTTAATGATCTTAAACAATATATTTAAGGATATATACTATGGGTGGTTCAAGTTTTTCTACAGCAGACTGGTCTCGTGCTTCTTCTACAGTTCGTGATCAACCTTTACATAAGACAAATGTTTCATCTTCATTAAAAGATGAATTAAATCCTGCTCTTATGAAAAATAATTGTCGTGAATCTTGTGATTCTGTACATAATCCTAATTCTACAGCTATTATTATTGGTCTAGATATGACTGGTAGTATGAGCAGTATTATTTCTCAAATTATGGGTAAAAGTTTAGGTACTTTATTTGAATATATTTATGATCGTAAACCTGTATCAGATCCACAAGTATTATTTTGTGCTGTTGGTGATGAAATGGCAGGCGATCCTGCTCCGTTTCAAGTAGGTCAATTTGAATCTGAATGTGGTCGTTTAATGACTACTCTTAAAGATTTCTGGGTTGATGGTTGTCGTGGTGGTAATAATGATGTTGAATCTTATGATTTACCATATTTCTTTGCATCACATATGACTAAAATTGATTGTATGAAAAAACGTAATCAAAAAGGTTTTATCTTTACAATTGGTGATGAACCACCTCCATCTACATTAAGTCCAAAAACTGTTAAACGTGTATTTGGAATTGATATTCAAAAAGAAATTTCTTTTAAAGATTTAATTCAATTAACTTCACAATCATACATTCCTTTTCATATTATTATGTCTGAAGGTTTCCATCCTAAATTACATGGTATTAACTCTGTATTACAGCCGTGGCAAAATCTTTTAGGTGAAAATGCAATTGTATGTGATGATTCAACTAAATTATCTGAAGTTATTACTAGTATTTTAGAAATTAAAGCTGGTAAAAATAAAACTGAAGTAATTAATAGTTGGGATTCTACTACTACTCTTGTAGTACAAAAAGCTGTAGGCAACTTACCAGCTCAACAATCTGGTGGTCTTGTTTTTAATTAATTAATGTTTTAAGGTTCTACAATGGAAAATGCAGTAGTTATTGGTTCTAATTATGGTGATGAATCTAAAGGTCGTACTACAGATTATTTAGTTAAACAAATGTTGAATCAGAAATTAAACCCTATTGTTGTACGTTTTAGTGGTTCTAATAATGCTTCACATACTGTATATCTAAATGAAACTACTTATCATGCTTTTAGTAGTATTGGTAGTGGAAGTTTCCGTAATGTTCCAACTTATCTTTCTGAGTTTTTTGCTGTAGAACCTCAAGCATTGATTAATGAATTAAATAGTTTTAAGTCTAAGTTTAATTATACTTCTACTATCTTTATTGATCCAAATTGTTTATTGGTTACTCCTTATGATGTTGCTCTTAATCGTTTAAAAGAAACATTAAAGGGTAATCATAAACATGGTTCAACTGGTTCTGGTTTAAATGAATGTAAACAACGTAGCAAAACGCATCCATTCTATATTAAGGATTTGTTAACTGGACAAAATACTGAATTATTTAATAATATTTATGCTTATTTTATTAAGCAGTTACAATATTTAATTGATCAATATAAATTAGATATCGAAACATTAGATTCTGATTTAAAAGATTTACTTTATATTACACTTAATATGAAGTTTATTGATGCATTCTATTCTCATTATTCTAGTTTACTAGATAACCCTCATATTACCTTAGAAACTCCTGATTTAAAAGAATACTCTTGTGTATTTGAAGGTTCTCAAGGTTTAGCATTAGAGGAAGATTATCATAATTTTCCTTATGTTACTCACTCAAAAACTGGTATTCGAAATGTTCTAGAAATTTGTGTAAAACATGGTATTGAACTTACTGATGTTTATTACCTCTCTCGCACTTATCTCTCTCGTCACGGTTTCGATCCAAACTTTAATACTTGTCATCACAAAAATGTGTTAGAAGATTTTAATATCTTTGATGTAACTAATGTATATAATCCTTGGCAAGGTTCTATGGTATTTAATTATCTAAATATTAATGAATTAGAATCTCGAATTAATACTGATTTTAAACATTGTTTAGAAGTCTTTCCTAATTGTTTAGAACATCGTGTATTCTCTTGTGTAGATCAAATTAAAGGTAAATATAAAGTAGTTATTGATAATACACTACACGTATTTCCTTCATTCAATGATTTTTTAAATTTGTATATGGAACAGTTTAAAATTTCTTTTGTTACTTCTTTCACTTCCCCTATTAATAGTTAGGAGCTTCTTATGTCTGATTTAAAAATGAAAGTTTTTCTTGTAAATGAAATTGAATCTGAAGCTGGTTGGGGTTCTCGTGACTCTGCTCAATATGTTTTTCCTAGTGAAGAGTTAGCTTTAGAATTTTGTAAAAAATATCATGCTGAAAATAACAATTTAAGTTATGTTCCAGATACTTATTATCGTCAAGAATATAAAGGTACAGTAAAGATTACTGAATCTCAGTTCAATAAACATAAGTATAAAGGTGATTTAATTGTTATGCCTGAATGGAATTTTACTGGAACTTAATATGATTATTGAAACAATCAAAAAAGATATTTTTCAATCTGTATTAAATTCTGAATTTGATTTATTTGCACATGGTTGTAACTGTTTTCATTCTTTTGGAAAAGGTATTGCATTAACTGTAAAAGATACTTTTCCAAAAGCATATGTTGCAGATAAAGCTACAGCATATGGTTCTAAAGATAAATTAGGAACTTATTCTTTTGCTGAATATGATTGTGTAAAAGTTATCAATGCTTATACTCAATTTAATTATGGTTATGGAAAAAGAAATGCAGATTATAATGCTATTAAAAAAGTATTTGAAACATTAAACTTAGAGTATCCTGGTTTAACTTTAGCTATTCCTAAAATTGGTGCTGGTTTAGCTAAAGGTGATTGGAATATTATTCAAGATATTATCAATGAATCAACTCCTGATTTAAAAGTATCTTTATTTTATTTATAGGTAACTATAATGATATCTAATGAAGAATGGTGTTGGGATTCAGAAGAACCTCAACAACTTAGTTCTTATCCTTTAGCACATAAATCAAATGAAGTAGCACTACTTGTTCAACGAAATGGTGTTATTTTTATTCGTCTCCATTCTAAGTGTTTAAGATACGCTTATGAATGGGGGATTAATACAAGAGATGCTCGTACTACTTGGCAACTTGAATGTCAAAAATCTCGTTTAATTAATGAAGGGTTTAAAATTAATTGGGATAATTACCAATTAATTCTTCAAATGTTTAATCAACGTTTTAAACTGTATGCTCCCTATTTAGGTAAATAATATGAATATTGTATATCTTGTTTTATTTGTAATTGGTTCTAGTGGAATAACTTCACAATCTATTCCTCAAGCAAATATGGCTCAATGTCAAATTAATGCTAAACAATTTAATACTGGAAATAATAGAAATATTGTTTCTAATAGTTATACTAGTGATGCAAAAACACAAGCAGCTTTGTGTATAGTAGGAATTAAATAAATATGGAACAATTATTAACGCATTCTTGTCCTGTTATTAAATCTAGAACTAAAGTTGAAATCCTTCGTGTATTCAATTTTCCTGCTACTGATAAACAATTTGTAACTATTAAAGATTTAGAAAATTTTACTCTAAATCATAAGGGACATAAAGAAGATATTATTAGTACTATTGAATTAACTCTTGATACTTTTGTGTAGATCATTAAATGAAACGTTATTCGATATTGTCTATGTATAAATGGACTGGAGAAGAATTTTCTATTTTTAATTCAGATGATTTTTCAAGTATTATGTCTAAATATAATTTTATATTGAAACATATAAAATACATGAAAGTTTTATCTCCATCTAAATCTAATCATCGTATTAGTAATTTACAAGTATTCAAAAAAATATATAAAGAATTACATACAAATTCTTCTTTATACCCTTGTGATTTATTAGATCCTAATATTATTGTTTTACGTGATAATAAAACTAATTTAATAATTAGTAATTTTAGGTTTCATAAATTAATGGGAGGATTAATTCCTAATGAAATTACTCCAGAATATTTAACAGAACAGAAAGAAGTAAATCAAATTCTTTCTTCTATTTGGCAAGATTATACTAAATGTTATTCATTTAAATATTTTAGAATATATTAAAGGTAATATTATGAAACGTTTTTTTAATGTTAAAGCTTTATGTAATTATTACGATGAAGTTAAAAAAGTTGAAGTTTTAAGTTATGATCGTAATAAACATTGTACTGTTCGTTTTGAAGATGGAACAACAGATGATGTAAAAAAATATAGTTTATATAATTTACCTAAAGGTTTTAAATTTAATTTATTACCTTATGATTATGAAGAAACTATTACTAGTAAAGAAATTGCTAAAGATCTTCGTAATCATAACCGTTATTATTTTAAATTATTTAATAAATTTAAAACAGGTATTACTGTTAAATTTTTTAAATCAGATGATTTTAAATATAATAATGTAGATTATGAAATTAAAGGCACTCGTAAAGAAATTATTAAACATTTTAATTCTTTACCTAAAGATAAAATTAATAATTTTTCTTTACATTTAAATTTTTATAAAAAAAATTCTTTAGTTTCAGGTTCTTGTTTCTCTTATAAAAACAAGAAAACCACTATTTATTGTTTCAGAGATAAAGAACAAAATAAATTTATTAAACAATTATTACGATCTTTGTTTAAAATTAAGGTTAAAGATTAAACATGGAAATGTGTGATGGATGGTATAGTATGGGTACTTCAGATAATTCTAAATTTTTAGTTATACAACAAAATTTAGAAACAAAACTCAATGAAAAACTATTTTATGTTTCTTCTACTGTTGAATTACGTAATGTTTTAGATATTAATAAAACTCAATATGATCAGTTATTGTCTAAACTATTCGTTGATAATAATGGTTATCGTTATTCAATTATGCAGATTCCTTATTGGATGCAAAAATGAATTATAAAAGCATTGAAGAACTAAGTATTATATACTTAGAAGCTATTGGTTTTAAACATAATGATCATGTTTGTGTTTTATTTAAAAACGGTGATGTACAACATGGCAAATTAAATTTTCATGGTTCTTTTATTAAATTAAATCCTACTGAAAATATTGTTATTCCTATGTACAATGCAATAGCTCTTTATCATGTTAATTTTATTAAACCAACTTCTTCTCAATCTGAATTATATAATTTAAAAGGTACATATACAGTAACTTGTAAATTATTAAATATTCATTCTCAAGTAATTTCAGACGTTACTCCTAAACAAGTATTCAATGAAATAAGATGTTTAAAACCTTCTTATTGGTACAATATGGATATAGATATTGAAAAGAAGACTATTAAAGTTTTCACTTGTTCTCGTGAAGATAATCTAGATATTTAAGGTATTATATATGTACATCAAAAATACAGTTATTAATGATAATTTTGTTGTTTTTTGGAACAGCATTTTTAGTAACTTTCTTCCATGTGATTTTGTATTTAAAGGTTTAAAATTTAAATACTCAGAACATGGACTCATGTGGTGTAAAGCTATTCACTTTGGTGACACCAAAATAGCAGAAGAAATTCTTGTAGCTCCAACTCCTAAAAAAGCTAAAGAATTAGGTCGTTTAGTTAAAAATTTTGATGAAAAAGAATGGAATGAAGTTCGTTTACAATACATGGTTGATGTACTTGTTTGTAAATTTGGACAAAATCCTTCATTAAAGAAAACTCTTTTAAGTACTGGTTCTCGTAAATTTGTAGAAGGATCTCCTTTCGATATCCATTGGGGTATTGGTATCCATTGGCAAAATTCAGATTGTTTAGATGAATCTAAATGGAAAGGTCAAAATTTACTTGGTAAAGCTTTAGACCAAACAAAAGAAATTTTAAAAGGATAAGTCTAATGAATCAAATAATGTACGAACGAGCTTGTGAAGTATTGCAAGAAAAGAAATTCAAACTAACTTTTGCTAAACTCTGTAAACTAATTAGTACAGAATTTGAAGAAATAGATGTAGAAAGTATAGGAATGGCAATTAATTGGGGTAGAAGTTTATATCGTATGAAACTTCCTCGTAATGCTAATGCTTATATTCCTTTTGAAACTCATGTATTACCTTTATATATAGATAATGAACATGGTTCTATCTATCGTATAAATAAAAATGGAAAAATTAAAGAAGTTCCTTTAGATTTAACTAAAAAATATGATATTCGTCATCTTTATGAAAATAAAGATACTTCTTTTGAATATTTTAATGTTAATACTTATACTATAAATGGTAAAGATATTCGTAATTGGTTGCCTATTCGTCGTAAACAAATTGGAACTTTTAAAACCCCAATTGCAAACCAACTTGTAGAACAAAATCAATATCAAATTGAATTTTGGTATAATGATTCTTGGTTAAGTCTTTTAGAACATTCAGCTATTTATAAAAATTATTCTTTTAAAGAATTATGTAATTAAGGTACTGTTATGGGTATGTTTGATACGTATGTTCCTTGTAAAAAGTTAATTGATATTTTATCTAAAGAAACTTTTCTTAAAGATTTTAATTGGCAAACTAAATCTTTAGAATGTGAACTTTTAGATTTAAATATTAATGAAAATTTACAAATTACTCAAGATGGTTGTCATTATCAATTTAATTCTGACCATTTCATTGATAATCCTTATGTAAATAAAGGAACACTACTTCTTGAATTTGTAAATAATGAACTAAATTCTATTTTACATATTAATAATTCAATTGATGAATATGGTTCTGTTAAAGTACCAGATGTATTAATTGAATTTAAAAATATTGATTCATATGAAGTTTCTAAAATTTATGATTTTGATCATAAATGTAAAGCTTTAATTAAACGTAATTATCTTTACAATTTATACTTGTATGGTTAAAAAGGAAAAACTATGTGTTTTAATTATAAAAACATATTACTTTTAATGTAGGTTCACTTAATTCTGAGTGAACATAACATTAAAGGATAATATTATGATTCATCAAAACCAAATTGAAAAATTTGAACATTTACCAAAACGTGAAAAAGTTGGATTTGATCGTATAACTAAATCTTGGTATGAAGAAGATTTTCAAAAATCTGCAAATGAATACTATGGTTTAGGTAAAATTTATTTTGTTAATTGTGGAAATAAACATGTCGGCAAACCTGTTCAACAATTAATTCATAAGTTAAAATCTAATTCTAATTATATATATAATAAATCTTTCAGAAAAGCTGTAAATGATTTGATTTTTACTGATCTTATATCAAAAACTCATGATCCTCGCATTCCTGGAAATTATAGAAATAGAAATGATTGGTTTTATGTAGACTCTAATAATTTAGTTCAGAAAAAGACAGATTTAGCGTACTTTGATACTCAAAGTCATTCTAATTGTTATGTTCAAAGCACTGAATATGTTAAAGAATACTATCCTCAGTATGTTTCTATTGCTAAAACTTTATGGCGTTTACATATTCTTAAAATAACTGACAAAGTTCTTGAATATTATCATTCAACGTTTAAGTATATTGTTCGCTATAATGGATTACATTATTATGTAAGTAATGAAAAATTAGATTTATACGATATTGAATATAAATATGTTCCTCGTTTAAAAGCATCACATCAAGTTGTTATCAACAATGCTTTGAATGAATTACAACTTCTTAAATTATCTGTTAATGATTTAAAATATCATGGATTAATAGATGTTAAAGAAAATATTCAACATAAAATAAATTTTTAAAGGTAATTAAATGTCTAAATTTCTTCATTCTAATCAATATAAAGCTATTCTATCTGATCTTCAAGATCCTTATTATTCTTTTCCTGAACATTTTAAAAAACCTCTTCCTTTGAATCCTTATGTTACTAAACATTTACATGGACATTTAAAAAGAGGTAATTTAAAAACTCATTTAAAAGATAATGGAGTATCTTCTTGGGATTATGTAGATAAAAAATGTAAATATCATCGTAGAGATTCTGGACAAGGTTGGGATATTGCTGAAAAAATCTTTAAGAAACATGTAGGTAAAACCTATAAAGAAATTAAAGAAATTATTTTAAAGAAGCGTTGTAGACATTTCTTTGAAATGAGTTTATTAGATCAGTTAGAAAAAGCTTATACAAATACTCATGATATTTATACTTTTAATTCTGATAACAAATTGGAATTAAAAGAAAAAATTATTACAACTAAAAACGAATATAATCCTTACCTTTATCGTAAATTAGATTTATCTTCATTTTCTAATTTTAATAAGTCTCTAAAGAATAATCTACCAATGTTAGAACGTTTTGAAAAATTTATTCAAATGTTAGAATATAACGGTTATGAAGTAGAGATTTATGAACTGTTTTGTTCTTTTAAAGGTAAAGGTATTCGTGGATACATTAATGTAGATTCTAATACTCCCTCTTATTGTGGATTAGTCTTTGCAGAGTATTATGAATACTTTAATAAAGTTAGTCGTTGTTCTTTAGTTTTTGATATTCCTAAATCTAAATTAGGATGTGATTCTGCTTTAAAAGAATTAGTTTACTTAGGTACTAAATCTGCTAAAAAAGAATTATACAATGAAACTTATCAACCAAAACATGTTAATCCAGTAAGCTGGTGGGATAGATAATGAGTTTAGATATTTATTTTCAAGACCCTGAAACTGAAGATTATTTAGAAATTGATGGTGATACTAATATCACACACAATCTAAATAAAATAGCTCAAGAATTATGTTTTTATGAAATTTTATGGAGACCAGAAACAACTGTTGGTCTTTTTAAAAACCCATCAAAAATTCTTGCTTCTGAAATTTTACCTTATTATCGTGAAGCACTTGATATAGTATTAAAAGAAGGTGATAGTGTTAAACATTTATTACCTTCTAATGGTTGGGGTACTTTAGATTGCTTTAATCGTGTATTAACATCATGTATTAATGCTTGTATAAAATACCCTGATTCTATTATTGTAATATCTAGATAGTTAATTTATAGGAATTCTTTATGAGTTCCTATATGTGAATTATTTAATGGAATAATTGTTATGTCTTCTATTTTTAAATTTAATTTTAAAGAAGCATTAAGTGCGTCTACTATCCGTATTGAAAATGAAAATTTTTATATTTATTTAAAATCTTTAGATCTTGAGTTAATAGCTCTAATACAAGGTAATAAATACATTACTTCTTCCATTGTCTTAGAGTTAAGTAAATCAGAATATGAGTATTTTAAATACTACAGAGAAAATGTAAATATGATTAAATCACTTAATAAAGATATAACTATTGATAAATATTATCATGGTTATGTTAAATTCCCTAAAGGAACTAAAGTTCGAATTCTTCAAAATCAAGAAGGACAAAACTTTACTTTTATTGAAGTAGAACCTTTAGAAACAATTGATAATGAACAACCTAAAACTTTTTTAATTGATATTAAAGATTTAGAAGATGAAGTCTAATGTTTATTTGATATTATGTATTGTATTTTTAATAGCTATTTTACCTATTAATGATATGTATGGTCTATTATATGCTATTATGATTATATTAATAATGCTTTTATTTTATGTATTAGCATTATTAAATGTTTAAGGAATAAAATGAAATCTATTGAAAAAATTGTTGTTTATTGTAAAGATGATGACGAAGTATCAAAAGCACTATTAATTTTTAATAGTTATGGATTTACTTTACGAAATGGTACATTAGAGTATTCTAAAAACGATAACTATCATTTCGTTGGTTATTATATTCAAGAACGTAGAATATATCTTGATAAAAAATTAAATCCAAATTTAAAACAAACTGTAATAAATTTTGAAGATTTTGTTAAACAATATTGAGTATAAAAAATGGAAATTAATGAAAAAGACTTAAAAGTGTCTCAAACTTTTAATAAAGTTAGTGAACATTTAGAACAAATTAAAGTAAATACAGAAGAAAAATTAAAAGTATCTTTATCTGATACTCAAGAAGTTAATTTATTATTACATAAATATTCTCAAGAATTAAAAACTAAATTTAAATATAATAAATATTTATGTAGTACAGATGATATTAAAAAGTTTTTATTAGAAAACTTTCCAAATGCTAAAATTGGATTTTTTAAATTATTAAAATTAGGTTTTATTGATTTTGGAAAGTTTTTTCTTATTCTTTATTTTATTTTAGCTCCTATATATTTATTAATTATTCTTAATTTTACAGTATATTCTCTTCAAACTAGTATATTTGGTTCTATTTTATTATCTTTATTTACTAGTACTATGATTACTCTTCCATTATATCCTTCCGAAATTAAAGCAACAAGAGGTCAATTTAAAATTGAGTAATAATTATTTTTGTGCAGATCTTCATTTAGATCAACCTTCTATTATTAAATTTAGAAATCAATTTACTGATCATAAAGAACATGATCTTTTTTTAAAAGAAAATTATCATAAAGTTGTTCGTCCTAAAGATTATGTAAATATGGTTGGTGATATTTGTATGTCACCAGCTGCCATTGAAGAATTACGTACTTGGAATGGTATTAAAAGTATTTATTTAGGTAATCACGATAATGCTGAATTTAAAAAACGTGGTGTATCTTTAGAGATGTTACAATCAGTATTTGAAGATCGTATTTATGGATTTACTCGTAAACATGGTTTTTGGGTGTCTCATTGTCCTATTCATCCTGTAGAACTTCGTAATCGTAATTGTGTTCATGGACATGTTCATTCAAACAATATAGATGATCTTCGCTATTTTAATGTATCAATGGAAAATATTGATTATACTCCGATTTCTTTAGAAGAAATTAGATCTATATTTAAGTCTAGAGGTTTATAATGGATAATTTTAATATTAATACTCATTGGCGTTGTGTAATTGAAAATGAATTACAATTAAAAAAATTACAATTAATTTTTCCTTTATATTTTAATAAATCACGATATAGAATACATGAATGTAGTATTAAACATATATATGGATATCCTTGTTGTATTTACAATGGATTTAATTTTATAGAACTTTATCCTATAACTAGATTTAAACAACTCCAAGATTTTAAAGAAATTGATATTAATCTTTTATTAAATTACGATGCTCCTATCTTGTATCCATGAGTACTTTATGTTTAGTTATCTTAATCATTGTAAAGAACATTTAACTTATGGAAAATTTATTAATTCTTTAAATTTTAAAGATGGGTATTGTAAATTTAGTTTATCTAAAAGTTATATTGGTTCTGGATACATTATTGCTGATTTTGAATTAAACTTAATTAAAGAATATAAAGAAAAATTGTTATCAGATGGGTATATTTTAAAAACTAAAGATGAAAGTAATAATTTTTTTAGAGATGATATAGATACTTATATATACATTCCTAGTATTTATTTTAATACTCAATTTAAAGAATGGTTTTCTTATGTTAATTGTTTTTTTACTTTAGCTTTTTTTAGTGTTTTTTGTTCTTTAATCTTAGAGTATTCAAAATGATCAAAAATAAACAATGGTATTGTATTATTCAGAATATTGAAGATTATCAAAAAGCTAAACTAATATTAGAATTTAATGGACTAGAATCAAAGTTAAATTCTTATCCTACTAGTTTCCCTTTAGTTATTGTTAATGGTAATATGTTTTTAGTTGTTCTTTATGAATCATATAGTCTATATCAAAAAATAATAACTAATTGGAAACAAATAGATTTAAGTGATATTCTTAAACATCAATAGTGAGTAAAGTTATGTCTTTTCAAATATTAAATACTGAACCTGTTTATGATTATATCTCTGAAAGTTATAATTGGACTTTTTATAATATTATTCAGTTAAAACAATATCAACTTACTAATGGTAATGTTAAGTATTGTTTAATAATTGGGTTTAAAAATCCAGAAGTAATTTATACTACTGAACAAAAAGATCCAACTGAAAAAGAATTTTATAAAATCACTGGTTTAGTTATGTTAAAAGTTTGGAAATATTTAGAAAAAGAAGCTAATCAAGCTAATTTGAATTTCAATACTTTTAATAAATATTGTCTTGAATTAGAAAAACAAGGTAAGGTCAAAAAGGAATAATTATGACTATTAAAATAGTTCATATGAAACGAAGTGGTTTAACTGTTCCTAAAGATCAATTATTTGATTTAAGTAGAGGTAGTAAAAAGTATTATTTATTAAGTAATGAATATACTCATTTACCTCTACATAAAACTAAAGCTAAATACCAAGTAAAAACAGTTGAAGATGCTATAAGTAATTATACAACTTCATTAAAAAATCGTTTAATGAAAGAGTTTAAATTACCTTATCAACAAACTCCTTATCGTTCATTATTACTTTCTTTATATAATGCATATATTGAACTTAAAGAGCAAAATAAAGAAATGTATTTTGGATGTTGGTGTAAAGATGAATTAAATCCTAAACCATATGATCATGATTGTCATTGTGATTATGTTAAAGAATTAATATATAAACGTTATAATACTTTAAATAAGGTGCAGTAAATGTTAAAGAAAGATATTTTTATTGGTCAATCAGTTGGTTTCACTTATAAAGGAACTAAGATCTTAGGTACAATAAAAGGATTTTGTGCTCAATATTCTGAAACACATGTTTTCGTAGATATTGGACATGATGTAATACGAAAACGTTTTGATACTATGTTAGGCGTAGTGCAATAAAAGTTTTAAAACTAATTACTGTAGAGTTTTGGAAAAATAACGAAACTAAAACTCTACTAGTATTTAAACAAGTTATATTTTTGTTTAGATATAACTTCTTTAGATATAAATTTCTTTATTATAAACAAGGTTGTGTTAAATGAATACTCAAATTGGGTTAAAAGGTAATTTTAAATCTGTTCCTTATATTCCAGAAAATCTATCACCTAAAGATATAGGTCAACTATTTCCGCCAGGTTTTGATGATATTATTGAATATTCTGTAGATGAATTTACTAAATCTATTAATATCACAATTTTAACAGACACTAACAAAGAAAATACAATTATTACTCTTAGTGAAAATCTGTATAACCCGTCAAAGAACAAATGTTTCTTTCCTAAATTCCTCATTGAACAACATCACAATTTTCCTAAAATTAATTACTTAACTGATCAACGTGATCGTTTTGTTTTTAATCAAAATGAATTGTTTTATATCTGTTTACAACACCGTTTAGTAGACTTTAAACGTTTTAAAGATGCTTATGGTAACTTAGTAAATAATGATATTAAATCTATTATGAATTTTATTGGTTATATTCCTAATACTGCATACAATGCTATTCAACGTGATAAGCATTCGTATATTTTATTAGATATTTATGACGATAAAACTAAAGCTTTAAAAGTTGTATCTAAAAAACAATGTTTAGGTAATATCTTAAAACATCGTAAATATCACCCTACTAAAGAGAAGTTAAAAGCTTTATTGCCTACACTTCCTTTACATTTTTCTTCAGAATCTATGGGTGAAAAATCTAAGTATGTTTTACATGATTATAACTCTCCTTTATACCGTTCTGTAGGTTATAAAATGGAGTTAGATTCAAAAAATAATCCTTATGTTTTAAGTCTATTTCCACCTAAACAAAATATTCCTGCTCGTAATAAAACGCATGTAACTTCAGATGCATGTGCTTTAGCAAATTTTGTACCAACTTCGAAATTTATTCAAGATTATCTTCCAAATTTGGAAGAACAACGTTTTGATCCTAAAGATCATTGTTATAAAAAATCTTTATGTGTTATTCATCCGATGTTGGAAAATGGTAAATTTTTATATGGTGAAATTTATGCTTCTGAATCTTTTGTATCTACTGAAGTAATTGTTCGTGAAACAATTAAAGATCAATTTGAAGAGATTTTCATTGAAGAAAACAAAACATATTATTCAGATAGTAACAATCAAATTAAAGTTGGTTTAAATATTGAAAACCAACCATTATATTTGGAAAATTGTATTTCTGCTAAATTAACAAGTGTTCAAATCTTGGGTACTTTAGGTGTACAGAAATTAGTTTTTGATGTTGTACGTCATGCTGGTAATGCTCGTATTGATTCTAATACTGGTTTAAAAGGTGTAACAACTTGTCGTAATAATCTTGGTACTATCCATATTCCTGAACTTAATAAAGAATTAAAACCAGATCTAGTATTTGGTATGAACTCTTTTAAAGCTAAAGGAAATGGTATTATATTAGCTCGTGCTGCTCTTGCAGTAGAATTAGGTTTATATCGTCCATCAAATGTATTTGGTTATTTAAATACATGGGATACAGATGAAATCAATCGTGCTTCTAATTCATTACCAGAATATTATTATATTGATGATTTAGGTAACAAACAAACAGTACAAATTGGTATTGTATATGCTCGTTTTACTGAATTATGTTATATCTATAAGTCATATAAACCTAACAAGCCATTTAGTTTTGAATCAGGTCGTGTATTACAAAGCTTAACAGACAATCGTTTGTTTACTAATATTTGGGAAAATTATGTTTCTGAAGATTATAAATCAATTGTAATTGAATTAGAAAAGATTCTTTTAGATAAAAAGAATATTTTTGAAGATGAAATTCCAATTTATACAGTTGAAGGGATTCGAAATAAAAAGATTTTTAGTCATAAAGATCTGATTTTAAATATCCGAACATCAACTGAATCTTTATCTTGTTTACTTGATGAAGATTGGAATAAAGGATTTATTATTAATTTTGTCCCTAATGGTGGAAAATGTGTACGTATTCCTTGTGCAAAAACTCTTAAATTATTCTGTACTCAAACAGATGATAAAATGTACATGTACCCATCTTTATTAATTGAAATTTCTAAAATGATTAATTCCATTTTAAATAATTCAATTCAATTGTTGTTTCCTCGTACAGAAACAAATTATGCAAAAAATAATACACCAGTAATTCGTTATTATCGTGAAGTTAAAGGTTTATTGTTTTCTTCTGAAGAAGCTTCTGTAATGTTAATTCAAAAGCTTTCTCGTCCAGAAATTCCTGGATTTGCATTTAAACAAGTAACTGATTATATTTTACCAGATAACACTTGTGTACTTATGTGTAATAAGACATATAATAAAGCTATTGAAAATGCTTTAGGTGAAGATGCTGATTTACATGCTTTAACTTATAACTTCTATGGTTTACATGTTCGTGCTCCTTCTCTTTGGCGTAAACAGAACATTCCAGTTAAGATTTGGAATCAAGATGATTTTCGTATTTATCTTTGGTCTAAATTTGGTATTAAGTTAGAAAACTATATTAATACTAAATGGAATAATGACGTTGTAATCTTTAGTAATAATGTATGTCGTAACAGTCAATCGGATATTGATGGCGATCATAGTACTGTATTTACACCAGAAGGATTAGAAGTTCAAGAATGTCTTCGTACTTATAAAGACGATCATGTTGTAGAAGCTGAACATGAATGGATTCAAGATTACATTAAAGGCGAAATGGAGTCTAATGAAGATTTAATTAATGAAGATGGTACTTTAGTTAATCATGTTTATACTTTATATACAGTATATTTACATGATGTTAAAGTAAATCGTAAAGAAGTTAAAACTGGTTTCTCAACTTTCTTATATCGTGCTATTACAGCTAAAGCTAACATTGGTTTAAGTACTAATGATGGCTGGATCTTTAATATGATTCTTGATTTATACCAAAAGTATTATCAAGCTAATGATGGTAAATACCAAGTTACTGAAACATCTGAAGAAAAAGCAATGTATCGCTTATCTGAAGATCAACGTGATGAAATTTCATTTGTTTATACTAAAGCTCTACAAGATTTTGTAGTACGTGGCGTTAAACATACTGATAATGGTAGTGAAGATTTTGAAGTATTATTCTTGAAGAATATTTGGAAAGCTGATAATGCTAAAAATGTCTTTAAGTTATTAACTAACGATCTACGATTACCTAATATGTTGGCATCTAAAATGATGTTTATTATTACTTGGGCACAAGACATGGGCTTCTTATTAGGTTGTTCAGCATTCCTTAAGTTGTATAACAAAGGAACTATTCCTACAGGTGATGCTGCTGTAGCTTTAGAACAACATGAATCGTTTATTCAATCTAATACTTACTTTGGTACATTACTTGAACCTGTTTACAAATTACGTCAACAGGCTAAAGATTATACTCAAGTTAAGAAAGTAGAACGAAAACAAGTGACTTATGTAGATCCTTTAGCTGCAATGGGTTTTTAATTTGATTATATGCCTACTTGAAATATAGTAGGCATTTTAAGGAAATTATGAAATACAATGTAAAATATATTATTAAACTTGTTCCTATAAAATATGGTTTGTTTTATAGACATACTAAAATGATACCTGCAATTGTTAAAGTTGAATGGAACTATACATATTATAGAGGTATGGATTTACATGATTCTAGACTTGAATATTCATTTGCTAACTATGAATATTTACAAATGAAAGAAACAGTTGTGTTAAAACATAAGTGTGAAGAAAAGATAAAAGAATTACTTAAAAAGTATAAATCTGATTATAAAGACAGCAGATTAATCAATAAACATATTGATTTTTAAGTAGTTTTTAAAATGTAATGTTAATTATGTAGGTATATATATGTTATACAACATTACATTTAACATATTAATGTTCTTATCTTAACATTTTGTTATATAATAGTGACTGAATCCAAAAGTTTCAAACTAATTAATGAATTTTTCCTTTTACTACACTAGAGTACTAAAAAATGGCTAAACAACCTGTTCAAAAAACTGTAAAAACATTTAACTACGGTATTAACCGTTTAAAGAAAATTCAAAAACATTTGAAAAAACATCCTAATGATCGTCAAGCAACTGTTGCTTTGAACGAAAACAAAACACAATCTAACCGTAAAGCACCAAATGCTAAATTAGGTTGGATGTCTACTAATAAAGAAGTAGAGTCAATTCTACGTACTAAATTTGTAGGTACTATTACTAAAGAATCTTTAAATATCCATGCAAAGATCCTTAAGTTAGTTAAAAAATCTCCTTTCCGTTTAACACCTACTTTGATTAAAACTGAAGATGGTGTTGGTCTAGGTTTTAAACATTTATCTAAATTATCTAACTTTAAAGAAGTAGCATAATTTAATTAAAGTTTGACTCAAATATTGAGCGCAATACAGATGCTTTCAAGAGCTTTAATCTGTAACGGTGCTTCACAATACTTGATTTTATTGGATGAAGCGAAACCTTAATATTTGAGTTATAGGCGATAATTTTTTTAAATTATCGCCTTTTTTTATTTAAAGGTAATACAATGAATAATCTTATATATAATATTAAGTATGAAGCTTATTTAAATTTATTATCATCGATAGAAAATAAGTTTAATTCTTATAAAGCTTCTTTATTAGGTTTTAATCTTAAATTAGTACACCCTTCTCTTCTTAAAGATACTTCTCTTCATCAACACATCTCAATTGTTGAAAAACATTTCTATCAAGAATCAATTAAATTTGGTACTCCACTTAATTTTTTAAATGCATTACATTTAATTAATTATCATCTTGGAAGTGTTTTACAAATTTCTGAAATTAAACAAATTAGTTCAAATATTGATTCTATTTCAATTTCTGTTGAAGATCTTTTGATTATTGAATCTTTTAAAGATTTGTGAGTTTTTTTAATTTTAAAAAATTTTTTGAGCCAAAGACTAGTTCGGATTTTAAATATGTTTTTTATTTCACATGGATCTACTAAAACAGTAGACAATACAGATTACCAATTTGATGCCAAATCTTTTCAATGGCAAATTGTACCAAAAGATCCAATGAAGTTTGAACAATTTGCTAAAGATCTTGTATCTTTGGATTCTGAATGGTTTGATAATAATTGTCATCCTGAAGGTTTTCTAAAATGTCCTCGTTGTTATAGAAAACATAATGTAGTAGATAATTTTGATCTACTATGTGATGGTTGTACAATTCTATTAAAAGACTATCACTCTTATGGCTTGTCATTTGAGTTTACAGAGCGATTTAACCAGTGGTATACAAATGTACCTACTGATGTAGTAAACGCTCGTCTAGCGCTTCGTATGGAGCTATACAAAGTATATACATCTAAATTTGTGTTCCATGAAGAAAGACCATTAACTATCTTAAGAGATCCTTTAAAAAATAATGGTGATCTAGAAGTCTGTTACTCTGATTTAGATATTACCGATAAAAAAAATCGTTTTATTTTAAATATTAAAGAGATGTCTTATGGAAGTAAAGGATGAAGATCTTCAATTAAGTCCTCAATTTAAGAAAGCTATATTAGAAGCTCAAAAACAAGGTACTCAAAATAAGAATAATTTAAAAACGCAACTTAGTAAAAAAGTTGAGTTAAAATTATTCTTTAAACAAACTAAGCTTATTAAAGATTTGTATATACATAATCCTAAACAAAAGTATACTATTTTACATTCATTTCTTGTTGATAATTTTAAATTAACTGATAGTCAAGCTGATATTGAATTATTAAAAAGATTTTATTTTGATATGGATTTGTTTAAACCCATTCTTAGTATTTTATCACTTCTAATTATTTGTATAGTATTTGCAATAGTTGGACCTAATGCTATGTCTATTTTTGCTCTTATACTTACAGTGATATTCTTTATAGCGTTTGTATTAGACTGATTATTATAATGGAATAAAAGTATGCACGTAGATGAAACAGACTTAGAGCTAAGTAGTAAATATCATTCTTTAATGAAAAAAGCTACAACTATAAATCAATGTAATATTGATCTATATAAGAAAAAACTTTCAGATAAAGTAGAGATTAATCTTTTTTTAAATCAAAAAGATTTACTTAAGAAAATAACTTTATATAAAGAAGATAAAGCAATAGTTTTATATGATCTTATAAAAGATGAATATAATTTTAGGGGTTATAAATTAAAATTAATGTTACTTAAAAAAGGGTATTTAGTTTATAGTATTAGACATTTTATACCTAGCTTCTTAACATTTATTAGTGCTTTAATTGGTTTTATTATCTGTTTTAAATTGTTGTTATCTTTTATTTATCTTATGATATTAGCTATAGTTATTGCTTTATCTTTTTTAAGGTCAATATATTATTTTAATTCTTTTCTTTATAATGAGTAATTACTGTGAATGTTAATGAAAAAGATTTAAAACTTTCTGATAATTATTTAAAAGCTGTAAAAGAAAGTCGAATTATTTTTGATAAAAAAGAATCAAAAGTTAAACAAATACTTTCTGAATATCAAGAAGTAAAATTATTTTTATCTGATTATAATAATATTCGTAATTTAATTAAATATGAATCATATTTTAGTTCTTACTCAATATTATTAAATTTTATTGAAGATAATTTTAATATTAATAATATCCGTAGTAGTGTACGCTTTTTACTATTACGTAAAGGATACATTTATCCTTTTTATTTTTTACCTCTTATATTCGCAATACTTTTAGGTGTATCACTTTATTTTATGAGTGGAATACCTTGGTTAGGATTTTGGGCAACTATTTTCGCTCTTCTTCTTCTTATTTCTAGTTTTATTTCAGTAGTTGGATTATTCAGTCCAACTAAAAATTAACTTATCTTTAAAGGTAGTTGTTATGGAATTGTTACAAAAAGTAAAAGCTCAGACTAGCCCTTTGGTTACGAAAGAGTTTATTAAAGATGATATTCAAAAAGCATTAGAATTATCATTAAGTACTTCACAAACATATGAACTCTTTGCTCCAACACAAGAAGAAATTCAACATGTTAGTGTATTATTTAAAAATCGTAAATTAGATAATATTAATGTTATTACTTATAAAGTAGTATCAGAAATTGCTAAACCTGAATTTGTTGCATTAAATAATCAATTAAAGCAATTTACTTCTAAGATTTCATCAATTAAAGCTCCAGGTTTATTTACTCTATTAGATGAATTATCTAAAGGTGTAAATGATGCAGACTTAGAACAAATTTGGGAACGTACTGTTAATGCTAAGCCTAGTTTAATGGCTCGCTTCCTCTCTGTATTCAATCCTAAAGCTATTGGCACTAATCTACAAACTCAGTATGAAAGTGTCTATAAGCTTCTTACAGAGCGTAGTAAAGGCTTAGAAGTTAAGCTTGGTGCTATTGAAAAACAATTAGTACTTCAAAAACATGAACAAGAAAACAATATTGCTGCTTTAACTAGTAGCTTTGAAATGTATTTCAATAGTTTTCAAAATGTTCGTACAGAATTCATCTTTACTTTATATTTAGAAGAATTCTATAAACAAGAAATTGAAAAATTTAAATTAAATAACCCTAATTTACAAGATCTACAATTTACTAGACAATTAAGTGAATATGAAAGTGTTCTAAGTGATATTGAAAATAAACGTTTAGTATTACATGGTGCATTAATTAAATTCCCTATTATTGTAAAACAAAATGAAAACTTAATTAATGTAAGTAAAAACATTTTAAAAGAAATTGATAATACTTTGTTAAATAACTTTACAAGTATTCGTAGTAACTTAATGGGTCTTGGTATTTCTTTAAATGCTCAACAAGCTCTTTTAGGTACTAATCAAGCTAAACTTTTAGATGAACAATCTTCTAAACTTTCTAGTAAAATTGTTGGTGATTTAAGTGTTAAAGCTGAAAAATTTGCTAGTGAATCTCGTTTACGTGAAGCTGAAAATATCAAAAAATTAGTTGGTGATATCCGAGTAATTAATGATAAAGTTCAACAAGCTAAAGAAGAAAACAAAGCAGATATGGCTAAAGCTCAAGAAATCTTGAATGATGCTACTGAAGAACTTAAACAAATCTTAGGACAAAGTTAATATGCAATTTATTCCCGATAGTTATTTTTTAACAACCGAAGTAGATGTTGATTTAAGTCATATCTATGAAGGTTTGCGCCTTAAAATTCAACAACCAATTGATGTTAAATTTATTGTACTAGATGCATCAAATACACTAATTGGTTATGAACAAGAACCTGTACAAGCTGGTAACTATTATCACCCACAACCTGGTACTGATTTTGTTATTCTTGGTCAATTGTTTGATAATGATGGTAGTGTGTTACCACTATTAGATAAACAACATTTACTAGGTTCTATAGTATCTTAATAATTAAATATAAAAGAGAGTTATTAAGTTAGCTCTCTTTTTAATTATAGGTTTTATTATGAAATTTAGAGATTCAAGTGGAAGATCTACAGATAATCCATTTCATTTTTTACAACAAACTAAAAAATATCCTGTTAAAATTAAAGTACAAGAATTAAGTGAAAGAGAAAAAGCTGAAATAGATTTTGAATTAGATTACATGGTTACAGACTATCAAAATAATAAATGTATTTCTAAAATTATTATGGAATATTTTCCTCATTTTTGTAAAAAACATAAATTAAATATTCAAATAATAAAAGCAGAATATATGGAGCAACAAAATTTTACAGGACAAGGATGGATTCATTACACTTATCCAAATATTCTAAAAATAGAATTAAAGAAAAAAGATTTTGATTTTGAAAATCAATTAAAATACTTTTTAAGTTTATTTTTAGGGTCAAGTAAGACAGCCCATCTTAATTCTTATGATTTTACTTCTTATTATTTAACTCTTTATCCAAGAAATGAGCGATCTACTTTAGCTGATTTTTATAGAATGATGTATGCATACTGATACATATGAAATCTACGAAGTACAGTATAAAGGTATAACTATTTATATTGGAAGTGGAAAAACTGGAAGACATTTACATGTTAAATCTGGTAAAAGTCATAATCCTAAACTAAATGAATTATTCTTTACTGATCCTGATAATATCTTAGTACAAGTATTAAGAGAAGGATTGACTAAAGAAGAAAGCTTAGAATATGAAAAAGAATATATTCAAGCTATAAGTCCTGAGTATAATATTGTACATACTCGTAAAAATAAAAAAGTAGGTAAATATTGGAAATAAAATGTTAGACAAACTATTAGTTCAAGAATGGTTATCTGAGTTTGTAGATACATTTTTAAAATCTAGGTATGAACTACAATATACAGATTTTTTATTATCTGAAAATAGTGGTTATTTTTATATTAAATTTAAAGATAAACTACAACATCTTTATGTATTAAATGGTAATTATAAATTTAATACTCATTTAGTTCTTCGATGCCCTTCTTCAAATATTTATAATAAACCTGATAAACACGGGTTATATACTTATTTACATTCTTTATTAGACAACTCAGATGTCTATTCACAATATTTAGTGAGATTATATAATGTCCCTTTACCAACAAATTAAAACTGAACAATTAGAAGCACGTAAAGCTAAGATTACATTACATACAAATTTGTATACTACTTTACTTGGTGAAATTCAAACAGCAACTGCTGGTCTTAAAAATGGTTCATCTGAAATTTCAGATTCAGACGTTCTTCGTGTTATTACAAAATTTATAAAAAATGCTAAAGATTCTCTTGCATTACGTCCTGATAATACTACTGTAAGTTTAGAATTAAAATTGTTAGAAACTTTTTTACCTAAACAATTAACAGACGAACAACTTACTGCAATTATTGTAGAAGTTAAAACTCAATGCCATGCTAATTTACAACCTAATGCGATTATAGGTTTTGTAATGAAGCATCTTAAAGCTAACTATGAAAATCAGTACGATGCTTCTAAAGTTAAAGATATTGTATTAGGTTTATAATATGGTTAGTAAAGATTTAGGATTAATTGCAAGTAATGGTAAATATTATTCTCCTAAATATTGGACTTAAATAAGGAAATACAAGAATGTATAAAGTTAAAGATCATGGTGGTGAAAAACTATCAAACAATTTTGTATCAATTGCTTTTAATCGACATGATGATACTTATCACATTATTTGGAATAGTCGTTTTAAAACACCATTAAATAAAACATATCGTTTAAGTAATGATTATGATTTTGGATCTATTGATGTTAAAGATGCGTTAGTAGAAGCATATCAGAACCCTTCTCTTGTAGCTCCTGGATTAACTTTAATATGAAATATGAATTAAAAACAATTGTTACTGCTTTTAATAGTATAAAAGAAGTGGTAGGTAATAGAAATTTAGGTATTACTAAACAGCTTTATTCTGTTATTGTTTCTTTACCAGATAATCCAATTTATTATCTTATTTTTAATAATACTCGACATAAGTATAAAGTATTATTAGAACAAGATGAAGAAATTATTTTAGATACTAAAATATTTATTTCAACACTTAAACCTTTAAAAGCATATAAATTATCTATTAATGATCAAAAAATAGATACTGGGTTTGCTACAATACAGACTTCTTCTAATAAGCAGAAAATTACAGAAGAAGAAGTTTGTATTGGTAATATTCAACAAGAACATTTAAATCATTATTTAGACAATAGTTTATATTTAAATACTAATATAGATTTTAGTGAATATTTATATTCTTATAAAATAGAAGAAGAAATTTTACAAAAGATTTCTTTTGTAAATATTGAAACTAATGTTTTTATTACTCTTTGTGAAGACAAAACAAGTAATTTAATGAATACTCATTTACATGATGGTGTACTTTATTCTAATAATATTGTTCGAATAGAACAAGTTATGAAAAGAATTAAAGATTTCATCCCAACTAAATTAGCAACTCAGTTAAAAATTCAACGTTCTCAGTATGTAAGTCGATTACAACAAATATATGTAATGTATAGTAATGTAGATGTACATACTTTACCAGATCGTGCTCTGTTTAATTCTCTTTGTGATGAACTTGAAATGATAATTCACCCTAAATAGGATACTATAATGTTTATCTTTAATCTTTTAAAAAACTTTGCTTTAGGTTTTATCCAAAATATTATTGGAAAGTTTTTTATAAAACTTATTTTTCATTAATAATAGTTAAAAACTATTTGTTGAAATTTAATTAATAGGTAGTTTATGAAATCAGATAAAGATGCTTATCGTTTTATTTTATTATTTAGACAGTTTATGTTAGTAAATAATAAAACAAAATTTAGTTCTATTGAATTAAAAGATATAAGCAATCAATTAATTTCAATTCTAAAATTAAATAAAAAATATTCTCCTCAGTATATTATTTTATTATTAGAGAAATATGGAATTAAAGATATTTTAAATAAACATTCAAAATCAAATCGTGGTAAACTTTGGTTTTGTGAACCTTTAAATCCGCAAACTTTGAAGGTTAAAATAAATGTATGATTTAAACATTTTAGAAGATTTTAGAATAGAATTAAAAGAAGAACTCTCTCAAGAAGATCGTCATAAACTTCTTTTAATTCTTTTTTCATATGGTTTCTTTTGGATAGCTGGTATTAAAGATGAATTATCTGAAGTAAAATCTTTTGTTTATATTGCAAACAGAAAGATTTATCATACTGATTCTTTCTATTCTTCTTGGGAACATTTTCCTCTACTTACGTATGAGGAAATTATTAATGGAAATTGATTTCCATACCATTGAAAATTTTAAGATCCATTTGCCCCACACCCTTTCAAAAGTAGATAGAGATAAAATCCAATTAGTACTAATGTCTTATGGTATTAATTGGGACACTAAACATAAAAAACTTTTAGATTTACAAGATATTGTATATGTTAAAGACAGAAATATGTATCATAGTGAGAGTCTTTTTTACCGTTGGGAACATTTTCTTAAGATAGATTATAAGGATGTTTTAGATGGATATTAATTTAAATAAGATGGGTTTTAATCTTGAAGGTGTACCATTAAATATTCGTCAAAAATTAGAACTTATTTTATTATCATATGATAATATTAATTGGTGTGCTACTAAAAAAAGATTAGATACACATTTACATGAACATGTCTCAATATATATTGAACGAGGTCAGATTTATGCTTCTTGTTCTCCTTTAACTTCATATTTTACAGAATTAAACATAAATGATTTTATTAAAAATCATTAAGGAAATAACATGACACAAACAGTTAGTGTACCAGGTACAGAACATAACTTAGGACGTACTGTAGCAGACTTTATGTATGTAGAAGCTACAGGCAAACCTAAATTAAATAAGCGTTCATATCAAAATAAAATGAACATTGCTTTTAAACAAACAGAAGCTGAATTAAATAAAGACTTAACTAAGTTTTTTCAAGATTCAGGATTAGTCTTAAAACATTTTAAAGTATATCATAGTAGTCATTTACTAAGTAAAGATCTACGTATTGCTAATTTCCGTTCTTTTGCAAATGGTTTAACTTTTATTGTATTTGAATTTGAAAATAATGCACCATTATTCTACTTCACTATTTGCTCTAAAGACGATAACTTTAGTCGATTAGAAGGTCGTGTATATGCTAAACGTAAAGCATTACGTGCATTAACTACTGAAGGTATTGCTGGTCTATTTTCTTATCCTACAGATCCACAATATACATCTAGTATTAATCCATTGAAAATTGGTAATTGGATTGTTAAACATCATATCTTACCAGAAAAAGAAAAGAAAATTGTTCCAGTAAATGCTTTAAAATACCAAGATGAAGAAAAACTTCTAGGTATGGCTAAAGAAGTATTAGGTACTAAATATAAATTAGATCCTTCTACATTTAAACTTACTTCTCAATATATTCGTTTCTATCGTAATAAAACTTTTGCTCATGGTTTAGTTTGTACTCCTGAATGGTTTAAAACACTAGATCAAGAAGGTAAAGAACTCATCTCTAATGGTGGCTATACAGTCTATTCTATGGTAGGTGTTGAAAAAGAAACTGGGAAACGTTTTGCTGTTGTAACTTTTGCTATCTGTTCTAAAGATGAAGCATTTACTAAATCTTATGGACGTAAGCAATGTTTAATCAACTTTATTAAAGATAAAGTTGAAGTGTTCTCTATGGAAAAAGAAGTACCTTCAATGAAAAATGCTTTAATTTCTTTAGCTGAAACTTCTTTACAACATGCTATTAATGTTAAAATTGAACCAAAAGAAGCACCCCCTTTAGTGTCTTAATAGATTAAGGGGATAAACACTATCCCCTTATTTATACTGTAAAGGAATTATACTATGTCTGAAACCAAAATATTCACTATGTTTATAACAAGTGCATTATTAATTGCTTTTTTAATAATTAAAGGTTTTAATTATTTAGATGATAAAAAAGATTATTATGAATTGTTAAAAGAACTAAATAGTGTAGAAGAAACATTAGCTATTTTAAAAGCTAAAAACGAATTGAAACAAATTGAATCAAAACAACCTCAAATTAATAAGTTAGTAGCGTATTGTTTACGTAATGTAACTGAACCTGTTCTTGTTTCAGATATGACTAAATGTAAAGATGATGCAATTAAGTTTTTAGGTTATGATGAATCTTTTACATCTATTAAAAATAAGTCTAATACTCTTGTTAAATTAGATTTAGAAACGTATTTAAAATTAAAGGAAAAGCATGGTTTCTAAAAACATAATATTTACTACTATAGGTGTAATGTTTGTTTTAGTTCTTGTTATTTTAAATAACTCTCTTGTTGAATCTTCAAAAATTAAAGCAGAAGAATTAAAGGCTAAAAAGTATTTATATTCTTCTGCTGAAATTATACATGCTAGAAAAGTTTTAAATGAAATAAAAATAGCAGAAGAAAATAAAGAAATGTATGACCTTTGTTTAACAGACGCTAGAGAGTTTCAAGAAAACAAACAAGCATCTAATATATTTATTAATCAATATTGTAAACAAAGAGTTAGACGTTATTTTGGATTACCTTCTACAGAAGAAGAGTACACAAAATTAAAAGAGATTGCATCAAGACCTTTACCACAATCTATAACGTACAATCAAGAAAAAGATCTCTAATTTTAAGGAGACTTATGTATACTTTTTTTCAGGTTAAAAATTTACAAATCAATGATTTTAATTATTTTTGCTATTCTTTAGGTTATACTTATAAAGTAAAAACTAAAAAAGAAAAAGAAATTTTAGATAAATGTATTAATGCTATGCATAATGCACGATTACTTTATAATATTAATTATAGAAAATATTTTGAAGCAAATCCATGAAAATTTTAGGCGATAAAAGTTACGTTGTGTATAACAAACAAGATTGGCAAAAATTATTACTTATATTATGGCCTCATCTTAATTATAAATTTACTGATCGTTTACTTACTCTTGCAAATGTTAAAAATGCAGTATATATACGTATAGTATTAAATAGTATTGATGGGTTAGATTTTGATGGTTGGGGTCAATTGGCAGATTATGATTCCTATAATCCTTCTACAATTACTAAAATTGATTGTAAAGATGGATTACCAGATTGGATTACTAACTTATGATAGATAATACTATTCTTAATAATTTTCATAATAAAGCTTTTATTATATATACAAATGAAGACTGGTGTAGTTTTTTATTAAAAATAAATCCTTATTTATACAGACCTTTCCATTCAGATTTATTAGAAAGTTTTAATCAATTTTCAAAACCTTTGTATCTTAGAATGTATGTAGATCCAGATGATAATACCTTACGAATTGATGGATGGGATTTATCATCTAATTTTAAACGTTTTAATGACCCTACAAAAATAACTCAAGTTGATTGTAGAGAAGGGTTTCCTGATTGGCTTTTGAAATTATGAAAAATATTACAGAAATAAAAATATTATTAGCTAATAAATCTTTTGTAATAACAAATGAATCAGATTTTTTAAAATTTGTATTAAAGATTTCTCCTTACTTACCTATTGATTCTCAAAACTCTCTAAGTTCTCTTTTAAAAATAGCTAAAGGTAGTTTACCTATTTATTTGCGTTTTAAATCTGGTCTTAGTCCTCTTGTGTACTATGATGGCTGGTCTGAAATGGAAAATTATAATAAATATAATAATCCTAAACATTTTGAAAGAATAGATAATCTAACCCCTTATTTGGAAATGTTATGAAAACACTTATATTATTAGATGATGAAAGAACTTTAAAAGATATTACTTGGGTTAATTATCCCCAATATAAAGAAGTAATTCACTTTAAATTTTTTGAAGAATTTACTAATTTTTGTGATAATGTTTTCGGTGGTTTTCTTGGAACTCCTTTAAATTTTAATAATTTAGATTTTTCTTTTGACCATGATATTCAAAGTTTTGATAAGTATGGTAATGAATGGACAGGGTATAGTTGTTTAAAATATTTATTGGATACTACTTATTTAATAGATCTTGAATCTTTAATATATACTAAAGAAAAAAATAATATTAATAATTCTACTTTTTTCTTTCATACAAAAAATCCTGTAGGAAAAGAAAATATGGAAAAATATTATCAAAATTTTATCAAGTTTATTAATGAAAACTAAACAAGACTTATTAGGAAAATTTTTAATTTGTTATAATGAAGAAGATTGGTATAAGACTGTTTTAATTTTAAGTGTTTATACTAAAACTCCTCTTTGTGATTTTTTTCCAACTTTAAACTGGGATTCTTTAAATAAATACCAATATGTTTATATTAAACTAGATGGTACATTAGGTTATGGAGATTCTAGACATATTGATTTAAAATTTGTAACTGAAAATCTTACAGAAATATGTTTAAAAGATTTTTTTGTAGAATATTAATATGAAAACTAAAAATGATTTAAAAAATACTTTTATTGTTTGTTACAATAAAGAGGATTGGGAAAAGGTTCAATTAATTATTTCCTCGCATATCAGACCTATTGATTTTCCTTGGGAAAGTAGTTCTACATATCAATATATTAATATTAATTACAGATTTGGTTTAGGTTGGGATACTTCTACTGTTAATAATATGGAGTATTATATTAAAGGTCTTAAACAAATTTCTCTAGAAGAACTTTTTAAGGAATTTTAATGGAAGAATTAAAACAACGATATATTTATGCTACTAATGAAAAAGATTGGAATAAATTATTATTAGTTTTAAATTCATACCTTATTGTAGATAGAGAATACTATTGGGAAGGAAGTGAATGTCAGTATATTAGAACTTTAACTAGTATAAAAGATTTTAAATATGGTTGGTGTACTTTAAATGAAATGAAGAATAGAGTTAAAGGACATACTAAACTAGATCTTAATGAATTTTTAACTAAATATTAATAGGTGTTTTATGAAACTTATTTTTTTAATCGCTTTAGGAGTATTAGCAATAATATTCTGTAGTGATTTATTTAATAAAGGCTATACTACAATAGCTCTTGTTGTCCCTTGTGTGTACATTTTATTATGTATGTATTTATATCTTAAAGAAGATGGAAAATCTGATGACTAAAAAGAGTATTGCTCTTATTTCTGCTATTGCTGTTATTGTATTATCACTTATATTTATTCGTACCTTTGGTTATGAACGTGTAGAACCAGGTGAAATTGGTGTATTAGTAGATAACTATGGTAAAGACGTAACTAAAGATTATTCTGTAGTTAGTGGTCGTGTATTAACTATTTTACCAAGTGTTTCTTTATATACCTTACCAGGTTCTGAACAACGAAATACAGAAGACAATGCAAAATTGTATAAAAGTAGTAACAGTATTGAATTTACTGTAAGCCCTACATATTCATATCGTATTGATTCTACTAAAGCAGTAAAAATTGTACGTGAATATAGTAAAGTACTTAAAAATGGTGACAATCTAAAAGTCATTGAAGAAAAATCTTTAGTACCTACTCTTGAAGAAATTATTCGTGAAACTATTAATAATACTTCTTCTGAAGCTTTAATGGCTGAAGGTGGTAATGCAGAATTTAACAATAAAGTTTATGCTCGTGTTAAACAAGTATTTGCTGAACGTGGTTTTATTCTACTTACCTTTAGTACAACTTTAGATTATTCTGAAGGTGTTAAAGAATCTCTGAATGCTCGTAACCAAGCTAAATCTGAAGTAGAAACATTAGATAGTAAAATCAATCAAGCTAAAAAGACTACTGAATTAAAGGAAATTGAAGCTAAGAATACATTGATTTCTAATGAAACTATTACTAAAGAAAAACTTCAACAAGAATTAATTCGTAAATGGGATGGTAAACTTCCTTCAACTTACATTTGTAGTGAAGGTAATAAAAATCCTATGTCTTTAATTCTTAAAGAATAGTAAATACAAGAGAGAGGAATATGAATTTCTTAAACGAACAATTATTAGAAGTATATCCTTATATCTTCTTTATTGATTTAATCATGTTTTTTATTTGGTTAATATGTTTAATATTCCTTTCTCTTGAGTTTTTATTGGAAGATAAAGTATATAATAAACTACCAAATATTATATACTTTATCTTTTTATTTACTTTTATGTATATTTTAAAGAGAGTTATATGGAATTAAAATATAAATATTTTAAAATTGAAAATACAGAACAATTTACTAAAATATTATTGTTATTAAATATGTTTTCAAACTTATCTAAAAGAGATATTACAACATATTTAACAGTAAATAAAGTAACTGCAATTTCAATTTTATATTTTTTTGAAACTAATATCCATTTTGCTCATAACTATTTTCCTGCAGATGATTTTTTAGATTCAACCCTTTTAACAGAATGTACACTAGAAGAGTTATTAACTTATGAACAATGAACAACAAATTGGTCAATTCAATTTACAAGGTATTTTTGAAAAACCTATTTATTGGGTTGCTAAGTTTAAAAATCAACAAGATGTTATTATTAAGACTGCTTCTCATAGTCAAGAAGATTGTCATTTAAAAACAAAAGAAGTTTTTAAATCTACTCCTTATTTACTAGATGAAATAGTAGTTATAGAAGTGGAACTAAGTAATGTCCAGACTAACTAAAAGATGGTGTATTCTTGCAAAAACAAAAGAAGATCTTTTAAAAATACAGTTAATTTTAAATTATTTTAATTTTGAAGTAGATTTTATTGAAAATTTAAATCTACCTGTGTTTATTTATAAAGATAGAGACAGTGATATTATTAATTCTTTAACATGTTATGAACATACTAAAAAGATGTTCTTTAAAACAACTAAAGAATATACTATAGAAGATCTTTTAAAAATAGAGGTTTAATAATATGTACGAAGTTAAAGAAGAAGATTTAAAATTATCTTCTAATTTTCAAAAAGCAAATGAAAAAATTTTGAAAAAGAAAGAAGAAATTATTTTAACTAATAAAAATGAGAATCAAGATACAATTGAAGCTCTTTTATTATTTACTAATAATCTCTCTTACTTTAAAGAGTTAACCAAAGGTCTTTCTTTGTCTTCTAAATATAATTTAATATTTAAAGAACTTAAAAAGAGCTTTCCTAAAGCAAACGATAAATTGTTACATAAACATTTATTTAAACGTGGATATTTATCATATTCAACTTTAAATATATGTAATATTATTTTTAATATTATGTTGTGGGCTGGTTTGTACTTTTTGTTTACAACTTTATTTAATAGTAACTCTCTTTTTGTAAATTTAATTGGTGTTACATGTGGTGTAGTTCTTTCAACAATTTTAATTGATGAATTTATTGTAGATAAAGATTAGTAATTATGTTTAAACTTTTAGGTAAATTAAATAAAACTGAAAAATTTTATGTAGCTTTTAGTGGTGGTAAAGACTCTGTAGCTTTTACTCACTATTTGTTATCTAAAGGTTTTGATATTACATTATTACATTTTCATCATAATCTTTCTCAAGAAGATGAAAATTCATATACTTTTTGTAAACAATTTGCTAAGCAATATAATCTAGAACTTATTGTAGATATACTGAATAAGCAAAAGAATAAACAAGAAAGTCCAGAAGAATATCAAAGAATTTATCGTTATAAGTTCCTTGATAAATTTACTGATGGGCTTATTCTTCTTTGTCATAACTTAAATGATAATGCAGAAACTTGGCAATTTTCTAGTTTACATGGACAGTCTAAACTAATCCCATATAAACGAAACAATTGTATTCGTCCTTTCATGTTAAATTCTTCTGAAACAATTTTAAACTATATTACCTCGAATTCTTTAAGTTTTTATGAAGATCAAACTAATTTAAACTTAAATATTCCTAGAAATTATATTAGACATATTATGATGGAAAATATTTTTAAAATTAATCCAGGATATTTAAACATGATTAAAAAGAAAGTAGTTAAAAAATATGAACGAGAATACTTATGATTTAAACTCTGCATGGTATACTGAGTTATCAAAAAATCCTGTAGAAATAGAAAAAATATTATTAATCCTTGAAGCATTAAAGATTAATAATTATAAACATAATGTTCAAAACTTGTTAACAAAAAAGTGGCTAGGATTATCTCATGGTAAGACTCTTAGTTCATTTACTTCTGGTATAACTCCTGTGGATTTTAAAAATTCTAACTATAATTATATTCCTTTTGAATACTTATTAACATTATGACTACTTATGATTTAAATAAAAAATGGTATACTATTACTCCTGCTTGTGAAGAATTAGATAAATTATTATTAATTTTACATTCTTTTGGTTATAATTTACAAGGAAGAAAGACTACAGAAATGAGTAGAACTACTTGGATAGCTTCTTCTTCAAAACCTATTATTACAACATATGGAGATGGTCTTTCATCAAAAGACTTTAATGCTGCACAATATACTTTTATCCCTATAGATTACTTACTGAGTCTTTAATTATGCATGATTTAAAAGGTTATTGGTTTTCTAGAATAGACGGAAAACTATATGAGCTTTTATTAATATTAGAAGCTCATGATTTTACTTTAGGATTAGACTACAAATATGATGCCCTTAGATATTATTGGATAGCTTATGTTCCTTCACAAACTTCTCTTTTCTTATATGTTGAAAGTGTTTCAGAAGGTTTGTTTAGAAGTGCAGATTATAAATACATCCCAACAGAATATTTACTGAGCTTATAATTATGTATAATTTAAATAAAGATTGGTATACTGAATTACCAACTAATCAAGTAGATCTGTCAAAACTGTTATTAATTTTAAATAGTTATGGTTTTTCTATATTAGCAGAAAAACTAGATACTCATTATCGTTGGTTAGGTAGTGGATCAACAAAAAAACAACTTAGTAGATACACTAAAAATGTTAAAGCAACAGATTTTCAAAATGTAGGTTATGTTCACATACCTTTGGAGTATTTATTATCGCTATGAATTTTCCTCCTTTGTGGTATGTTATATTCTCCTCTGATAAAGAAACTTATACAAAAGTTCGTTTAATATTAAGCTCTTATGGATATATTATAACAGAACATTTAGGGTATGATTCTACTAGTAATTATTTACTAAGGTCTTCTGTCTTACTTAAAAGTAAGTCTACATATGTAACAACAGAATCTGAACAAATTGTTAGCCTATTAACTAAAAATATGTATGTAGAATTAAAAATAGAAGATATTTTAAAATTATGACTATATTAAAAACACCATTTAAAATTGAAGTAGGTAATATAAAAGATGCTATAAAAGTTCTCTTAGTGTTAGAAACTTATGGTTTTAGATTTAATTCTGATGAAAAAATTGGAATACTAGTACCTTCTTTTTTTAGAGATTATCGTGAAATAATTATTTATGTTAATGCTAATAAAAATTACTTAAGTTATTCTAATAAGTATTGGGAATTAGCTCAAGAACCTAAGTATGGGTTACAATACACTGTAGAGGAGTTTTTAAATCATGGTTTCTGATCTTATTTACATTTTAATTTTTATTATTATTTTATTTAGTTCTCTTGGGTTTTATTGTTACTTTAAATATGTCTTTCATCGTTGCACATTAGAAATAATTCAGACAACAAATGTATACCAAAAGAGTAAAGATGAACTACCAATATATAAAAAAATAACACAACAATGTAAAACATGTGGAAAATTAAAGTTTGTTAAAGTATGAGTGTATATAAAAAATTTAAAACTAATACTGTTATAGAAATATCAAATGAAGAAGAAAGTGAAAAACTTCAATTAGTATTATTCTCTCATGGTGTTAACTGGAGAGATAGCGGTTTCTCTTTACTTGATTATGAAGAAGGTTACGACATAGTACTACGTACTCGTGGTAATGGCTCTTGTTTTATGTTATGGAATAGTTGGAAAGCTACTGATTATAATGAAAAAATCTCTTTAGAAAAATTTTTAAAGGAAATAAATTAATGACAATAAATATTAAAAAATTAAAAGAATATGGATTACAACCTGCACTAACCCCTAGTGGAATAGATATACGTGCTCCAGAACGTGTTGACATCCCATCAGGGCAACATTATACAGTTGGTAGTGGGATAGGATTAGACATCCCTGAAGGTTACGTAGGGATCATTTATCCACGTTCTAAGATGTCTTTGAAAAAGAAAAACCAAATCCATGCACAAATTATTCATCATGATCATAAAGATGAAATTCAAATTAATTTGTATAATAGCGGAAAAGATGTATTAGAAATTAAATCTGGTGATTTAGTAGCTCAAATTATAGTCACTAAATGTGAAACTGAGTACTTATTTGATGGATTTATCTAAAAGATATATTAATAATAATTTTAATGAAAAAGATTTATTAAAATTATTTTTAATATTAAAATCGTTTAATGTTAACATTAAATCATATGGGTTTAAACACTTAAAATCTTGGGGAAAAATTCTGTACATTACTCAATATTCAAGTGGGATTCTTTTAGAACATAACCAAACTCCGTATAAACCTTATTCTCAATATACAGAACTTACAATGGAGGAATTATTAGAATATGACTCAAGAAGAATTAATTAATAAATTTTTTTCAACACAAATAACAGAAGAAAATTTACAAAAAATACTTTTAATATTATCTTCTTTTGGAATTTATTGTCCAAAATATCCTAATTATATTTACCAGTATAAATATAATATTATTCGAAGAAATGCTCATGGTAAATTAGTTTTATCTGGAACTAATTATAATCCTTTTAGAAGTTATACTCGTTTATATTTAAAGGATATTATAAAACTATGACTTGTTTATGTATAGAAACATTAACTCAAGATGAAAGAGATAAAGCACAATTAGTTGCAATGTCTCTAGGTTATGCTTGGGCAGATTCTAAGTTTCATAGTCTTTTAAATAAAAGAAAATTTAGTTATATATTCCTTTATTCTGTTTCTCCAGGAAGAACTGACGATGAAAATAAACGTAATATGATAACATGTTCTGATTCTTTTCATGTCAACTCTGGAAGAACAGGTGAACCAGTTCAAATGATCACGTTAGAGAATTTATGTCAATTACCTCCTTTAAAAAAGAATTGACATAAATTGTTAAAGTAATTAATTAAATATTAAAAAGACTAAAAAGACTGAATCTCTAAAAGAAAAACTTAACAAAGTGGATCAAGGAAGTTGAGATTTAGCATAACTATAGGAATTTTAATATGCTAAAAATAAAACAATTAATATTATCATTAATCTTACTACTGAGTACTATGTCACTATCTTCAGTAAGTATGGCAAAAGACATATTTACACAACAAGGTAAAGCTTCTTGGTATGGTGGTAAACATCATGGAAAGAAAACAGCAAGTGGTGTAGCTTATAACATGCATTCAGATACAATCGCTCATAAATCCCTCCCATTCGGAACTAAAGTTGAAATTACCAATTTAGATAATGGTAAAACGACTGTCGGTGTAGTAAGAGACAGAGGACCGTATGTTCATGGTCGAGTAGCTGATGTAAGTTATAAAATAGCTCAAGAAATTGGGTTAGTAAAATCTGGTGTATGTAATGTAAAGATTCAACAAATACAATAAACATACATTAGAATTGGTTTTATACAAAATAAAGTATAGAGTCATCTTTGAAAAAATATAATATTTAATTTTTTACTTTAACATTTTTTATAAGAACAGTTTAAAACTATTTTATGTATTAGTTATATACAGATAGCTATATAAATATAAATGCGAGTACGTGAAATGTGACAAGTACGAAAGTTCGACGAGTAGGAAAGAATAGCAAAGTATCTGAAACCTAGAGATATTTATATAGTTATCTATATATAATTAAATAAGGACTTAATTATGACAACTAAAACACATACCATTGAATCTATTACATCTCAACAAGGTGTATATTTAGATAATATTACTGTTAATGGTAAAAATACTTTAATTGATTTTTATTTAAATTGGCATGATGAGCATGAAAATACTTATCAGTATCAAGATGATGATGAAAACATCATTGCTAATTTAGATATTACTTTACCATTAATTCCTAAAATTTTATCTAAAGGTGTTTTTGAAACAGTAGATAAAATTACTAATCAAAAAATATCTATTCAATTTTACAAATCAGAAAGTTTAAATTTAGAAGAAAAGGAATAAATGATTAACCCTATTAAAAATATAGTACAAGGTGTAATGTCGAATAATGTTGCTACTTATAATACTACAATATTAAAAACATTAAGTTTATTTATCATTACACTCTTAAGTGTATTTGTTACATATTCTTTAATTACACCAACAACAGTTCTTGTCTCTGTTTTACTTAGTGGTATTTTATCAATTATTCTATTGTTATTAACACCTAAGTATTTAAGTTATAAACAAATTGCTTTTCCTATTGCTTTCTTAGAAGGTATAGGGATAGGAGCAATTACTTTTATGATTGAACAAAAAGTACCTGGTGTAGGTATTAAAGCTGTACTTGCTACAATGCTTTCTTTTGTTATTGTTTATGCATTATATGCATTAAAGATAATTAAAGTTACTCCTACTCTTATTAAAGCAACCACTTATGGTTTATATATAGCTTTAATAGGTATTTTTGCTATTTTAATTTTATCTATATTTAAAGTAATAGTACTTACAAGTCTTATTTTAAATATTATATTTGGTTTTACTTTATTGTTAGGTTTATCTTGTTTAATTATAAACTTTCAAGAAGTTTTTACAGCAGTAGAAAATAAAGTACATAAAGATGAAGAATGGGGTTTAGCTATTTCATTACTAATCTCTATTATACTTATTTATGAATCTTTCCTTCGCCTATTTGGTATCAATTTAAATATTGATTAATATTAAGAGTAAATAAAATGTCACAATCTAATAGTGTTCCTTTAGATACACCATATAAGAAAATTTTACGTTTTCTTCTTTCTAATATTTTTAATGTTCGTAATACTAATTTAATTGTTGATTATATTAAAAATAATTTTGAACATTTAACAGAAGATGAAGTTCGACAACTAATTCACTTATCTTCTGTTCAATATAAGCTACGTACAGTTCCATTAGTGCTTGCTATTCTAGCTTTAAAATATAATAAATTAGAAAACCCTAAAGAAGTTTTTTTACAACTTTTAACACAACCTAATTTATTAACAACAGCTTTAAGTATCTATGAACAAGTTAATGGTAATGTAAAACCTTTAGCAGCTTCTTTAAAGAAAGCATTAGCTGAAAAAATTGTTACTTTTAATGATTATTCATTAATAAAAGGTAATGTTACTATTAACAATTTCAAACTATCTGATGTAATTAAGCTTACACATCCTAAAGCAATTTCTAAAGATCAAGAAATTCTTTTTAAACAAATTTTAGATAATGATACTCCTAAATTAGATAATTGGGAAACAGTTGTTTCTAATGCTAAAAATAAACAAGAACGTCAAGTTCAATGGGAACGTTTATTACTAGATGGTAAAGTAACTAATTTAAATCTACTTCGTAATTTAAATAATTTAATTAATAACTCTGTTACTAAAGATCTTATTTTAGAAAAATTATCTAATATTAATTTAGATAAAGTTAATTTATTTCAATTATTAAATGCAACCTTAAATATTGAAAATAAAGCTGTCCTAGATGTTTTAAATAATCTAGTTAATACTCAATCTAAAACTTCTTTAGATGGACGTACACTAATTATTTTAGATATTTCTGGTAGTATGTCTGCTACTATAGATCATAATAAAACTCGTCTTCAAGTTGCTACTATGTTAGCTTTTTACTTAGGACGTATTTGTGAAAATTCTCTAGTAGTATTTACTGCAGGTAATGATGGAACATCTATTGGTAAACATAAAGTTTATACAAAAGATGTTAAAAATATTTCATATACAAACTTCTTTCAAGATACTAAGGCAACAAATTCTGAAATAGGTGCTGGTGGTATCTTTACTCGTCAATGTTTAGAATGGTGTGAATCAAACCTAACAGGGCGTTTTAATCGTACTGTAGTTATTTCTGATTCACATGATTGTGACCGTTATAATAAAGTATCTAGACCATTTACTGCTTACAGTTTCTTACTTAATATTGCAAATACTAGTAATGAAATGGTTACAGATTCTAATTGGTCTTCTGAAATTAATGGTTGGTCTGATAACTTACCATTATTTATTAAAGAATTTGAATCAAATTTTTAGAAGTTTGATTCATAAAAAGTTTTTGAAAATGGTGTAGATAAAAGTTACTTAACTATGAATAACACTTTTATCACCTTTTCCTTTTCAAAATTCAAATATGCTTACTATAGTTTGTTTACTCCTTAAGTTCTATAGTAAGTATATATAAAAGTAGAAAATAGTGTAGATATTAGTTACTTACTTTTGGAAAATAACTAATACTAATATCGCTTAATTCTTTTTCTACTTTTACTTATTATATCATTTCTCTTGATATAATAAGAGAGGAATAATTAGGTCGTTTATTTAATTTTTTAAATCCTTAGATCCCATGATGTTATTCTTCTCTTATTGTATTAATAACTTATTATTATGAATATTTCTTTTGAAAAATATGATATTAAAAAAAATACCTATAACAATAGACATGGAGTTAATTGGTCTTTAGAAGAAGATTTAATGTTAACTGTTAGATGGTTAGATTTAAAATTAAGTCTCCATGATATTGCTAAATTACATAAAAGAAGTTATAAGGCAATCTATTTAAGATTAAAATTAAATAATTTAATTACTGAAAAACTTACTAAAGAACATATTTTAAAAAATAATGCTGAATACTTAAAAGGTGGAAAATATTATGTATACTAATTTAACACAAGAAAATGTAAAAGATTATCGTGCTAAAGGTGCTAACCATTTATTTGGATTATTGTATAATCAGTATCTAGGTCAGATTACTAATGAACGTTTTATTGAAGAAGCTAATCAAATATCAACTTATTTAAATGAATATGTTCGTAATATTTATGAATGTATCCATAAAGAAATCCCAGTATTACTTTATTTAGATATTTTAGATACAGATAATATGGAAGATATTGGATTAGAAGATATTACTAAAGAAGAAGCATTAAAACAAGTTAAAGAAGCTATTCATAATTTCTATTTAGTATGATATATGAATATACTTTTATCTCTTATAGTATTTATCTTTTTTAATTCTTTAACATATCCACTAATAGTTTCTATTGATTTTCCAATTTATTCTTCTATTGTATTAGCATTAATATTAACTATTGTATGTTACCCTTTATATAAAATTGATAAAATCTAAATAGGAAAGATTATGATTAAGTTAAGTTTTAATCCAATAACTTGTGATCAAATATTTGGTTGGGATTGTTTAAAAGAATTATATCCTGACCTTTTAAATACAGGTTTAGAAGTAGTAGAAGAAGATCATCTTTACTATATAGTTAAAGATGGGAAAATAGTAAATGATACTCAATTCTTTACTAAACCCGAAGTAAAAAAACATTGTTACTTATTATATAAATATAATGTAAAACATTGCATGGAAAATAATTTATTTCAAACCCTAGATTTTAATTGTTGGGCTGAAAATAAAGATCATGCTATTGAACAATGTATGGACTTTTATAAAGATATTAAAGAAGGTATTGTCTTATTTGAGGTAGATAAAATCTAATTCTTATGATAGTACCTAAATTAAAAGTTCAAATATTATGTAATGACCCTAAAGGTAAAAGTGGAGTAGGTACTACTTATGGTGTTGAGTTTCATCTTAATACTATTGGTACTGATTATTTTACTTATTCTCTTTTAGATGAAATTGGTCTTACTAAATGCTATAAAAGATATTTAGAAGTTTATGAAATTTTTCAAAGAGAAAAATTAGAATTTGAAACTTATCAAAAATCTTTACATGATCAAGTAGCAAATAAAGTTAAACAAGAACGTCTTTCTAAAGACATTCCTGAAGATATTCTAAAACAAATTAAAACTATATTGCCCCAATTTCAAGATTTAATTTTTGAATATAACAATGGTAAAGAAAAAGCAATTAATAGTGTTGTTGGAAGAATACTTAAACAGTTAAAAGAAAATAATTTTAATATAGATCCTCTTCTTCTTAAAGAAACTATATTAAAATTAATATAAGGATTCTTATGGATAGTGTATTTTGTTTTGTAGGTGTAGTAACTATTTATTGTTTTATTTTTTCTTTAGTTCCTCTTTTAGAAGAAATTGGTTTTGCAATTGCTATAGTTCTGTTTATCCTTCTGACTACCTATCTTTGGAAACATTATGATTTTGTTTTTTATATAGGAATACGATGAAAATTTTAAAAATTAATATGACAATAGGACATTATTGTTCAGGTTGTGGTCAAACTGTTCGTTATTATCCTTGTCCTAACTGTGGGTAATATATGACAGTACAAACTGCAACAAATATAGTAAATAATAAATTAGTAAAATATTTCTCTTCTAAAGATCAATTACATACAAATGAATCTGAAATTAAAAAACATTATTTAAGTAATCGAGTTAAAGGATTATCTTTTAAACTTAATTTATTTGAAAAAGATGAACATTTAGAAATATTTATATCTAAATTAATTTTTTTAATTGAATGTTGTATGTATGCAGATGTTGAAAAAGATACTTTTGATTCTTTTGTAATACATAATGATAAAGGTTTCTTATTTATTAAGAAAGGATTTGATTACAAACAAATTCCATATTTTGATGAATATATTCGTACTCAAAAATTACCTATGATTGATAAATCAGAAGATTGTGATGAATTTCCAGCAATTACTTTTGCTGTATTGTCAAGTGTAATCGAAAAGGTGGTAGTTATATGATTAAATTAAATTTATTTGATTATGATGATAATTCATCTCATACTTTCGAATTTAACTCTATAGAAGAAGTAAAAGAAACTTATAGTTTAACAGATGAAGAATTTTCAGAATTTTTGAAAGGTTATAAGGTTAATCCAGCTCATTCGGATTTCACTTTACACTTAATTCATAAAGATTAATAATAAACACTATATAAAGGTATTAATATAAATCCTCATAGTACTGATGTTTATTATTATATATTAATATACTATAAGTCTTAATTGTAGATAAAGCTCTTTGGATGGATAGACGTATCCATTTATACGTGAATGGGAATTGCTTAATTGCATTGGTAAAACCGGCCTAAGAAATTAGGAAGTTGTTGGTATTGAGGCCAACCGTATAAACAAAGGAATCTCGCGCCTAATCGGGAGTGGTATATTAATATTTTAAAAACTATATATAAAAATTTAAGTTATTTAGGTAATAGAAAGATGCTAACTAAGTAATATCTTATGCTAAAGCGCACCAATCTGTGAGTAATGTATTAGGTCTTGATAATAACAGTAGTAAAATACAAGTGTATTACCATATATAGTTTTTAAGAGCTATCGTCGGCTGTCTAGTAATAGATAAAGGTTATAGTTTCTCGTTAGTCAGTGACTGTTTAGGAGCATTAAGAGAGACCTTGGGATCTCGTTTTCTTTTTAGAAATAATGCTCCCTTAAATTAACCTAAATATATAAATGCTAAGTTAGAAATAATATGGTTTATATAGCTAAGATCATTTAGATCGTATAGTAATGACACTCGAAATAAGAAAACTATAGTAACTTCTTAAAGTAGTTAGAGAAACAAGAATTGTGGTTTCTTGAGATGGTTAATACCTTACCAAGTGAAGTTGGAGGTAAAGAGGTCAAATCTTATAGGAAAACTATAAGGCTTATCTAAGCAAATAGAGGTATAACACGCTCTATTTTAATATTGCATTATTTTAAAGATTATTTCTAATAAGGAGTATTGATTGAAAAAATGTATAACCAATGAAGAAGGATACGGCTTAGGCTGATCTTTTCTTCATTAACTGATGGGGATAATAGTGGGCATAGCTACTCCGTGACAAGTTGAAAAATACTTTGTGCAACCCTGGGAACTTAAGATGTATGACGCATACTTTCGAAGTACAAGAAAAGAAGATCTGTTCGAATCAGATATAGTTTCCTTTTAATTTTTCTTATCCAAAAAGATGAACTTTATTGATCATAAAGACTCTTTTTAGTCTTCGTTTATAGTAGTAATAAAATTATCTACTAGACAAAAGATATAAGAAACTAAATAAAAACTCTAATATTGAATTCTTGAAAGTAACAGACTAAATAGAATATGAGTAAAACAGAGTTAAGCTAGACTATCAATCTAGCTTTTTAGTTACCAATCCAAGATACTGTTAATGCAGATTGGTTTTATTTTACTGAAGAAAATAGCTCATGAACTTTGGTTTATTGGCGATAATTAGAAATCGGTATGAGAGTAATGAGAAACACAACAGACCCATCTGTAGCGTGCTATAGACCGTGTAACTTGTTAATACTTTAATCTTGATATAATTAAAGTTTCAACGTCGTAAATATATTAATATATAATCACAAGAAGCTATATCCAAGTATCTATGACTCCATTAGGTATTACTTGAGATATTCTATGGTGACTTTATTAGTAGTGATAAAGAGAAGTGGAGATGTACCTATAATTACTTATCAACAGTTTAGGCTTCGATTTGTCGTTTAAGGTATTTGAAAGCTTTATAATATTTGGTGAGTTGGATTCGTCACGCTACCCAGTCGAGATATTATAAAGTTCTTACGCCTTCTTTATATATTTTAAAAGACTTTATTTAATGATATTAAATAATAAAGCATGATTATAACTAGACTATGCTTGGTTGGGCATATAAGACATAGAAAGCATAATATCAAATGTTAGTAACATGTAATCAATACAACCATTTTTATTAAAGATATTTGTTTTTACTTGGCAGTCATTTCAGATATCTTTAATAAGTATTTTTATAACAATAAACTAGAACTAAAGATCTTTAGGTTAAATTGAAATATGTAATTACAGTTGGGTTCGAATCCCTATGTCTGGTTGATAGACTGTAATCTATTAAATTATTTGTTTAGTTTATTGTTATAAAAATATACTTAGGTATTGTTACGGTGAAATTTCGTTGACATACGATAAGCAAACATATGTTAGCTCGCAAGGCGCATGTGGTTTAAAAGAAATTGGGATAAAGTAGTTAGGCCACCTATATAAACCCTCTTAAGCCTATGACAGGTCGTGTTGTACAATATAGTACATGAACTTTGTATATTTTTAACTTATTAGGTAACTTTATGATTGTTAATACTTTAAGTACTTTGCCTTTAGTTTTCACTATAGATAATTTCTTTTCAGATTTATCTTGTAAAATGTTAATTAAAGATACTGAAGCTTTAAAATATAAAGATGCCCCTGTTACTATAGATGGTAATAAGGGGATATTTGAAATGAATAAAGATGTTAGAAATAATACTCGTGTTATTCAAGATGATTTAAATTTAGCAGATGCTATCTTTGATCGTTTAAAAGATTATTTACCTAAAACATTTAAAGATGTTTGGGAACTATCACATTTAAATTCTCGTTTTCGTTTTTATAAATATGAAAAAGGTCAAACTTTTAAACCACATATTGATGGTAAATATAAAGAAAACGATATTTGTGAAAGTAAATTAACATTATTAATATATTTATCTGAAAGTTTTACTGGTGGGGAAACAACTTTCTTTGATCAAACTGAAGATAAATTACGATTTAAAATAATTCCTAAATTAGGACAAGTTTTAGTATTTGATCATCATCAATTACATTCAGGTGATCCTATTATAGATGGAGTTAAATATGTATTACGTACTGATGTTATGTATAAATTAAGAAATTAAATGTCAACTCCTATAGAGATTAATATGCAATTTATTGAAATTAAAATAAAAGATATTAGTGAATATCGTGCTAATATTGTTGTAGTTCATTTTTCTTCTTGTGGTATTATACCTTTCAAATGGTATGAAGATCATGAAGCATGGTTGTTTGAACCTCAAGGTGCTCGTTTAAATATCGATCATATTTGGGATAGTAATAATAAAGATATTCTTAGTGTTGGTGTTTTACTACCATCATAATTAACTTATAAATCAACTAGGTATAGATTATTCAGAAATCCGCCCTTAACTGTGGAGTCCTTATCTCAACGATAAGTATCATAGTTGTTTTATCTTTTCCTCTACAATAATTCAAGGTTATTGAATATGTCTGAAAAAACTCCTTTTCAATTAATGCGTGAACAACATCAATCACGTATTCAAGCTCAAAAACAAGCTGCTAATTATCGTGCTTATGCTTTTAAACATGGAATTACTTTTACTACTCAAGCAGATCTTCATGCTAAAATGGCTAAAATTGAAGCTGAACAACAACGTGTAGCACTTGCTCGTAAACAAGAAAAAGAACGTGTTATAGAAGAACGTAAACAACGTATTGCACAACAATCAGTTAGTTATAATCCTTCACCTACTCCAACCTCAGTAACACATGACATTGCTACTAGTCCTTCTTTTACATCTTGTGATGGTGGTGGCACTAGTTCAAGTGATGGTGGTTCTTGTAGTGGTGGCGGTGGTGGCGGATCTTGTGACTAACACTTTTTCGATAGGTATAAAGCATAACTTAGTCCCTCTTTTGACAGATTAAGCTCTTTGCTTTATTTAAGTTAGTACCATACTTAAGTCTTCTCTATAACGTTCCAGAGCCTATTAATATAGTAGACTAAAGGTACTAAAAGTAAAAATAATTAGGAAGTAGGATTAATTATTAATTAAAGTCTTTTACGTGTTCTTTTCTATGACAATTTGCACAAAGAACAATACATTTATCTAATTCTTTTTTAATTTTTTCAAAAGTTAAAGTACTTTTAGATATACTAAAATCTTTTTGACTTGGATCTATATGATGAAAATCATAAATCTGAGGAAATTCTTTGTCAATTAACCCACATTTAAAACAACACCATCCTTTATATTCTAAAGCTTTAATTTTTATATTTTTCCTTCTTAATGTGCTGTATTCTAATCGACATGGTTTACAAGAACTATCATAGTAATACCAAATATTATTGTTTTCTTTTTTAACTTGTTTATAAAAGAAATCAATAGAGAGTATTTCTTTACAAGAGATACATTCTTTTTCTTTGGCATCTATAGCTTTTTGTTTACTTATTTTTAAATACTCAGTATCTCTTTGGATTGTTAAACCATATTTTTTAGCAAAATAGTATAAACTACTTTGTGACTTTTTAGTTTTTTCCATTAGTTGAGTAATAGTTAAACCTTCAATTATTAATTTTTCTATTGTTTCTTTATTTTTTATCATAATTTTTCTCATTAAAATTTTAATTTTTGTTGTGTTACTCTTTAATTTTTATAATTAAAGAGTAACACAAATTATAATATATAAAAAATAATAGTCAAATATTTAATAAATAAGGTTGAATTCCCTTTTAGCGTAATAGCACACTATTTATTTTATTGCTCTATTAGTTTAGCGGTAAAACAGAGGACTCTAAATCCTTATTCTTGAGTTCGAATCTCAAATAGTAGCACCATCATGATTAATAAATTTGTAACATTTAAAATAAATAAACTAATTAAAGTAACTGGACGATGTGTTTCATATACTTGTGACGATTTTGGTAGAATTCAATATCTTCATGTTAAAGTATATGGATTAACATTTAATGTTTATAAAGAACAAATAATAGAAATAAAGGATAACTTATGACTTAGATTTGCAGAAACTGTATTGATAAAACATCTCAAAGAAGTATCTATGGAATACTTAATGCTCAAGGTAAAGTAATTAGATTTACTTTTTCTAAATCCTTAGCATTATTTTTATGTACTTATGATCCCACTTATACTCATAGAAAATTTAGATTTAAAGTTGGTGATATAGCTAACCCAAGTTCTAAAGATTGTGTGTTTGCTATTGTTTCATATACTGGTGCTGTTTTAAGAATGGCTACTACTTATGATAGAGCAGAAGTATTGTGTGATAATAATTATAGATTTGTTTTTGAAGCTAAAATCAAAATGAAATAAATTAATTTATATATGGGTTTTGAAAGTAATTGTATAGTGTAACTCAGTTGGTAGAGTAGTCTTCCCTTTCGGAGGAAAAGTCGCTGGTTCGAGTCCAGTCTTATATGGAGATTAGTAAGAACTCATCTACAAATTAATAAGGTTAATCTCGTGAAATATTTAATATTACCTTTCATTATTTTACTATCTTCTTGTAGACTAGAAAGTAATGTAAGTACAGAATATAAAGAACCACCTGAAACTGTTGAAGAATATTGTGAAAATTATTCTTCCCATTTAGTTGAAGGAAGTAAAAAAGATAATAGTTATCAAGGATGTGTTACAAAATACTCCGATGATTTTGAAAAGGAATAAAATATGCCTAGTCATATAGTATTAAATATAGGTGCAACTTTTTTAGCTATTATTAATACAGCTCTAATTTTGTATTATATTTATGTATCATGTGTTGTAAATATATATTCAACACCTTTATTTATAACACTTATTGGATATATTTTTGCTGGTGTATCTTTAGTCTTTCTTTATTTTACTTGGTTTTTAATTTATAAAATATGGAAAATACCTTATTCAAAAGATTAATTAACACTTTATGGAGATAGCTATAAACATTTGTTCTAGACAATGTAAGCTTTATAGAAGGTAGCTCCTGATTGTCTCCGCCCTACATAGAAGAGATAGCTTAAAAGATGAAAGCAGAGTATTATGCTCAAGATCGAGGTTTGACTCCTTACTCTTCTCCAGAATAATTAGGAATAAATTATGGGATTATTTATATTAGATCGTTCTGATAAACCTAATATTAAAACTCGTTTAGAAACAGCTAAAGAAAATTTAAACTTATTTTTAAAACATAATAAAAGTGATTACAATTATCTTATTACTGATTTTGCTTTAACATATTTAAATGATGTTAAAACTGGATTATCTAAATTAACGAATTGGCATAAAATAGACCCTTCTCAACAAACTATTGATAAATTTTGGGAAGAATTTAAAGAATCAAGTAAACATTCTCAAAGTTGTCATTCAATTTTTGTTTCTGCTTTTCAGTCTGCATTATATGATCATCTAAACGATTTAAATCTAATAGAAAATAGTGGTTCAGATTATATATTAGTAGAAAAAGAAGAATATTATCAAAATATTGTAGTACCTATTAATGACTTTGTTACCCTACGTTCTAATAAACATTTCCCTTCTGGGAAATATACAAATAAAGTAATAGGTTATACTTCTCATCCTGAAACAAAAAAACTTTCTTATGTTTTTGAAGATGATGAAATAACAGAAATTACAAAATGTATTTCTTTAAATGATAAACACATAAAAATATAATAAAGTTTCTAATGATTAAAATGAATTTTAAAACTATACTCTCTACACAATATTGTATTGAACCTATTCAAAAGAATCTTTTTAAATTAGGTTTTACTTGGGAAGATAAAACAACTAAAGTATATCCTTGGAATGAAATTTCTGAGTATTATTTATTTCTTGATATGAAAAATAAAATTTTATATTTAAGATCTAAATATATGAGTATACATACTTTTTTTAAATCTGAAGCTCAATATATTGATTACAGTAATCTTCTTTATGGTTTAGATCGAATCAAAAAATATGATTGGGATCAAAAACAGTATGAGAATATGGTTTACTGGGAAAAAGAAGGCTATAAATATGAAATATAATAAGGCCTCTAATAATTAAAAGGTTAGTTATAATAAATATAGGGTAATTTTAAATGTGGTCAGAATTAATAATGTTTTTTAAAACTATTGATACGAAATTAACTGTATTTGAAAACATTAATACATTATATTATATCGTTAATTTTAATCCTACTTCATTGTACTGCCATTTGTATATAGTATTACAAAAATACTATAATAATTATACATATGATGTAGCAAGAGATGGTAGTTGGATTAAAATTAATAATATTAAATATTATTTTGATAATACTAAAAGCTTAATTGTAAGTTAATGCAGAATAAAAGATCTAGAAGGAATAGGCTAGGTTAATGATAATTGCAATCCCTGTTTGGCTCGAACCCAATATTCTGCCCATATAAAGGTAATAAAATGTGTGTTAAAAAATATGCTGTTTGTGCATTAGTATTAAACAGTGAAGGTCTTATTCTTGGTGTCAGTCGTAAAGATGACCATACTGCTTTTGGTGTTCCTGGTGGTAAAGTAGAAGATAATGAAACAGTAGAAGAAGCACTTCATCGAGAAATGCTAGAAGAAACTGGTTATCATATTATTATAGGGGATGAACTCCCTTTTATTTCTGATGTAGATGGTTATACAACTGCTACATTTAAAGTAAAAATAGATACAGATGCTATTCAATATCAAGTTACTGAAACTGGTGTTGTTAAATATGTATCAAAACAAACCTTATTAGATGGTCCTTTTGGTCAGTATAATAAACAACTTTTTGAATTCTTTAATATTTAATGAATGATTATAAATCAAGAAAAGAAAAAAGAACTAAGTATTTTTATGAACATATTTATAAAAAGAAATTAATACCATGTACAGCATGTAATGGAAGTGGTTGGTATGATAATACTAGAGCTGATGGTTCTAGTATTTCTTGTAGCTCTTGTGACGGAAAAGGAAAATATCGTGAGAATTAATCTTGATGGTTGGGAAATGACTAAAGGTTCTTTCTACAATAAAGAACATGATATAACTATTCATCGTACTTGGGATTATTATTCTAAAAAAGCTTATTGGATATGTAAACATCCAGGATTTAAAACAGAAGATTTTCCTACTGTTTTTGAAGCTATTTTAAAAGTTCAGAGAAGATTCGATGCAAAACATTCTAATAAAAATGGTTAAACTAACATGACGTATGATCAAATAGTAAGTGAATATAAAAAATTAATGGATAATGGTTATAATCCAAATATTATCTTTGTGGAAGTAGATTCTGAAGGGTATATTGTTCAACAACGTGGTCCTGAATTACCATATAAAATAAAACCTGAAGATATTGAATTTAAGAATCCCTCTGTCTAGTATATACAAGCATACATACAGCACTATATTATACGTAATATAGGTTAGTATGGTAGGTCGCTCCTACAAATTATACTGAAGTTTATCAGATCTTCTAAAAACTGCTGCTAAGAGAGAAGCATAGACTAGTCTGGTTCTATGTGGTGATTATTATAGACTTAGAGTATTAATAAATACAATTGGTTATTAATACAATCTATAATCGGGATAACGTAACATAAGACGTTAGGATGTTACAGTTCGTGGGAGCTTTAAGCCACAGTCAAAACCCTTGACTAAACGTGATTGACAGATGGGTGACTTTAATGGGACTTAATTTTGAAAGTAAAATTGTCCTATCTTTTATGGAAAACGACTAAAGGAATTGTAATAATTGTGCACAAATTTTTATATGAACTTATGTGGTCAGTCAGGAAAGAAAAACTTATTATTTTAGAATGCATTCTGTTTAATATAGTTCTATTTTTACTAGGTTCGACTCCTAGGTTTTCCTACTAATTTATTAAAGAGTTTTATTAATGACAAATAAAAAAATAAAAGTTGAAGTTTTTTCTGCTCAAAAATATAAAGATTTAGAAGTTCAAATTAATTCTTGGCTTAAAAATAAACAACCTGAAGAAATAAAAAATATACACTACTCAACTTCTTTAGCAGAAGGACCTCATACTATGTCTAGTATGTACTCTGCTTTAATTACTTACACTACTTATGAGTAATAGAAATGGCAGAAGGGCTAAGCCTAATAAAAAACATAAATTTCATCTAGCAAATAAAATCTGCCCTGTTTGTCAAAACAGTTTAGATAAGTGTGGTATACATGATCATAAAGGTCATGGACATCATAGAATATGTAAAACTTGTAATTATTCTAATTTTTAAAGGATTATAATATGAATTTAAAAGAATATAATTATTGTAAACGACATCATCCTTATGCTTTGTCTCGTTACCTTAATATAAAAATTAATAGAATTACTTCTTATAATCCTGATGCAATGATACATGATGCAGGTACATATCTGCCTAAATCAGATGCTACTTATCACTATTTAAATATTCCTAGATTTATTACATTAAATTATTTAATTTGAGAAAATTATGACTATCTATTCTGAAACTCATCCTACAGAACTCTCAAAAGAATTTTGTGATTCTATGTTTAAAGAACATGGATTATTTAAACCTATTCTTGATCCTGCTACTTCTTTTATGAAAGATACTGAGTATGTGTTTGTAAGAGTTAAAACTTGTGATATTTGTAATAAATTTGATGTAACTAAACTTTGTATGCCAACAAGAAATCAAGAAATCTTTTTAAAGATTTATCATATTTGTTATAACTGTCATTGGGACTTAACTAATTATGCTATTAATCCTAGTACAATAGATTATTGTCGTTTTATTAAAGAAGCTTCTATAAATATCTTAAAGAAAAAAAGTACAGTATTTAACTATGAATAATTTTAAAGATAAATTTGATGGCTGTTTTTTTGGTTCTATTGTAGGTGATGCTTTAGGTATGCCTTATGAATTTAAACATCCATCTATTATTACTTATATTCCAGATATGATTCCTGGTGGTCCTTTTAATCTTCCTAAAGGTTGTTGGACAGATGATACTTCTATGATGCTTTGTTTAGCTGATTCTTTAATTGCTAAAAAAGGTTTTGACCCTCAAGATCAATTATTGAAATATCTTCGTTGGTATCAAGATGGATATAATTCAGCTATTGATGGTTGTTTTGATATTGGTAATCAAACACAAGATTCATTAGAAAGATTTGATAAAGATATTAATTTAGTAGTAGCTCCCCCTACAACTTTTAAAGCTGGTAATGGGGCGTTAATGCGTATTAACCCTATTCCTTTAGTGTATATTAACTTAACAGATTTATTAGAGTATTCTAAAGCTAGTACAATTACTACTCATAATAATGAAACGTGTATTAATTATAGTAATTTATATTGTAATGCTATACGTGATCAATTATTAACAAATCAAAAACTAACAATCAATTCTGCTGGATATGGTAACTGTTCTGGTTATGTAAAAGATTCTTATTATCTTGCCATTGATGCATTTAATAATACTACTTCTTTTGAAGACTGTATGGAATTTGTAATCAAGAAAGGTGGAGATACAGATACTAATGCTTGTATTGCTGGTATGTTAGCTGGAGCTTATTACGGATTAAGTGGTATTCCTTCTGATTGGGTTTCTAGTTTAATTGATGTTAAAGATTTACAAAAAACTTGTGATTCTTTATATAATTTACGTTTGGAATTAAATCAACAATGATTATTGTATATCAAGGTGAAAAGGAAACTCATCCTATAAATTTAGTTGTTGAATATGATTTAAATAAGAGTAACTGTAAAGATGAAAATTCTTATTTAAAACATTTACAAGAATTAGCTAAAGATCATAGTTGGGATAATTTACCTGATTATAAAAAAGCTATTTACAGTTATATAAAAGAAAATTATCCTTACCCTACTATTTTAAATATCTTTTAAAAAGGAAGTAGCATGTTAAGTGCAGCTCAACATCAAGAAATCTTATTTAAAGAAGCTAATGAAAAATTAGCTTCTAGTTTTTACCGTCATTCAGATGACATCGGACAAAACGTTCAAAATTTAGCTAAAGAACCTTTAGTTAAACCTTCATTAACTATAACTTATTTACACTCTGTACGTGAAGTAGTAAATGCTCATAACAAAGTTCTAGCTTTAATTTCACGAAAGAAATCATATTATTCTTATGAAGTTTATCGTAAAGATAATCCTAGTAAGGTTATTGAAACTTTTAAATGTATTAAAAAAGCATATAATTTATCTAATAAATTAAATGAAACAGATGTGCTTGTTGTTACTAAACCTGTGGAATAATTATGCAAGTTCAATATCATCATTTTAAAATAGAATTTTATCGTAGTGGTTTATTTCATGAACTACACGATGCTTGTAAAATAACTCACAAACTATCTGGTGAATCTGTAGAAAGTAATACTGAACCTTATATTTATAATAATAAGTTAAAAGCTTTTCAAGAACTTTTTACTAAATTAAATATAAATCAAAAGTTTCTAATGGATTTTGTCAATCAACCTGATATACCGAATTTTAAATATGCGCTTTAATCTCATTCTTGTTGCACTTGTACTTCTTGTTTCTTTTGTAGTTATTTCTAAATACAAACCAGAACCTAAGCCAATCTTAACCACTGAACAAATTAATAAAGCTTGTGAAGATTATTCACAAAAATCTACAGGTGATAAGCTTAAAGTTAAACAATTATGTATTGATTATAAGCTTTATAATACGAGTAAATAATTATGTTATTTAATGTATTCTTAATAGGTCTTTTTGTTCTTTTTTTAATTTGTTATGTTATTTACAAAGAATCTAAAGACTTATATGACACTAAAGAAGCAACTAAAAAAGCTTTTGTTATTACTTCTTGGAAACCATTTAAAATGGAAAAACAAGATTTTCCTTATGTTGAATTAGTTAAAAGTCCTAATGGAAAATACTATAATAACGCTAGGAAAAAGAAAGAAGTAAAAGTTACTTTTATTTCTGTTTAATAATATCTTCTAGGAAACTAAACATTTCCTAGAAGTTAATTAAAGATGGGTATTTAGCCAAATGTGTGCTAGATATTCATCTTTAATTAATTTTTAAAAGAGAAACCTTAT